CTGCAATTGGTAAAACACTGTATATCCGAGCACAGCAAGGAGGATCAGGAAGCTATACGATTACCTTCCCAGGTGCTGTAACCTTTGGTAGTACACCAAGCTGGAACACCACTGTAGGCAAGATCAACACCTTCGCTATGGTTGCTTACTCCAGCACAGTGATTGAAGCTAACTCAACCAAGTATCCATAATTATGATTGCTGTAACAAAAGAAATGATGTCTCCTACAGAGCTATTATTGGGACCAATTAGTGCACTTCCTTCCAATGCTCCTGTAGGAGCATGGATTACCGTGTATTTCTATAATCATACCGATACTAAACAGGTACAACTGGAATGGTCTCAAAACCAGGTTAGTTGGTCTACTGCTACAATTCCCAATCAGTTTTCCTATTACATCCAAGGTTTAGTGGAGAATCAAACCTACTATATCCGAGCAAAATATGTGGGTACATCCACCTATACAAGTACAATATCTTCAATAGCAACCTAACTCAACTAAGTACCCATAATTTTTTACTATTAAATTATATAACACAATGAATATTGAACTAAATATAACATCGACAAGAATTATTAATGAAGAAGAAGGTTATGTTTTAACAGAACAAGATGCATTAGACTTACAAACTGAATATCAACGAATTTGTGCTTTTTGGTCAAAACTAACCCAAGATGAAATAGATGCCTTAGTAGCAGACAACACAGTAACTACACAAATTGAAACAAATAATAATCAAGCTGCTAGAGGTGCTTATTACACAGGTAGATCTGAATTCAGACAAGTATATGTACACACACTAACGGATCAAGTTTTAATTCTACCAGATGGGTCTACTGCTATAGGCCATGATTGGATTACCATTGAACCTAGTGCTAGTGAAGTATATAATATGCTGGCTTATGGGTTAAATCAATCAGTAGCTGCGCAAACAGCTATTGTTACTGTTAATGGGGGAACATTTCCAGAAGTTTTAGCACCTAAAGTTTAATACTTTCTAAATCATGGTAACTGTACCCTTTAATGCAACTAGATGCCAACGGCATTTACCTGTAGATATTTGGGGAGGGTTAGAAAAAAGGGATCAGTTTATTCTCCTGGATGATTTAGAAGTAGAATTACCAGATCAAAGATGGATTATTATTCCTAAAGGATTTGTATCGGATGGGGCTAGTATTCCTCCTTTACTTTGGAGCATCCTCCCATTTTTTGACAATCGAATTGAAATTGTTTGGGTGCTACATGATTATTTGTATATCCACTGGGAAAAAACACAAATTATAACAACTAACCCAAGACTTTATGCAGATAAAGTAATGTATACAATGAGCAAACAATATGATCCTGCTAAATTATTCAGGCATAAACTTTATTACATGGGAGTACGATTAGGAGGGAAAGCCAACTGGGAAAAATTTCGAAAAATAGCACAACTATAACATCAATATGATTCACATACAGAAAGAAATGATGCAAATAGCCTTTGTTCCTACAGCAAATATTGATTCAATGAATGTATATGGTTGGGCTCCAGGTTCTGGATCACGATCTGTTAGTTTTTCTAATACGTCAACAGGAAATGCAAATCAGTATGAGCATGTTATTAATGGAACTAGTTATGGAGTTAAATCAGGTTCTGGTGGGGTAACAACTATAACACTTAATGTGCCTAGTAGTTTTACTTTTGTAGCAAGAGTATTTTATAATGGTACACTATTACAAAGTAAAACATATAGTGGTAATTTAACTCCCTATTAGACAGACCGTTACTCTAATAACCAAAACTAATTAGTTAGAAGACCTTTATAGTTTCTTATTGTAGCTTTGATTAGTAATCACCTACCTCACTCCCCAACCAAACAATCGAGTTTGAGTCTGTAGGTGGTTACCTCTTTTATTCTGGTTTACTTAACATTATGGAAAAAACAATTGACTATTCAGAATTTAGACAGTCCTTAGAGTGGAACCCACAAGATGACTTTTTGATAAAAGGATACGAACTTCAAACCTTAGTTGATATAGCTAATTTATTCAGACCCTTTATACAATCTGTAGATAGTGTAGTCCAAAAAAGTGTAGTAGATGGTAAAATTACAGCTATCTTTTATGATAAAGATGGCAATAAGATTGACCCTGAACAAACACAAGCGTTGCTTAACCTAGTTAAAGAGCAGCTAGGACAACGAACCTAAATAAAAAAAAGTGTAGGGGAAGGTTTGTAATTAGGCCTTCCCTTTTTTATACTTACCAAGTAGTTCAATAAGATCAATATCCAATACCTCAATAACTGTAGTACTTTGTTTGTTTAGGAACTCAGTAGACAGTTCTGTTTTTAGTTGATAAGCTTTTGTTCTACAAGTAAAGAAACTTCGGTTAAACGTTGTACTTACTCTTTCTACAGCTTTGGCATCAATTTTAAATACTTGAGTTGAATCTTGATAAATGCATTGCTTTAGGGCATGCAACTCCTCCTGAGAGAATGGATTGTGTTTAGGTCCAATCTTACGTGTCATACTGTTGAGCTTCTAGGCAGTTGTAGACTACAAAGCTAATCAATAAGCATGAACATGGTATATTAAAAACACAACCATACTCATACTTATTGATTATCAACAGATTACACAGCAATCAAACTACTAGCATCTACTGAGATTATCAAGTTCCCTTCTTTAATTTCCAATTTCTCTATGGGTAAGTGAAACTGCAAGGGCTTGACAGATGGCTGTATCTGGGGTACTATTGGTAACTGTTGACCTTCAAGTTTGACTCTAAGCTTATCTGCTTTAATTCTACACCCATTAAAACTCCTGTTTAGTTTAAGGGCAACATTTTTAACTAGATCCTGCTTAACAGATAACTGACCAATAGAATTTCTTACAATACATTTTTGAAGTTCATTCACTTCTGCTTTAGACCAATAGTTCCGATTCAGTGTTTTAGTACTCATGGTTGATTTTTTAAAGAAAATAATCTCTTTCATAGTAAATAAAAAACCCAGGTTATTAGCCTGGGTATATACATAAACTTAAGTAGTTGCTTTAATAAGCGTTACATTGTTGTTAGTTGCTGGGCTGGTTTCAAAAATAGAATACCATTATCCCAATCAATTCCAGGAATAACCGCATCCACTTCTACATGAGGTTTAGCTCTGGCAAAGAAAGGTTTATCTGCTTTTTCAACTGGGATAGCTACTTTGAACTTTCGATCAGTAGGAAGTTTTTGTAGGGCTTCAATAAGCTCTAGATGATCCATATTAGATTTAGTTTAGTAATGTTTATCACCAGGTAAAGCACCAATTCTAGGATTGCTTCCATACTTGGTAGTTTCTCTTAAAACCCTAAGCAATTTGACTTCTACAGTTCTGTACTGTGCTGCTTTTTCATAATCTCGTTCTTTCACAAAATCTCTTTTATAAGCTGTAGCTTTTAGCAACTCAATAAGTACATCTTGATCAGAATACTCAGGGTCAGCGTTAACTATTTTTACTTCCATTAGAATTCATGAAAGGATCTTTCACCTTGCCGATAATAAGTACCACCAATAAATGTGTAGTCTAGCTTACTATTTTCAAACCAAAAATGGATATAATGTCTCCGACTATTTGGTTTAAACCATTTGCAATTTGACCTTGCTTGCCACACCTTGATTACTAGATAATCATCATCGGGAGTTCTTATCCTTTCAAAACTAATTCCATTACTATCCAGGTAGGCAATCAGCTTCTCTAAATCGGTCATATCATATTGTACTGGCAGCAGTTTCCAAGTCCACTACTTCCTTGTCTAACTGCTTAGATTCCCATTCCAGGAACTTAAAGCTCTTCATCTTGTAGATGTTACAAATACCTGCTATATCCTGTCTGATACAGATTCCTTCATCAGGAAGGCCATCTGCCAGTTCATATTCTAGGTATTTGTCACATAGAGCTACACCAAAGTTAGCAGCCCAATCAGCATTGATTTTTAGTTCAGGAAATAAATCCTTAACCAGCCCTGAATACAGCTCAGGTACAGTAAGTAGCCTATTAGCTTCACAGAAAGCTTTTACCTGTTCCCAGCTGTATTCCACTACTAATCCATCTGGACTAGTCATAGTAATTCGGTAAACAACAAAAACACACTCAAAAGGTTTCATGCCATACGTGTAAGGTTCAGCAATGTGATTACCTGCTGGAGTGTAACCTAAAACCTCCCCATAAATAGAAATACCAGGAGTTAATACTGACTTATATTCCTCGAACACTGACCCATATACGTTGTCATTTTGAGCACCCAAATATTGATTGTCATAATCATTAAGTACTTTTCGTCGAGAAGCATACATTTTCTTATACCTAACATTAGATATTCTTGCTAGATCAAGGTTATCAAGAAGTTTTTCAAACCAGGAGAGCTTCCGGTCACACAGCAAATTTGATAGAATGACACTGGTGCCATGCAATTTCTGTGTAATAGTGATAAAACTGTTGGGTCCAAGCTCATTGATCCTACTTCCCAAGAATGGTGTATTGAAGTGGAATCTGAATTGGTCAGGTAAGAGCAAAGAGTTACTGTCTGTTGTTCTGATGGTTCTTTCTGGTGCTGGCTTAACTGGTTTATCGCGTGTTCTAGGGACATACTTGGTACAAATCTCAGTGTTGACAATACAATCAAACTCCAGCCCATTCCATTCTTTCTTCAGTTGTTTAGCATTGTCAGCCATTTCCAGATGATATTTTTCCAATTGCAACTCATTCAAGGTTACAGCAAGTACATCATCTAGTTTAACTAAGAAACCATAGCTAGGCTGTTGTCTAATCTTCAATGCTTTGACTCTACCCGTATGTTCAAAGAAACCAGTCTTAGAGCTATCAGCATTCAGTGTAGAGTCTTTAAACAGGTTTAGCTCACCTAGTAAGTCTTTATCAATTTGGCTTTCTAGGGGAAAGTAAACCATCAAGTCTCCTTTCTTGGCATAGTCTTTAGTTAACCAAACTGGTTGGTTATTGACTAGCCAGCCTTTAAGGTTCTTAGCTGATGGATGCGTTATAAACTGATCCAATGCAATCACCTTAGCCACATAGTTAGGACTATAGGTGTCACTCAACGAAAACAGATTAGTTATCATTTGTTTTACTGTAAAAATTTGCAATACCTAAAAACAGCTTTGGTAAGCCTTTCAAGCGTGATTCCTGGCATCTCACTGGATTCATATAGGTTAGTTGAGTGTTTGTTTACACGTATATAGCCAGCAGGGTTACCACATTTGTACACATGCTCTGATAATGGTAGTTTATTACCAGAAAGCTTATCAAAATCAAAGCCCCAACCAATAGAGAATGGATAGTTGTTATCAGTTGGGACACCTACCATTAATACTGGAGGATTCAACTTAAATTTCACTTGGTTAGCCTCTAAGAAATACCATTTACGAACTATTTGTTCACTAAATTCAAAACCTAGAGACTCAATAAATGCTACTAGTACTTGTTTATTATCCATAGGAATCAGATTAGTTTTTTATTGGTTACCATCATTAATAAGCCATTAAGTAGCTTAGTTGGGTCTTCATACAAACCTCCATATTCACAGCCATCTATAGTCCTCATATCTAGTCTGTAAAGTTGAAGTAAACTAGCTGGAGTAGGTAGTCTTATCTCAACATACTTGGTATCAACTAATGAAATGAATTTGTATTGATTAGGGTTAGTTAATCGCCAATACGCATAGAAAGTTGTGTTGTGGTTAATTAGCTCAAAGCCTAATTGCGTTAGTGCATCAATTAATTGCTCTCTTTCCATGCTCTAGTAATTCAATTACCCTAGTGAGGAGATTACTATAATTACCTGGCTCAAACATTTCATGTTTATAACCAGTTTTACTATTTACTTCTTTAAAGTATAGACTAAGTGTAAGTTTCTGTTCCTTTTCAGAAATAGGCACCTTAATAAAAGCATCTTTAATAGTTTGGTTTGTTGACCACTTCATCTCTATTACTTCCAAATCAAACCATTCTACAACGTCATAAAACTTACAATCTTTCACAAAGCCATATTGGAGTAATTTATCTATTAACACTTCTCTTGTCATGTCTTACTAATTTAAAAAGGGCAGGTAATACTTTTTCATAAGCACCAATTCCTAACGTTAATTGCTTGTACCTGCCAGGATCATTACTTGTAAGATAATAGATAATAAGTGACTCAGTTTTCTCAAAAGTTTTAGTGGGTATTCTAATTTCAATATGAGTTACCCAGTGGCTATTCATCCATTTTGCATTGACTTCTTCCAGAACAAGCCAATCAGCTAATGTACTTGGCTGATCTTGTTTAAGTCCAAGTTGTGTCAACTGAAAAATCAAGTTTGATCTAAGCATGAGATTAGTAAAACACTTTAAAATTTGAGATATTATTTTCAGTCAAAGCTTTTATTAACATACCAAAAGCTATTTCTGGCTTTTGTGTTGCAAACTTTAGTCCACCCTTACTACTGCCTCTAAAAAGATATACCTGAAATTCTTCTAAAGTTCTACTATATCTAAAAGATACTTCTTCAAAGTCTTTTAGGGTAGCCCATTTATGGTGTTGAGGATAAATACACCACCAAGTAGTGGTTAATTCTTCTTTGTGGAAGCCGAGTAATTGTAATTCTTTTTCGTAGGGATTTACTACTTGGTGGTGCATAGGTTATTTAGCTTTTCCAGCTTGTTGTTTTAGATTGTTAATGCCTACATTAAGGGTATGATTAGCTGCACTTAGTTTTTTATTCTTTTCCATAAGTGCATCATTCTGCTCTCTTAATGCCTGAACTTTTTTAGCTTTAGCTGAATTGTCTTCCTTTAATTTAGAGACTTCTTGTTCTAAACCTGTTACTTGCTTGAGCAAGAACTTATTGTGTTTAGTCATCAGCTTAAACTTGACTGGCAAGGGTAATTCGTGGAAGCTACTCATACATCACAATGTTCTAATGATTCTAGCAAATGCTGCTGAAGTAGTGCATTTAATCCTTCAAGTGTTTTTACTCTATCCTTTAGAGATCTAACCTGGGTAATAAGCTTTTCATTTTTAGTCTCTAAGGCTTTATTCTGCTCTCTTAGCTTACCTATTCTGGCTTCCTGCATTTCAATTAATTGCAGATTTTCCAGCACTGATTTGTGGTTAAACATAACGCTGGTCAGTGAGTTAGGTTTGCAAAATGGCTGTAGCCAATGAATCTAGATCTTTATCTGGCAACTTGTTGAACCAGTCAATAAATCCATTTTCTAAAGACTTGATAAGCATAGGCTTTGTTACTGCACCATATCTTAATTCTTCTAGTACAGACAAAGCAACCCCCTTGTACTCAAAACCAGGAGCACCCTTGGCTATTAATCCCAAGGGGTCATGGTGATCCAGGAGATAGTTTAGTTTGTTGTAATCCAGCATATTACACTTAGAAATCTATTACGTTTTCCATTTTCATTGTCAGGCAGTAACATCTTTTCCGGCAAGGATAGTATCCGGATCTACAACTTCTATATCAATGTCAACATAAGTCATTGTAATTGTTTTAGTGTCCGCATTCTTAGCAGCCCACTCTAAAGCAGCATCCCAACCTGACTGATAAGAAAATCTGTTTTGACTGGCACAAGCAGAAATACTGTTTTCACGTACATATTCTAATGCCAGCTTTTCTTTTAGCTTCATTGTTTGTTGTTTAGTAATTCATTTTTTATTAAAAATTTTTTACACTCATCAATAGCATTCAATAAATCTTCATCAGTTTCAATGCTATCCTGAAACCACAGGAATCCTGTACAATTATCATCTGAATACCGATTATTCCAGCAACTATACTGTTTTACTAAATATGAATGAGGTGAATCATGTTCTGCACCTACAACCTCATAACTTAGTAACAAAGAGGTTGGAGTATCATGTTCTAATTTAAAATCAAACCAAACTCCTTCAATTTGAACTTGAGGTGGTAATTCTTTTAGTTTTTCTACTATCATAACTCAATTCGGGGTAATGAAGATACACTATAACCTTGAAGTTGATGTGTTAAACGAATAATTTCTGCAAATGCTCTTTGTTTAGCATCAAACATACCAAAAGGCCATGCTGAAATATCTCCATTTTGATGGTTAATGTAAATTTTTTGAGAGTTATAAATAACATAATAACCCTCTAACTGCTTCTGTAGTATCTGAATACGTACATGATTTAGCTGATTTTCATTATGTATTAACCCAATTGATTTACCTTCAGGTGTAAAGAGTTCTACAGTAGTTCCCCAAATATCTTGCGGAGGAATTACAACTCGATTTTCCATAGTTATAAAAAACATAGGTGGTTCGGATTACTCCTCCCCACCTTTATTATGTTAGTTAATCAAATACAGCCCGAATGTCATTGTCAAAAGGAGAATACTCAATCTGGTTAAAGGTGAAGTATTTCCCAGCAGTAAGCACCATGTTGCCATGCTTCTGATCTGTTTCATCTGGCCCATCATGCCTGACTACTCCAGTACCTTTTAAAAGCAGCTCAATAGCTCCTTCATGTTGTTGATAAGCAAAGTCCTTTGTACATTCCAGGGTATGGGAGTTCAATCCTTCTCCTTGAAGCAGGACTAGTTTTTTAGCTTTGTTCATTGGATAAATTAAGATTAAAAACACGCATTAAACAATTTCAGCAATTTAGTTGCTTCATTTTTTGACAACATTACTTTTGAATGTTTATTATAAAAAGACATCCATTCACTAACCACTTTGTTGGTTTTCCACGCTTCAAAATAAGATACAATTGTATTTTCAAAGAGTTTGAAATTAAGTGTATCAGTTTTTTCTTCAGAAGTGTTTAACCAATTAAATAGTTTATTCCTAAACCGCTCACAGCCTTTGTAACCCCCATCTTGCCATTTCCCACCTTCAAAATAATGATTAATAAACATCAAATACATTCTAAGAAGTTGTGGATCATAGCCTAAAGGACTAATCACATTCCCTTTTGACTTTGACATTTTTTCACCATCTGGGCCTAAAATCATACCTTGGTGTATGACCTTTTTAAAAGGCTCATCAAAATCAATATAACCAATATCATACAAGAATTTACAAATAAATCTTGAATAAATTAAATGCATACAGGCATGCTCTGGGCCACCAACATATACATCTACAGGTCTTGATTTATCATACTCAATAGTATAAAAAGAGCTATCTACAAATGTATCCAATGTGTCTAACTCTCCTTCTATTGGAATAGAGCAACCCCATGTACGCTGTCTGGATACACACCAATCAGTTAGTTTATAGTTTGTAGCTTTCTTAATAAAACTATACTGTTGATAATCAGTTAGTATCCTTTTATCATTAGAAAATCCTATTCCATGCCTGTTGGCAAAAGAAGCATCTCTACTGTCATCATTAGGTACTCCCATAACATATTGTGTACCATACCCTTCAATTACATATTCAGCTGTGTAAACGGGTATTTGATTACCTTTAATGAGTGGGTGTTCACAATAACCAATAAACTTTTCTATACCATCTTCTTCTAAAGCTGTTACAATAAAAGCAACATCCAATAAAGTTTCTGGTTTAGTAGTAAAGCAAGTAATACCACTTCCGAAATCAATATTATAGCCTTCACTTTTACCAATCCAATTAATCTGTTGTTTTTTTGTAGATATTGGATAATCCACTTTATCCAGATCAGACAGTAATCGTTCAGCATAATCTGTAATTTTAAAGAACCATTGATTTAGTTCTTTTTTTAGTACAGCAGTGCCACATCTATCACAGGTTTCATTCTTAACTTGCTCTCTAGCTAATACTGTTTGACAAGAAGGGCAGTAATTTTCTTTTCTAATAGCTTTATAAGCTAAACCATGTGATAATAATTCATTAAATAGCCATTGGGTTCTTTGTTGATACGCTTCTGAATGGGTAGACAATTTAGTTTGAAATCCAGTACTCATTCGAAGCATCTCATTCTCAAAATTAAGAATATTGGCTTCAGTAATTTCTTTGGGGTTACCTCCAACAAGCTTTGCATAGTTTTCAGCCGGTAATCCAAAAGAGTCATAACCAAAAGGTTGAAATACAGTATGGCCTAAGTACTTTTGAATTTTACAATAGCTGTCTACAATGGCATAATTATACCAATGCCCTATGTGTAATCCATATCCACTTGGATATGGAAACATTACTGTAATGTACTTATCCATATTATTACGATTCAGCAACTAACTTCTCTTTGTATTGATCGGCAGTAAGGTGATACCACTTGTCTTGAGGAAGTAATCCTGTACTAGGATCAACTTCAACTAGAAGCAAATCACCCTGTCGTTTAATACTTTTTACCTTTTCCCAGGGAACACCAATACGGAATGTCCAGGCAATAGCTTCTACAGCTTTGGCTGGTCTCATCATTGCATTCCTGTACGCCCAGGATCTCCAATGACTCTTTGATTCTCCTTCTTCGTAGAAAGCATTTCTATCCACAAAAATCCAGTATTCTCTACCTGTTGAAGTACACCAACACCTTACCAGATATAAAACACCATTACCATCTTGATAGACAACTGGTTTTAATAATACAGAAGCAAGAACACTATATAATTCATACGTATCCTCAATAGTTTCTGTGTATGGTTTGTTGTCAGCATCCCATTTGGTATTGGTTTTAATCAGTGTTTCCTTATCTACTAAGGTTAGTTTATCCTTGATCTCATTGATGTACGTAGCTGGATTCAAACAAGTAAATAGAGCCCTTCTTTTCTCTATATTGTCTTGCTGTAGAATATCTGAAAAACCATAAGGCTGTATTAAATCCCAGGATTCAGCCATCAATTCCCAAAGATCAAGAAGGATTCTATCAACAGCTTGATTCTTTTGATACAGCTCCAGAGCCTGATATTTAGTTTTCATGGCTCTCATGTACTCCGTTAAGCCAAAATTGTTAACTCCATTGAGTACAAACGTTAGTGTATGCAGGTTGTTGGTCATAATTACCAGTAACTAGTAGTTTTCAGATTCATTGTCTTATTAGAAATTTCAATCTCATGATAAATCTCTTTATCTGCTACTTGACCAATTTCCAACTTGATAGGCTCAGTTACCATAAAGTTAGTGTCGACATACAACCTACAACCATCACTGTATTCATAGTCATTGAGTAAGGTTATCAATTGATCTTTTAGACTGTTTTCAAGGCTGATAAACTGAGTAAACCAGGGACCATTTTTAATGTTAACTCGAACTCTAATTGTATCATCAGGGTCATAGTCATCAGTAATACGAGCATATACATTCACACTATCAATGAGGCCAGCATAAGGTTCCTCAATAAAGTCTAGTATTCGTAGCTCATGAGTAGCTATGGTTTCCTGATTTTCTTCATCATACTCATTTCCAGAAAGGATTACTTTAGATTGGTGTTCATCATATCGGATAGTACCATCACTAGAGAAATCACCAGCCCAACTACCATAAGCTAAAAGCTGTTCACATTCATATTCCAGATAGTTTTGGACAGCTTGTCTAACTTTCTCATCTATCTCAGGGTGTTCTTCTAATTCAATAGTACAACCACCACTATCATTGCCCCCATTCCAATTTCCAGATAGCTCACATTTGCTGAGCACATCCTTCAGATTCACTTTGATTGTCTGAGGTTTCTCTTCTGTTACCATTTTCTACTTCTTTTAACCAATGTAATTCTCTTGGGTCTGGATGATTAATCCAGGATTCTTTTGTTTCAAATGTTATACATCTTAGCCAATCAGCTGGAGCAGGAGCTTTGCCATTATGGTCTTCCTTGAGGTGTTCAATCAATACATCTCTTACCGAGAGTACACCTCCAGTTTTAGTATTAGGAACAGTATCCCCAAGCAGGTCCACCACTACACTAATAAACCAGAGATTATGAGAGAACATTCTATGTTGCCACTGAGGAAAATACAGCTTACTACTATCCATTAGTTTATGGAGCTTTAAGGTATCTTCTACATGGCAATTAAACTTCCTGGCTGATATCTTGGCGTGATCCAGGTAAAACATGCTAGAGGTGTTTTTGAGCTTTGTAGGCTTTTTCTTCTTCTCTTAATCGTCTTATTTCAGCTCTAAAGGAAGCTAGTAAACCATCTTTTCGGTCTTCAAACTCCTTTAGTTTGGCTGCATGTTCTGTATACACTACCTCTTCTTCAGGAGTAAGATTAGAAATAGTAGCTCCTTGAAGGTAATAAGTCCGGTGATCAAAATCAGGTTGAAAACTTAAATGAGTTTGTCCTTTAGTTTTTAATTCATCCAGGACTCGCTGCATTTCCTCTACACTGATAAATGGAAAGATGAGATCATAATACTTACCTCCCTGAATAACTTCTGAATTCTCAGCTGGAGTAAACAAAGCCGGTGTAATAAGATCACCCAATTCAATTTTTACATACATAGCACTACTAACGGATGTATTTATACGTTAATAAAATAAGGCATCAAATTCACAGGTCGGTAGTTGATGGACTTTAATACTTTACCATCTTCTTCCCTATACACAATCCAATATTTCCCATGTTGCTGAATATAAGTAGGTACATTCTTAGCAGCATACATTGTCTGAGTTAGCTTAGCTTCATCTAAAGAAACACAAGCTTTAGTCATGTTACTCGCATGTACATCATCAAAAGCTGGATCAAATACATGCTGGAAGCCAAACTCCAGCACAGTACCTTTAAGAATGTATTCTATGTCACATAACGCATCCAATACTTCTACTTGATTCTTACTTTGGATAGCTGTTTGCAGTTCATTTAATTCCTCCTGCAACAAGCTTAATCTAAGTAAAGCCCTACTGGGATCAATGTGACCTACTTGGTCTTCAATAGGATGATTAAATGTTTGATGAAATTCGGCAACTTGTTCTAATTGAGTCATGATGGAGTTACTATTTGAATTCTACCTTCTTCATCTGCACCAAATTCTTCCTGGGCAAATTTGATAGCCTCTTCTTTTGATGTAAATGTGTCCACATTTACCCATTCCTCTCTATCCAATTGAGGAATATCAACATAGTACTTAATCTCTTCTTCCATACTTTTATTCAGGAATATGTCTAGCCAAAAACTCAGATGTAACTTCTACATGAGACATATCTTTTACTGAAGCTTTGACAATAACCTCTACTTCTTCTTTGGTATAAAGCCTCTTTCCCTGCTCAACATTAGAGAGTAAGATAGATAAGTCTATTAGCTTAACATAAGGCTGGGTAAAGAACAGATTTACAAAGGAAAACAATGTATCTAGTTGAAAATCCCTTTCATAGGTTACCACCTCTGTATCAACGGATAGCGAAGACTTCACAGGAAGTTGGTTTTCTCTTAATTTTTCAGCTCGTTCATAGATATGCTTATTGGCAGTTAGTAGCTTATCCAGTAAGTTCTTATTATAAGACTTATACCAAGCATTATCTTCCTTAAATAGCTTACCAGCTATGTGCAATAAATAAGAACAAACCAGGGCAATTCCATATGCCCTAGTCAGTCTATTCTTCTCTTTAAGCGTTTGTTCCATGCCTACTTAAAAATAGAGCTTGTTGTAAAATCAAATAATTTAGTAAATCGGTGAATTTCTCCTTAACCATAGCTTCACTAGCCACTTTACCAGCTTTTAAATCTTGTAGCATATCCCGGTAACTGATCCAATGTTTAAGCATAAAGCCATCCAGAATTTCTTCAGGTAACTCTCCACTAATCTTTGCTCCTACATCAAAATTGTGCATCATATTATTACCTCTTGAGTACTCTTTATTCTTAGTCCCTAAGGTCTGTTGAATACTTTGTAAACAACTCTGTAAATAGGCACTAAACTGCTCTGGATCTCTCAGATTGTAATCTGACTTAACAGGAACAGTAGCTGGCACCACAAAAGTAGGAGTAGCTTGCGTAGTTAATGTACTATTGGTTGTTACACTGTGAGTGGCTACAGAAGGAGCACCTCCATTCAAATAACTTAGGTAATCTTTGGTTACTGGAGCAAAATACTCTCCACTAAAAGGTGCTGAATACACTGGATTCTTAGTACCAATGTTGATAAACTCAGGGTTGCTATCCAGGACATAAAACACTTTTTTATTAACTACAATAAAGGTGAATCTCTTTACTTCATTCTTAAAGAGTTTAACCATATTGGAAGTTCTGTTGTAGTGTCTGTTGTCAATCAAATTATAGTTAAACACTACAGTTTGATACTGGCTGATACACTCCCTAAACTCCTCTTTTCCAATTGCCTCTGCATCAATCAGCATACATAATACTTGTTAGTTGAGAAAATTCTTTAAACACATTGCTTGTAATTGATTGGTTATTTCTGGCATAATAAGCCGGGTGATATTCTTCCAGAATAGTGTGCCTGGGGGCAATCAATTGTTTAAATCCCTGAGCTTCCTTACCCCACAAAACCCACACAAAATCAGATTTGCTATTTAACTCATCAATAACCACCTCAATAAAAGGTCTCCATAAAGTAAGATGAGACCTAGGATCATCAGTAGTTGTTAAAGCACAGTTGAGTAGCAAGAGTCCTTGATGAATCAGATTACTCAAATCATTAGGTAAACTCCATCTGAAATCCAGCTTATACGATGACCTAATTCCATTTTCGAGTACAGCTAGAGAAGCTGGTTTACGTTTCTCATAGGTAGCAAAAGCAAAACCATTAGCCAGATTAGGTTGATTGTAAGGGGATAACCCTAGCCAACATCCTTTTAATTGGTCAAAATCAGTCAAAAAAGCATTGAGTATTTGATAATGAGCTGGATAAACAGCTTGATGTTCTCTGGCTTTTTTAGACTGGTAAATGATCTGTTTAAACTCAGAAGTATACAAATAGGCTTTTAACCTGTTGTACCAACTAGGATGCAACCGTTTTGATAGCTCTGCTGTGTAAGGATCAAGTTGTACTTCATAATTGACATCAAAGGGAAGATTAATAGATGGGTGTTCAGTGGGTTTCAGGTGATCTGTTAACCACTGGCACGAATATACACAGGTTTTGTTTTGTATTGGATCAACCAATAACACAGATTGATTACTAGAGATGGCTTTTGTTAGTTTACTATACGATAAAGCTGTCCAGTAATTACCAATGGCCTCTCCCCTAATCATTTCTGCCTGACTAATATCAATCATTAGAAAAGCTTCTGATGTAATAGATCATCAGGAATAATTAACTTGAACACACTAAGCGGCCAACAAATAGCCTCATTGAAAATCTTAAGTAAATCCCCTACTGTAACTCGCCTAGTGCGAGATTTAACCAGATAGGCATAATACAGGGCAAACACAATACCAACAGCTACATACCAAAACATATTAAGAAACAGAAATGTAAGCAAGTACGTCATTCAGGGTAGCCAGCACATAGGTATTAGGTTCAATGTACCAGTTTTCTTTAAGAAATTCTTCCTGATCCAATTGAAAGTAAGTAGCAATGAATTGGCCTATAGCTCCTGACCTACAGATACCTGCTGTACAGTGAATAATAAACCCTTGAGCATCTTCATTTTCTTTCACAAACTCAATGATTTGTTTAGCCTGGGATTCATCAAATAGCTTAACCCACTCTTTTCTATGTAAGGAGAACCGATCAAACTCTTCTTTAGTATAATCATCAAAGACCAGTTGTAGCACATTAGGATGTGTTTGTTTTAACAGAAAGTGATTCTCAGTTTCCTTATTCTCAATTAGAATGAAGCCATACTTATACTGTTCTACATTGGCATCTGTTATTTGATCCTTAGCTAAGGTTTTCTTGAACTCAAGTCTGGAGAGACATTTGACTTTCATAGTGGTTAGTGACAATAGTTTTAGCTTTTTGAATGTCTTCACTCATGTTGCTAACTAGTTTTTTAAGTGTCTGAAATACCTGTTGCTTAGCAGTTTCTACATAACCTTCTTCTGCATAGAAACTTAAGTCAATAGTCATATGCATGAACTCACAGGAATAACTAGCGTAGGTCACTATAGCATAATTAACAGTCTGTGTTGCTGTTCTTTTAATTCGATACTGTGCATCCCACCAACCTCCTACTTTTTCATAGATTTTGGCTTTCTTCGTATAAAGCCCTAGCTGAGTTTCCTGAATATCCCCTACTTCATCAGTATGTAGTCGATAACTCAAATTCAACTGGATTAGGTTTACTTGCTTGTACTTGGTCATAATGAAATGGGCTTACATTAACTACAAATCCAGTGGTATCTTTTTTGGCTCTTCCCTTTGGCCTAAGACCGATAATGACTCCAGTAGAATCAAAATACCTGTCATCAGATAAGTCTCCATCTTCCACACGATACCCCATATACGTTGTAGGAAGCTGCTTAAAAACAACTGCTACATTCATACCAGCATCCAGGACACGCACACAATCTGACCAGTTATTTTCTGATTTAGAAAAGGTCAGGTGATAGTTAGTACCCTGGTAATAAAACATTCTATCTACATGTTTGGTGTAGTCATATAATATGATGTTTTTGAGTGCCGTTGGATACCAGTTAAGTTTTTTATGAAAAAGCAGTAGCCAATCCATATCAGAAGTCCCATTTAGTCTGACAGCATACTGTGTGTTCTCTTTACCTGCCTTTTCATTGAGTTTAATTAACTCTTGTTGTAAAAGGCCTAAAAACACATCAGTATGCTTCAGGAATACTTCTGTATTTAATTGTCTGCTCTGCTGAACAGAAGTGAATTTCCCAAAACCAGCCGTGTATAAACAGGAGGCAATACAGCCTGGACTAGCTTTAGCACACAGGTTTCTGCCCTTATTATTCTGTTTATAGGGACTTAGGTTGAGAATAAATGATTTGACAATATTCTTCTTCAACTTGACATTGTTAGCTCCCGGTTGAAGAAGTTTTTTTTTACCAGTGAGTAAATCAGAAAGTCTTTTTTGAATATCAACAGCCTCTACCATTCTACACAAATATTCGATTTATTCTTCTGAGGACCAATAGCTTACATCAACTTCATTAGGTGTTTCAGAAGATGTTGTTCTGATTTCAATTTCTAGTTCAGGTGGGATTGGGTGTACACAAGTTACTGTTCCGTCGAGAATCTCAACAGTTATCATTTTGTCAGGCATAGTTTAGTTTGAATTACAACTTTAGCTTAGTTTCAAGGTAAATTCCTCTAAGTGTGGATGTGTCTCCAATTCTTCCAGTTTAGCCACTAGCTTAGCAAATAGGGATTTATTTGCTACATAGTCTCTTTCTCCAAAGTGTTCATGACAAAAATGGGTAGCACTTTTAACTTGAAAAACTTTATAGTAGCTATTAGCCCTGTTTTTTGCTTGCAGATACTTAGTCATAGCTTGGCTCATAAACTGTTCTCTTTTTTCAAGTAACCGTGCAGGATCAGGATACTGCCAAATATACGCTACACCTACCAACTGACTATTAATAAACAGTTCTGATCCATAAGCAGACTCATCCAGGATTACTACCTGAACATAATCAGGCTGTTTTTGAATAGTTGCTTTGATCTTAGCTGGCTTTTGTATACTAGACTTAATGCTGCTAATTTTCCAGGTTGTGACACTACCACTACTAGTATCTAATACATCAAGTGAAGTGTATCTTGGAGCTGAACTACTAGAAGCTGTATACTTGTTTTCGACAAAGGTTTGTCCATGAAACTTAGGCTTGCCCATTTTTCTGCTTAGGATTAAACCGAATTCCACAATCTTGACATTCCCAGAAGCTATCCAATACATGGAAATGACCTCCAGGCCCTATTACCCCATTATGCTCCCCAATTCGTCTAAATTGGGTATTATTGGTGTTACATAACGGACAATCAGGTGTAGAAGAAGTCTTAGGTGGAACAACTTGTTCTTCTTCTAGAGATGTTTGTAAGCTCTTTAAAACAGTCTCAAGGCTTTCTGTTTTTCTAATTAACTTTAGCTTTTTTAAGCTCATGATTAATGAAAATTAGTTAGAATGAAAAAAGCAATAGCCCCACTCAATACCAAACCAGTCAGAATAGCTTCTAAATCACCTTCCAGAACTTTATCTGTAATCTCACCAGCTGTATAACTAGCTGCACAACTACCTACTACTGTGAGTAAATGAATAAGACCTTCCATGTTAAGATTCAGTTAAGTGCTCTTGACAGTAATCACTAACCAGCTCAAACAGGGCTAGTATTTTTAGACTAGCACTTTCAGGGGGAAAGAAGTTGACTTTAGGCAGTTTAGGATGAGTACCCCCTAATTGCTCTAAAGAAACATACTGTCTGGCAATAGTAAAAGCATATACACATCCATAAGTAGGAGAAGATGAGTCAGTTAAATCTAGTTTAGCTTCAATCTTTGCTACTACCTTCATTAGTCTATTCCAATCACTATGAAATCGAAGGTCTTTATGAGATCTTCCCAAATAAGCTTCACTGCTTTTTAAGTGCTTAGAATAGTCAAACCAAGTTTGATTAGTTGGGTTGTAGGGAACAGTCTTTCTCCACCATCCAGCAAATCTAGGATCACTTACTTCATTATTGGGACGATACTCATAACCCATCCAGACAGCAATAGCCTTGTTTCTCTTGATTAATTCCTTATTAGTCATAAAAGAAAGTTAGGAGTAACCTGCTACAGCTACTCCCTATTCATTTTTAGATAACTACACCAAGGCTAGGCTTTACAGTACTCCCATCAGCCATGAAACTATGAGCCCAAGTTTGAGTATAATGCCCACAAGGACAAACCCACCCATCTGCTGTAGCTATTAGTTCTCCATCACCCGTATGTAATCTACGTTCACATATGTCTGCTGGACCAGTGCTACAACAGGTGAATGGATGAAACCGGCCAGCTTGTTGGAATCGATTTAATTGTTCCACTTGCTCATCTGTGAAAGGAGCTGTCACTTTATCAAACATGTTTAGCTGCATAAAAATCTTTAGGTAGAATCACATTTCTGGGAGATTCCCATTTAGCAAATAGCTGATCAATTTCAGTCAGTTGAAAACCAGCTAAACCTGTACCCACTTTTGTTACATAGAAATGTAAATCAGGCCTGAATTGAGCAAATTTGTACAAGGTAAATACCTGACTACTAATAAGGGCCAACATATTTTTCTTATACATTAACCCACCACGAGAATATTCATAAAAATCCTTAGTGATGATGGCATAACTTCTTCCCTGAAGACCCATAGGTACTCCAAATTTAGCTCCAAAATGATCCATAGCTGTTTTAGCTGAACCTGATTTATGGATTCCCTCTGTATTTGAACCAAATACCATGATTTCATAGGGTTCAGTTAAAATAGTGCCATCTAGGAAATCAGGAGTACTTTTGAATCTAAGTGCTTTTTGTTGTCTGCTAACCATCTACTTCTTTTCTTTAGCTTGTGTTTGTAGAGTTCAATTAATAGTCTCCACCTGCTCCAGCTCCTCCACCAAAATCAGAGCCACCAAAATCTACAGTAGGCTCAGGAGTAGATGTGCTATCTACTGTGACAGTTGAATTAGAGTTAGTGTTATCTTCCCACCAGGGTGATGTAGCTGGGTAGGAAGGTGTATCATCAGAAGATGAAGAACTTGAAGTATAGCTGCTACTAATGCGTGTGTAATCACGCTGATCTGCCCAACTAAGACGATTGTACTCCATAGAACTGATTTGCTTACCAGTTCTGATGTGTTGATAATCCATTATTTTTAAATAAGTTAGAAGTTAAAAATTAATCTTGATACCCACCAACTAAAACTGGATACCCCATGGTGGATGATGAGGTAGCTACATTGCTGGAGCTGGCCAGCACAACAGAGGAATCATCTATAAAGTGATAATACTGTTTCTCTTTCAGGGGAAGATTAAAATAAGCCGTGGGAGAAATGACTTTCCCAGTTTCATTATGCTTGTACATCTTACTTCAATTTAGATTGCACTAGCATACCACCCACAAAAGAACCAATTACTAACACTGGATTTTTAATCGATTGCCAGGTATTAATCCAGCTAACCCTCCTGGATATACGTTGAGTGGTTTGCTTAATAGTTGTAGTTTGTTTTAGCTGAATTTGTTGGTTTTGCTGAAGGGTGATAAGACTACTTTCCATGAGTTTCTGCTGTTCACCCCATTGATTCAAGGCTGAATCATAGCTAATGTTACAGGCATTTAACTGGCTGGATAAATCTCTGATAAGTAAATAACCTTGATCCAGTAGTCTTTCCTTTTCCAGTAATTTATGCATTCTGGCTTTACTCACCAGCGTATCAGTCTGAATTAGTAGTCCAATGGGATCATCAGGGTCTACAACAACCTGACCAGTCACTGGACCACTCAAACAGCAGAAAAGAACAATTATTTTAATTTTTTGTAGGCAGTTTGCCATTGATCTGCTTTTTTAAGGAGGATACTGTCCTGCTTTTTGAGCAAGTCATTTTCCTGTTTAAGTTTTAAAATCCAGGTGTTTTGGCTCTTCACAATCCCAAGTAGTTTAGTAAACTGAGCAAGAGAACGGTTTTGAAAACTCATCAAAGAATCCACCTGTACTGTCAGCCGGTTAATCTGGGGAGTCGTTAGGTTGCTTGGTTTGAATAGTGTATACAAATTAACACTAACACTAAATAGTAGCACCAGAATTACACCAATTTTGGTTAGTCTGTCTTTATTTTCCATTGAGTTTTAATGAGAAAGGCATTCAAGTTGCTGAGAATCTTGAATAAGGTAAACACATTTTAGAATTTCACAATCTTCTTTTATGAAGAGTTTATTGGTAAAACTTGTTATGCCACAGGTAACAGAAGTTTTTAGGTAAATACTCACCAATCTATAATCCTCTTTAAAAACATTACTTTCAATTACCCAAAACTGTTTCCCTATGTGGTGTCTATACCAGTATTTAGGCCCGGAAGCCCTTATTACTTCAACCAGAAATACTTTACGTTTTCCCATGAAATCGACATTTCAATATTTCACAATCTGATTTCTTAAGCACCTTAGTATGATAGGTTGGGCTCTTCAAATCACTCAGATCAGCCAGCCACCAAAATGCTTCCATACCATCATCTACTACAGGAACTACCTGTCCAATTAATTTAGCATACCAGAAAATAGGTCTTTCAGCTTTTGTAATTTCTACAAAATGGATTGTTTGATCTGCTGATACGGTAGAAGGTTCATAGCTAAATCTCATACTAATTTCGGTTTACATTTAAGTACCTCAGCATCTTCAATATCAATACCTAATCCTGAATGTCTAGTAGAACTAACTAATCTACTTTTCTTGTCAATCATACTTAATACTGAAATAGAGCTTCTGTAAACCAATTGAATGCTTTTTTCTAGCACAATATCACTTGTAAGATACCCATTAACTTCTACATAAAAACAAGTTGAAAAATCGACTGGCATAGCTAATAAGTGTGCTACTTTTATTTTCCTTGGAAATGGATGCGTTTATCTTCTTTCAAAGAAGAGAGTAAACTGATATAGGTTCTAATCCTAAGTGATAAGGAATTATTCAACCGCTCAGCCAGTAAGTTAGTGGCAAACTTCTCTTCACTTTTTTTATCTTTCCTATACCACAATTCAGCAGATGCCATTAAAGTACAGGAGTAAGAATACCACTGGTTTAACTCTGCTAATTTTTCAGCAACAGCATCTCCATCTGTATAGTCTACCTGACTTTCCAGAACTGTCTGAACTTCCAGTAATCCTTTGCATACTTGCTCGTAGGTTTTAAATAAGCTCATTATTTCAGTGTTACAGTTATAGTGTCATCTCCTTGAGTTTTCACTGGTGGGTAATAAGTAATTACCTCTCCACTAGTAGGATCAACTTCCTCAGTTGGCCCTTTTAATGTTTTCAAATATGTTTCATGTTTTTTGAGCATGTCATTGAGCTTAGTCCAAGTAGGATCAGTACTGAAATCCCAAGTGGTCCTTCCTTTAGTCCGTTTAAATTCAGCACCAAAGAATGTATCAGTTGTACCCAATTGCTTGGCTACATCTTCTCTAACTCGTTTCTCCAGGATACCCATTACCAGTTTCATCTTAGAAATTTCAACTAGTACCTGAAATGTATTTTTAGTAGCTATAGCATGATCAGCAAGCTTTTCTCCATAGCTAATTGTTTCAATTCTGTTTAATTCAAGAATACTATTCTTCTTGGCTAGCTCTTGCTTCATATCTCTACTACACTAAATCCCTTCTAAAAAACTTACCAAGAACATTATCATTAAAGTATTCCTGTTTCCTGAGTACATTATGCTTCACCAAATATTCAACTTCCATATACGTAAGTTCACGTTTGGTTCTGCATAAACATAAAATAACCCTGGTAAACTGACTGGAATCTTCTTGACTAACCAGTTTCTTCAATTCCTGATTAGAGCCAAAATATTGTTTCCAATTTGATTCTGTTGTTACTTTTCTTGGTCTACTTTTAGGCTTATTAAGTAACTCTTTTTTAGTAGGCCTAACTGTTTTTGTACTATAAAAATGCTTTTTGCCTATGTAGTACTGTTTTGAAGTTTTATTTCCTGTGTATGTAATTAGATATACAAAACCAACATAGCCCTCTGGTACTGTTTGTAATGGAGTCCCATTATAGTACCAAGGGTACTGGACTTTCTTGGGCATTTATTAGTTGATCGTTGAGTAATTTTTGTAACATATAAGCTCCATAACGTTTACCATAATCCCAAGCATCTTTATACAACTTGTCATAGGTAAACAGAAGCTCAAATCCTTCTTGTTTTGACCAGATTTCTGCCTGTTTTCTACCTGTTGTGTCATAATCATAGAACAAGTATTTAGTAGGAAATCGGTTAATCGCTTTTAATTCTTCTTTTGTAAAGGTGTGTGTTTCTGTTAGTACTGTAATGGCATTAAAGCCTAATAGTTGCAGGAGAAACCAGTCTTTAATTGATTTGGTGATTAGAATGTAGGAGTTTACTTTAGTAATATACCCCCATCCATATACGCCATTACTGGTTGACTGCCTAAATCGTTGAGTCCTGTCAGGCAATAGAGGTCTGTATATTTGATACTGATGTACTCCCAGCCTATAGGCAAATGTATATTGTTGCTTTTTTAACCAGAGATTACCATCCCACCACACATCCGACACTGAGTAAATACTATGTGTGTTTAGGTTATTCTCTGTAACAACCATATCTGGAAGTTGCCAGAAAGACAACTCAGCTGATGTAATCTTCCTCTTTTTAACCTGAACCTGAGTGGAGGGCTTGAAAACCTTACCCGGCTGCTTAACTGGTGACCTGGGTTCTAATGCTATTGCACTGCAATCCAGTGTATTTAAGTGGAAATCTTCAATGATGTGATCCAATGCTTCTTTAAAACTACATTGGTAGTATTCACACACCATATCAAAACAATCCCACTTTATTCCTCTGGCAAAATCATTGAACAATAGCCAACCTGAATCTGTATACCAAAACTTACAACCAGGACGCTCATCAGCTCTAAAGGGATTACAAACAGGTACTCCAGGGATGACTTCTAATCCTGTGTAATGTTCTATCAGTTGCTCAGGAGACACAAGTTTTAAAATTTGATCTCTACTTACTAACTGATAAGCACTGGTTTGAAACATAAAATAGAGTAGGGAGCACTTCATAGTACCCCCTACCTTACTCTTTACTTAAAATGGATTATCAGTAACTTCCTCAAAAGGAATAGTTTCAGCAAAAGCTGGTTCAGCCATAGCAAATACAGGATTATCCTGGAAGCTCATAGGCAATCCACCTCCAATGCTATCTTCTGGATCAGGAGCTTTGGCAATCAACTCATAGGTCAAGTTATCTTGGTAAGACCCAGATGTTGCATACTTGAACTTAGCTGGATTATCCATGGCCAGAATACTAGGTTCATTCTTAGAAACCCGAACAAAAGGATGAATGACTGCTTTAATTTCTTCTAGTGTCTTCCCTTCAAACTTAGTAGGGTCATATTCCACTTCTGTACCTTTGTAGTCCAGTTTTACCCGGACTTGAACAGGGAATACCTGCTCAGCAAAATAGAAGTCACAGAAATCTTTCCAAGTACCAAAGTTCTTACCCTCTTCCACTTTCCATCCAGGATGAAGCTGTTGTTTCAGAAAATCTACCTGCTTAACCACAACGTCAATCCTTTTCTCAGAACTACCTGCTGGAGAGTAAATGCGTTTCTGTAATTCAACACCATCTACTTCGACAGTAAGTAAAGCAAATTCACTTCCATTTTCAGACATGAACTCATAGGACTTAACCTGCATCACTGTGCCATACTCTAAATCCTGTGGGAGGTTCAACACAACTGAAGTGTCTTTTGCTTGTTTGGTTGTAAACATATAATTGGTTGTTTATTATAATTGAAAAAAAAACTTGTCAAAATAAAAGGGGAGTGGTTAGCTCCCCCTGTTCTCTTATTCTTTAGCTGTTATCTCATATACCTTTATCTTACTCCCTGAATCGTCTAGATCCACTGGTTTCAGATCAAAGTATGTGCTTACTTCTGGAGTAAGGAGATTAGCTAAAAGAGCTTTTAAGAAGGAAGATCGAAACTGATTGTTATTGGTAGTCTTTAAAAACTTTGGTTGTAAAGCCTTTTCACTACTTTCTGTGTCAGTTTGTACAAGGTATACGTTGCCTGTATCATCAGTAGCAGCAGTCCAGCCTTGATGGTCTGTTTGAGATTCTATGAACCTCTTATCAATGGTGAACTTATCCTTGTCTGAATCATATCGCAAATCAAATGTAGGAACTACACTTTTCACAGTTAATAACTCTTTTAGGTTAACTGAACCCTTTTTCACATTACTTTTTGGAATGAAAAGTAATTCTTGTAGTTTTTTCATGATTTTTGTCTACTTAGAATTTATGAAGTATCAAATACAATAATAGCATCCATTGTATCTTATGTTTTCAACAATTTTCATTCCAAAACCCTAATCCTCTACTACAGAAGCATCTTGATCTTCTACTTCCACAAAGTTTGACTCATCCATACCTACAGCTGCTGCAATCTCTAGTGAGCTATAGAATCCAAGTAATAAATCTGAAGCTACTTTATCTGCTCCATTGCTAAAAGCCCTGGCTGTAAGCATTGCTCGCATTTTGTTATCATAGGGTTTATTATCCCTATTTCTTACTGTTTACCATACAGTAAGTTCAGCTTATATCATCAACTAGTAATTTAGTGTACAATTTGGATTTTCTGCCAACTCCAGTAAGTTGTTGAATCTTACTTCTTGAGTAACCAGCTTTTAGATATTGTTCTACAAGTTCTACTGTATTTCTAGTTAAATGTTGATGGAAGATTCTCTTACTGTTATTTACAACAGCTTCTTTATTCAACACTATACCTGCTCTCTTTTTTCTACCAGTACGATAACCAGAAACAGTCGTCAATGGTATACCTGTCATATCAGAAACTTCTTTAGGGCCATAACCCTGCTCAAAGTACTCATAAAGTTTAAGTATTACTTTATCTGAATATTTTGTAGAATTATGGGCTTCTCCTAGTTTGATTGGAGTTAGTCCTAGTCTAACAGCATGTAAACTATTCTCCTGATAGGTAACCCATTCCAGATTCTCTAATCTGTTGTTTCTTTTATTACCATCTTTGTGATTTACACATAATGGTTTACCTGTTACTGATTGTGTTAAGAAAACTTCTGCAACTAATCTGTGTACTCTTTTTCTAAGCCTTTTGTTTTGCTTACTTAAATTTACACACTCATAACCAGTTGCTATATCTATACTAGTTACTAGTACTACTTGCTTTTTGAAACCTTTTTTAGGTATACTTCTAACTCTACCTAAATTTGAAATTTCATACAACCCCTCATAGCCTATAATAGGCTTCCAAATTTCATCACTCATCACTCTAATTTACTAAAAAAGAGTCACTTATACTAGTTGGTAGGCACTCATGGATAGATTATTGATTGGTTTATCTCACTATCTAAGCGTTGAACCTTCTCCATACTTATTAACCTTTCAGGAGCTTGGCTGCTGATTACCCAATATTGTATTTTTAAAACATTCACACTTACCGTTTCCAGTTATGTTGTAGTATACAATACTATTATGGAGGGTTTCCAGCAATTCACCTACTTAACATTACCTATCACTAAGCAATGCCCCCGACTTGAGGATATTTTACCCATCCTGAACCATCTTTAACTAGATCAGCTTTTCTAGCTTCCTTCATACTGAACAAGCCTGTTTCTACCATGGTAATACCATTGATATGCCGGGTGAATTCAACTTTGGAAACTTGATCGATTAGCTTTAAACCTTCCTTTTCAAAAGGGAATTGCTCTATTGAACCATCTGAGTACAAATAGATACCATCCCAAATAATCTTCCAGGTTACTCCTCCTCTTAATAATAAAGCTTTTTGGCCTTTTACAGAGAGCGTAAGTCTTCCTTTTATATTTTGAATGTAGCTAAAGGAAGTCATAGGAGTAAGTCCTAATTCTCTTCCATAGGTGGCTACAGTGAATGCCTCTTCAACTGATTTACAAGGAATCGTTTTAGAGTCAACTAAAGTTTGTAAAAACTGCCCTTGTGTCTGGATAGTCCAGTCCTCTCTAGGCAGCTGCTTTGCTAACTGATTTTGCATTAGGAATAAATGATACTGGTTTTTTAGACTGTGTGGTGATTAGATCATGATCCAGATAAAACTGAGTTAAAGCAACGGGATCACTGGGCCTAGGGAGTTCTTCTACATCCAGATGGGCATTATCAATGTAAACCCCTACTCCTACTCCTTCTTCTCCATAAGAGCTTTTGACCACTCTCAGGTAACGGAAGTTGTTACCCATGGCTGCTATGTCATAGCCATCATAGTCAGCAACCTCATATCGACTAGGATTGTAAATTGAGATTGCACAACTCACATCATCTGGAGTAGTCTTTACCTTAGCTAGATGCTCAATCCTAGGGATAAACTTATCATCTACTTTCTTTCCTGAATTGGTATATTGAGAAGTAGTTGATTGCTTATCTGTCTGCTGGATATTAAAGATGGCACACTTATACACCATTTTAAGGGTTTGTTTGGTATAGTGTTCTGACCACCTCTTAATGCTCTCATACTCACTAGGATCATCCTTTTCTTTCTGAAGGGCATTGATTGTATCAACTACCACTACAATCTTCAGATTAGGATTATTTTTCACATACAAGGTAGCTCCATCTACGACTTTCTTACTACCTATTTTAAGTAGTTGACCTTCTAGATATTTGAAAATAGAGCCTGGAGTTCTGTATTGATCCTGAATTACTACTTTTTGATCTAGTACATCTAACCAGGGTTTGATCAAGGCCAACTCTTCCAGGGCTGCCTGAGTTAACTGTTGTTTCTTATTTCTGAAATAATCTACACTGTATTGCTTTCCTGTCTTTCTATGAAGTAGATGAGCAAATATCTTGTAATAGAGAATCTCAGCACTTAATTCCAGTGAAAAGTAGTAAGTCCTGAAATCATCTTTAGGGTGAGCAAGAATGTGATCAACTAGATCAATAATGGTTAGTTTGACAGCTAGGCCAGTTTTAGTTGTGCCAGTAGCTCCAAAGATTAAATAAGCTTCTTCTTCCCCAATTCCTCCCAAGTACTCGTTTAGTCGGGGCAGATTGATATTCAAGCTAGTAACTTTATTATCAATCCTTCGCTGAATTGCTTTTACAGCCTGTATATAGGACATGATGTTTACAGGTAACTCTTACTTCTCCTTCTCTGCTCTGCTTCCTGATACTTCTCTAGCCTTTCCATGATACCCTCAAAATCTCTAAGAAACTGAAATACAGTTAAATTATTACCAAAAACTTCAACATACTCTTCTGTTTTGGTAAGTACATACCCTATATCATGCATATTACCATTTTGACACAAAGCCCAGAATTTAGCTTTGACATCTTCCATGCTATATTGCTTGTCAATCCATAAGGTGTTGTATTCTTTTCCATTTCTATAGGATGTGTATCCATAGGTAGCCATAAAGTGATTCCACCATTTTTCCCTATCCCCATCAAAGAGGGTATCCTTAAACTTATCAGTTACTTCAAGTCGGGTTAGATCAATGTACAATTGACCCTCCCTTTTCTTTTTGTAATGAGGATAAGCATCCAGAAAACCCCTTGTAACCAAACTGTCGACCATGGTTTCCCAGGTCATTCCAATAGACATAGACCCCTTATCATAAAACATATTATGCTGATAATAATGGGTTGACAGACTCATAAAGTCTTTGTCATTGGGTGCACTGTTCCGCACATGGACTGTATAGAGAAAGAGGGCCTCTTCTGCTAATAATTCATGTTGCTTGCAGTATTTTAATAAACTCGAAAAATTCAACATAAGGTGACTTCACAAAATCCAACTACACCATTTCCTCCAACCACACCAACTCATCAGGACTAGTAATCCAGTTGATAAAGAGTTGATCTTTTTGAGCACTCATTAACCATCTTTTTTCTTGACTAGGTATGATTTCTCCCTTATGCATAAAATCATCCACATATAAGTTGACCATGGTACACATCTTATCTGGATTATTAGGATCAGGATTAAGTAATCTACCTGTTTTCTGAATGAATTCTTTAGCCTTAGACGAGAATCCCATGTTCAGGCCAAATTGGACATCCTCTACTGTGAAACCTTCCTGCAACGCTTTACAAGAGACTATATGTGGTTTTATATCACTGTAAAAGTCCACTAAAGCTTGCTTTTTCTGCTTATCTGTTAACTTGTAATGATAAGGCTGAGCCTGACTATCATGAGCTAACAGTTTGTTGACGGTATCTACTGTTGTACAGAATACCAGTGCTTTTTTGCCCTGCACTTCTCCAAGTATCTGCTTAGCTGCTTCTAGCTTATTGTGAGCATTTTGTAGTAACCGGCTTCGTTTACTAACAACAGCTTGCCATTTTCTAGCTAATCCAATAACCTGTCCAGGAGTAATACCCAATTCTCTTCCAATCTCAGAAGCCCACTGATTACCTGTCATAGTTAGGGCTCCAAACTTCTTGATTTTAGTCCCAGCCAAACAATTTGCTATATACATAGCTGTGTATTCAGCACTATACTTACTGAAGTAGTTGATGTAACTGTTGTATTCCTGGTTATAATTCAGGTAAAGCAGCTTTTCTTCAGCAGTTAAAGAAATAGCCAGATTATAAGACTCATAAGCTGGTACTACTCCTAGTTTATACCCAGTTTTAAGTGGAATATGGAATCGATGTTCTACACCAAAGCTTTCCAGATATTCTGTCTCTTTCTGAGTAAGTGTTGCAGATAAGAATAGACCATAATCATAAGTAGTCTTCGGGATCACTTGGCTAAACCAAGTAGAATTGCCCAGTACCCAGTGGCACTCATCTACAATCAGCATACCAATAGTATCAAAGAATTCAGCTGGTAACTGTTCACTTAATACATACGTATTGATGACATAAATGGATACATTGGGTAGACTAGCTGTAGCAATACTCCAATCCTGTTTTAGTTTTAGAGAAGGTACTACAATGACTACTGGTTTATTATATTTCTGCTGATATAACTTGATTGCATTTACAGATAAATGCGTTTTACCCCCTCTGGTAAAGAGATTAACTAGTAACCTCTTTACCTTCCCAAAATGTTGAATAATTAGGTGCTGGTATCCACTTTTGCGCTGGTTAACAGTTGGAAATTGTAAAAGGGTAGTAATTTCATTACTAGTTAACTCTCTGGTGACCATGAATAAATTCGTGGTGGCTCAGGCTCCTGGTGAAAACTACCTAGAAATTGAATCATGGGTTTTAGTTGCCAATCCAAGATAGGTACATCCGCCATTTCTCCATTAGCAGTGTATCCAGCTATGATAGCATTGCCAGTGAATACATTAGAGCTACCCACAAAACAGAACTTAGGAGCTTGGGGATTCTGGAGTAATCCTTCTTCATCTAACCACATATCAATCCCATTAGCTAGGGTTACTTTTTCAACCAATTCACAACCAATTTCGTTGTACAAGGCGTTTAGGCCTTTATCCATTTTAATGGTTGTAACAACCTGATTAACCACATCAATCTTAATTACTCTGAGCATAAAATTACTTATTTTTCATCTTTAATGTGCTGACCAATAAGCAACTCTGGTTAGTGAGGTTTATGTAATTCATCTAAGCTTTCTTTGATTCGAGCTATTACTTCTTCAGGACTAGGCAGTTGAGGTTCTTCAATTTTTAACTCATTTCTCTCAAAGTACTTAAGATACTTCCGTTGCACTTCAGCTAGTTCAAGCACCTTTGATTCCAAAGATCTTCTTCCCATAATCAGGCTTAGTCTTTCTGCCTGAAGTTGCTCAAAGAATACAAACTGGTATTTGTTCCAGAACATTAGGTTAAATAAAATGCTGCAAGCTGTTAATAGGGCAAAGCCAGTGGCCAACCACCACATCCAGTTAGGAATTAAGCTATCCCAGTAAATTAACAGGAAACCGGCCATCACTAAAAAAGAAACCAGATGGGCCATTAAAATAGATACTCTAAACAACTTCATGGACTACTTCTTTTTGATAAAGCTTGATTGTGGTTTTGATGTAAACATGACTTAGCCAGTAACTAAAGGCAAAGTTGCCATGGGGGAATACACCTTTTCTACTGAAAAAAAGTCTAGCATTTAACTCCTCAGCAGCAGTACGTAGGGTTTTTAACCAAGATTGACTGTATTCTCTATGCTCATTAAAGTTAAGTAATGCTTTTAGATGTTTATGATAGAACACAGCCAATCCATAATCTTGTTGAATCTCCCTAATGAGCTGCTCTTTATTGGCTGTTGAGCCTTGCATGTCTAAATAAGGACCAAACTGGGTCCTATATACTTCTTCCAGAATTGAGCTAACGGTCATTAATATACGTTTAAAAGGTAAAGGGATTTTGAATCTGAATTTTAACACTGACTCCAGAGTTTGTAAACTTTACATGAGACTGAGCAGTAACCATGATTTCTACACCAGACTCCTTGACAAAATCATCCAATAACTGTTGAATCTGCTTTTCTACTTCTACTTTTTTCTTTTTGATTTCCTGAATGTTCATGCTTATAAAAGGCTAGTAGACCTGGCAAACAGTATTTATTCACCAGGTCTTGGATGCGTACTTAGTTTACAGTTGTGAATCAATAACAGAGTATTGGGATAGAAACCTTACAAGGTTCCTTTCCAAACTTCTCTAATTAGCACCTTAAATGGTTGGTAATTAATTACTTTCTAAAACAACGAGGATAATCAGTAGTACTTCGATTAAAGTCTAAGTACTTAAAATCAATGATATCATAAGGGTTAGTTACCTCATCAACTAAGAGAGGTTCTTTTTCTTGTTGAACCCTAACTTTATTTATTCTTCTGAATCTACGAGAGGCTATTTTCTTTTTGCCATGAGAAACATCTGATCCACAACCAACCCTTCTATATGATCTACTCATTGACTTATATACCTTAAAGCTTACTAACCATTCCTTCAAAATAAGGCTCTATTTCTGCTTTAATTTTTTGTCTTCGTTCATACAAAACTTCTCTGAAAGCAGACATAAATTCTTTAGGCAAATCATCACATTCCATCTTTAAGAATTGATAAATGTGCTGAATTTCTGGACTATTTTCCCGATATACATATTGATAAATGTCCAACGCAGAATCCATAAATCCTATGCCATTGTCCTCAGGATCAAATGTAGTACGAATAGTAATAGCTGATTTATTGAGCCCAGCAATATACCCATCCAGTGTTTCTTCCTCTGGATTCACACAATCATTACAGAATATAGTACAATCTGAGGCTAGTTTCAACTTATAGGCTTCTTGCTCATATGCATCTCCAGTAACTTGGCCATAGATACACTGATTACAATCCAAGCCATTATGCTCTTCTGCATCAAGAGATTCTCGTTGTTCTGGAGTTATTGTATCTCGTAAATACCACAACTCTTTTACACAATCCTTTAAAAAGGAAGCTTTGGTTATTTTTTGCATTTGTTGTACATATATTTAGGAAGTACTTTATCAAAATGGGATGGAAGTTGAAAAGACTTTCCATGAATAAAATCAAAAACCATTTGCATATGCTTATCTAAAGCTGCTATCATATAGACTTCTAAAGGCGTAACCCCATCTGACTTATAATTGCTTACTTCTGGATCAGAATTTATCCATTCTCTATAAGGATAACCAGTAAGCCTTAAGTCTATTTCCCAATCTAATGAATATTGGACTCCAGCTGTTCTTTTGAAAGTACAAGCTACATGATTATAAGCATGTCCAAAAGCCAAACCATAAAGGCAAAAATTAGAAGATTCTCCCTCAAATTTGCTAAAGTCTAATTTGGCTTTATGTTCAGTAGATAACTGAAATTTAAATGCGCAAATTTCCTTTAATACTTCAGCATAGAACTCTTCTTCACTAAGTAGCATCATACAAGAAAAAAATAGAAGAAGACTGTTACAAAATACTCCTATAACAGTCTTCCCATTTACTTAGATGTCAGCTTCAACTAAAGCACTAGTGGCTGCGCTGACAGCTGTTTCCTTAGCTTTATTTTGCTCATATTCAAGCTCTTTCCGGGTACTTTCCAGCTCCTTAGGCAAAGAATCTGTCTCATCTTTCAGATAAGCATACACGCCTTCCATTACTGGCTTAGGAGCAAATTCCATGTAGTACTCAAAAGCTGTGAAATGCTCTTCTGGCTTACCATTTACCACCATTGGCTCGATGTTAAACATTTTGTCATAAGTGAACTTAGGGTCTTCCAGCAGTGGAATGGATTCTGTTGGAATTGGATAATTTTCCCAGGCAATACTCATGTCAGCACACAAGGTCTTTAATTCAAGTGCACGTTCACTTCTGGAATCACCAGTTGCTTGTCCATACACATCACGGCCAACTAATACAGGTCTAAAAGTGGCAAAATCTAATTTGCTTTTTTCATCCTGGGTCAAGTTAGTTTTAAGACCCATGATTTCTTTAGTGGCCTGACGAATAAAGTTAGCTTTTGTTTGTGTAATCTTAGTTGGAGTTGCCATTTTTGTTTGTTTAATTGATTTGTACTTGTAATACTTAATACTGTCTAAAGCAGTCCCTAATTCATCAGATAAAGTATCTGTTTCATGTTTTAGGAACTGAAAGATTTCCATCATCATGGGTTTATTTCCATTAGGAAACCAAAACATTACTATTTCTAGTAAAGTCCTGTAAAAATCTGTTGAATACGGAACACAGTTACTATGTTCCATAAACCATTCCACTTTATCACTAAATTCAGGTAATCCTTTGGGGCTTCTAAAATAGAACTCTCTAGAATCTGGCATATATTCAGCATATTGAGCCGCATTTTCTCTAAGCTTTGTACTTGTTTTAGAATGTGCATCCCCTGTCAACAAGCCGTAGATACAGTTGGAATCATGTTTCCCATTATAGCTAGATAAAACCAGTTTATCCTGAAGTGTTTCTATGGGAATAGTTTCCCTTAAAAAGATTAATTCTTTTACAACAGCTGTGTAAAAAACTTGATTACCCAAAGATCCCGTCATATACCAATTCTTTTTTAACCGATTCTAACTCAGCAGGCAGTAGATTAGCCGTATTTACAATATACTCCAGGACTGCTTGCCTTTTCTCAGGAGAAGCCCAGATTAAATACATTTCTAGTGGAGTAAAATCTGCTGTCTTATTATATGGCTCAGTACTTCTTCCAATTTCAGCCTCTGGTTCTTTGGCTAACCAATGTTGAAGTGTTATTCCACTAACTATTTTGGGTTCTATCTCGTTTAATGAGCCGGATTCATTTGACCACCAGTATTTAGAAATGTTAAATAGCTCTCTGAACTTTGAAGCTATTTCGTCTTCTGCAAACATATAAGGAGACATTGACTCCATAAATTCTTGAACTCCACAATCAGTTTTAAAATCAGCTATCAGGATTTGTTTGAATTCAGTTATCAATAATTTTCTCAAATAGAAAGCTTCCTGCACAGCTCCTTTGTACAGTTCAGTTTTAGTTATTCTTGCCATTTTATTTCTGCCAGTGAGTTGCCATTTTCATGGAAGATTGCATACTAAGTCCAATCAAGTAACTGGACCCAACTTCTTCCATAATTTCCCTAATTCGTTTAGCAATATCTTCTCGACCTTTTGGGATTTGTACTACAAGTTCATCATGCACACTCAATTTGATACTACAGTCAGGCTGTGTTAGTATATAATTATGCACAGCTATAGTAGCTTCTTTTAACATGGAAGCAGCTGAGGCTTGGATCATTTTATTACCCTACTTGCTCTTTATCAAGTAGTTCTGAATATTTCTATTCAGTTTCGACTATATCACAGCGTAAGTATTTAATTATGTTTTGACTAAAGTCTAATAGTTCTCCAGGCGTTGCATTGTTTTTCATAGTGTTAGCTTTCATTGAGATAATTCTACAATTATCTGGAGTATATCCAAAATCAAGTCTAACCCTATCAATAGAAGGGGAATTTATTGGTAAGTTAGCTTCATCTAACAACGGAATGTTTAATAAAGGGCAGTACTTGGGAATTTTCAAAGATTCAAGTGTTAAACTAAAATCAAGTCCTTTTTCTGCTGCTCTTTTTTTAGCATTTCTTACCAAAGTGGTCATAATTCTTCTTTTATAGGATTCTTTTCTAAGCTTAGAAAGCCTTTCCTTAAATTCAGTGTCCTTATGAACCCTTTCTCTTCTTTGTTTATTAATAGCATCTCTTCTACCTGTATTGTGCTCATTATGATAAGCATTAAAACAATCTCTACATTTTCCTGTAGGATAGCTACAATAGCTTTTCTTCCCTGACTTTAATACATTGTATTTTGTCATTATAGGGAAAGCACTTATTGGTAGTTCCTGTTTACATCTAGTACAAACTTTACTAGTTTTTTCCTTTTTCATAACGTCTGAATTGATTCTCAAACTTATAAAATGAGGAATTAACTTTCATAACTATAACTAATTATGCTTACACCCTGGACACTCGTGTTAGGATTATTGTCTACAATAACTCACCTATTAGTCTGTGAACTTTCCCCATACTTTTATTTGCTTTCAGGGGCTTAGCTGCTGATTATCCAATTTTTCAACTTTTCAAACATTCACAATTGCCATTTCTAGCTTTGTTGTAGTGTTAAAAACTCTAAGGATTTTCCAGCAATTCATCCAGTTTTACTTTCCCTATCCATTAAGGAAAATTGACACCTTCTTTTTCTACTTCATAGTCCTCAGACATTTTCTTAGTAAACCAATTGAACCGTCTGATTCTATTGATTTTACTACCACATCTGACTTCCATGTTATTAACTACTTTCCGTTTAATCTTCTGCTGATACTCATGTAGTGCTTTTAGATTGGCTTGTAGCTTAGCTAATACTTTCTTGGCCACAGGCACTTCAATGTTAAGAACAGCAGCAATCCTGGCAGCTCCTCCACCAAAGAGAACAATTATGTTATCTCATCAGCTCTTTATCTGATGATTCTACAGTTTCATTTTTAGATTATATCTGTAGTTCAGACTATATCATAAGTATTTTAAAGAAAATACTCCCGGACGCTCGTGTTAACTTCATCACTGTTCTAGTGGTATGTTATTAGTCGTTGAACCTTCTAAGTATCCCTACTTAGCTTGGCTGCTGATTATCTATCTCTAGTTTTCCCAGCAGTTCATCCGGTTTTTTTTGGGCTATCTCACAAGCTAAATCAAATTTCCTTTTTAAATAATAGGCCGCATCTTTGTAAAGATAATTTATCAATTGCTTAGTTTGCTTCTGGTTCATTTCAAGTCTATAGGTTACTGTGTTAGTATAAGAAGTTTCTGACCATTTGATTATACTACCTAGATGTAATTCTAAAAAATTACATAATTTATCAAACAACTTTTTTGAACATGAAACAAACCCAGACCTATGCTTTGCACTAAAATGCCCATCTCCATCCATTAATCCTCTAACAAAATCCCAAGTAAACTCAAATTCAGGATTTACTATTATGGATTTTTTAGCGGGTATTCCTAATGAAGTTATAAATTTATGCAAGTCTTTATGGCCAAATAAAACTTCATAACATTCATTAACTTTGTATATACTTATATTCACACCTAAAAACTTTTGAAATTGTTCAAGAAGTTCTTTATCTTTTTGAACAATAGAAATAGTTTTTTTTGTTGACCCTAAATTCCCATCTGTTACAATTATACCTAACCAGTACATTGCACTATGGTTCAATTTTGTAAAACAACTTATATCTTGAAGTACTCTATTTTTCCCTCCACTACCTTCTAAAGGTATATTGTGCTTCTTATAAGTTTTTATTACAAATGGCCTCCCATAACCAAACATAGTACAAATTTGATTAGGGGTGTGACAATAAGCATACTCAAGTATTTTAAGTTCTTTATAATTATAAAAGTTAAAATTTAAACTTTTTGAAACTTTTTGTACTTGATGGTAAGAGATGTTAAGTTCCTCTGCAATTGATTTTATTGATGCACCCTTTTCTAATTTTTCTTTAATTTGATCTAGCATTTTATTCATTATTTACTTATGTAAAAATAATGAATTTTTTGACAATTATTCAACCCAAACAAAACAGGTTTGTGGGGATCTCTTAGTTCTCCATTTACTTCTTTGCTAACAATGAATGTAGGGTCACCTCTAATGATCCGGTGTGTGTCCTGAGCCAGGAAAGAGTGTAAATCCATTCCTTTATTAAAGTTATCCAGTAGGGCTTGATCCTGGCTATAGGAAGCAGCTAACCTTAACTCTTGATTAGATAAATCCACATCCACAAATACATAATCCTCAGAGTCAGGAACAAAGCATTGTCTGATCTCTTTAATAGCTGGAAGATTTTGCATATTAGGATTATTGCTGGATAACCGACCAGTAGCAGTAAAGCATTGAGAAAAATCAGAATGAATCCTTTTTGTAACTGGATTGATATACTTTAAAAAGTTATCTCCATAAGTACTGATTAGCTTACTATACTCCCTGTGTTTAAGCAGAGCTGTAATCAGTGGAGCTAGTTTTCCTTGTGGTTTGTCCCTAACATAAGCTTCCAGAAATTCTGCATTCGTGCTATCCATTGGTTCTCCACATTTGGCAAAGATGGCTTTCATCTGTGTGGAGGAACTCATGTTAAAATGGGCCATAATCAGCTCAATTCTCTCTTCTACTGTCTCACAGCTGTCAAAGAGTTTTGCCAGTTTTTTGGTGATGTTTTTAGGTCTATGAATGAAATCCTGATTCAAAGCAGGTACATTCTCAACTAATTGGCGAACCTCTATGGTAATCTGCTGTTCATACTCAGTAAGTTTCCCTCTAAAGATGGATGTGTTTTTATTCCATTTTTCTACATCCAGAGAAATCCCATTCAGCTCCATCTGGGCTAGTACTGGTAAGAATTTATTTTCCAGACTAGAACAAGCTTGCAACTTCCATTGTCTAAGCTTTTGCTGCTGTCGGACAAACAGAGGGTATAGATGAATCAAGTCATCATAGAGATAATCTAGTTGTTCATTGGTAATTACATCTCCTGGTTTCCAGTTGATAAAAGACAATCGAATATCCTTATTCATTTTGATATTGAAATGCCTTTCCAGACAAGCATCCAAACTATGCTTCAAGTCAGAACCATTATATAAAATCTGAGAGTTAACCATGGTACAATACACATTAGGTAACTCTACTTGATAATGGTACTTTAGAATCTTCCAGTCAAACTTGGCATTATGAGCTATCCATAACTTGTCTACTAGCAGTGTAATAGCAGCTTCAATTTCTTTTAGTGTCCAATCATCTAGCTTGATGATAAAATACCCTGTAGAGCCTCCTAAACCCAATAGAATTGGATGTAAGGTAAACACATCCAATCCATTGGTTTCAAAGTCAAATTCAATGTAGGGAGAATCTCTAAGGGGCTGTAGCTGTGCTAAGTTGGTTACTAATGTATACTTGTCCAGTTTTGTCATCTACTACCACATTTTCCAACTCCTCCAACAACACTCCCGGTTTTCCAAGATAACAATGGTCTTTATGCACGACAATGACTTCCAATGCCATTTCCAGTTCATCCAAGGCTTCCATATCTTCCTCATCTAATGCTTTATGCAATAAGGTTAGATTCTGGTCGACTTGTTCTAATTGGGAACGAGTGGCTACTACAATTACATAATCTTGGTATAAATTGTGAAAAATCATTTGATCATACCCAGACATACCAATAATGTCCACATAATCCCCTCTTTTGACTGCTTCTTCAATGTTTGCAAAGCCAGTAAGGGGAACTTCAATTGTATACGCTTTCATGTAAATATTCAGGGGTTAAGTCTTCTTCAAATACTTCCTTAGAAATGTACTCAACTACTTCTTCTTCAGGTATAAATGTTCGTTGACCCTTGACTCTGAAAGACTCTTTGTGGATGGTAAGTACCTGAAACAAATTACCATCCACTGTTTTAATAAAATCTCCAGGTCTAAGATCACCTTTAAACATCTGTAGCAAATTCAGTTTTTAGCTTATCGTACTTTTGAGCCATTTCACTCATAATCTGAGTATCCTCTCTATTCAGCATTCTCAGACTCATGAAGATGGGATAGCCATTGATACTTCTTGGGCCAGCTTCACTGAGGTATTCATAAACCAAGCCTACAGTATTAATGTCTTTATCATTAAAGCACCCAAACATAACAGGCATAAAAATCGAGGCAAATAGCCTACTATCAGTCTGATCAATACTACGATCTGTAAAGATTTTGCCATCTACCAGATCCATAGCAATCTGCTTTAGTTCTTCATGTGTTTTAGAAGACACTGGTTTTTTTTCAACTGGTGTAGTATCTTCAGCTGAGTTTTGATTATTTTCTTCTTGATTGTCAATTAGTTGTTTATCCATGATACTATCTGTAGCCCTAGCCAAAGGACAAGGGAGTAGCCTAATAGTGCTACCACTACTTTTAAAAAGTCAGGAATTTTCTTCAATTAAACTGTGATTTTAGAAAGCTTATGGGTGTAAGTTTCCTTCTGCTTGATTCGGGTATCTGGATACTTCTTGTCTAGTATAGTCAGGTAAACAGCTTCTGTAGTAATTCTATATTTAGTAATCCAGAAGGTTTGTAACCGGGAATAATCAGCTACTCCTGTCTTTATTGATTTGTATCCAGCATAACCTCTGTAAGGTTTTACAGTCACTTTATAGTCTGCCAGCCCATTAGGTGTGTACTTCATACCAAAGCAATTATTATGCTTTGTGCAAAGCTCTGATTTACCATTGGCCGATTCATCTACAAATTGACGTTTAACCCATACTTTGTACTTTAATGTAGGATGAGTGTCAATAAGACTAAACACTTCCTGTCTCTTGGTAGGCTCTCTTGCTTCTACCCCAATAAAGTAGAGCAATAGAAATGCTGATAGCAATTTCATAGTACTAGAAGGATTGGTGAGGTATCAAAAGTAATAGAGGGACTAACAATTGTCGTTCAGAATAACCTAGTTTGATTATTGCTACGTAACTGTTGCAGTTGGAGTACTCATCAGAAGCTCTCCACATACAATGTGATGATGGGTAAGGGCTTCATTGTAAGTGGTGTATCTCCATTGCTGATTAGTATACTCTTCTAACTCTGAGTTAAATACCATAGTCTCAAATACAATGGGATCACCTTCCCCATCAAAAGTAGAAAATCGATGGTCTAATCCTAGGAATACAGTAGAGACTTCTCCTAATTTTCCTAGATCAGTTTTCTTTACTACTCTTTGATCAGGATTTTGCCACATCCATGTAGACCACTCTTCTAGTGTACAAGGCACTACCCTATTATCCTCATCCAATTTATAGTATAGACGCATATTTCTTTAAGCAGGTAGTAACTTTCTACCAATAGTAAAGGCACAGATGGGAGTTTCAGGGTCTTTAGTATCTCCATCAAACTCCACTAAATATAAATCAGTACCTCTTTCAGGTTCTTGTATACTGCCAAGTACTGTGCCTTTAGTACCATCTTTATGTCTATCTTCAGGTCCAGAATTTGCCTTTTCAACTCTATTTCCAACTTTGAAGAGGCATTTAGGATCACCTTTTAGTATTTGCTGAAGTAGTGGATTATCCTCATTCATTTGTATTTTTTGCATTGTAGTCGTTGTATTTTCTAAATGGAACTAATGGTTTATTATCAGGAAGGGGTATAAACTGCACTGCTATCCCTAATTCCTTATACAATTGCAGCTTATCAACTTGATCCCCATACTTGTCATAATACCCTCTACACATTACTTCGAGAGCAGTATTTTGTATAGTAGCTTTATGACAAACAAAATATCCTTTTTTCTTTAAGCAGCCTTCAATAATATCTTGGGCTCGCTCAGGACTAACTATCCTATCCTCAGAAAACAGACAATTCTTACAACGTTTATTGTATACAAACATCTTACATCATGTGGCTACGTTCACGATACAAGATAGTCACAACATGGTTAGCATTATTATAAGCTGTGTGTATTTGTTCAATCTGAATTTGAGGGTTTTTGTCTAACCACTCATTTATAGCTCGTTCTGAAGTATAAGCAGAGCTAAGAAATACCTTAATTTTCTGAGGTTCATTCATTTCTTCTTTTCCTTTCTAAATGAAGATTTAACATCAAATCCATGGCTAACAATCTTCTCCTTATCAGTCAATTGTCTTGGCTGAGGATCTTTGTCAGTGAGTTGCATACTGATAAACTGCTCCAATTCCTGGTAAGCAGTGAAGGGGTCTTTTACAGTAATGAAATCAACACTAGATTTATCCAGTTGAGGATTTACTATTAGTAAAGGATCATTTGAAATAGTTGGCCAGCTTACTTTATTAGCTAAAGTTGGATAGGTATATCCCCTGGCAATAGCAAAAACTGGAACTTTGTACTGTAAGAACAGGTTAACTTGCTCTATTTTAGGTAGAAACTCCTTAAACAGATGGTCTGTTTTCCAACGGAAATACCCAATTTCATCTTCATAAACCTTTTTGACTTCTTCCAGGTCATAGGTAGTTACTCTATGTATTTCTTTATCACAAACCAAAGTCCTAGTCCAGTCACATATGTCCAATCCTACATGCAGTTGACCAGCAAAGCCAATAATGAAAGGAGCAATGTACATGTTCTCTGATCTACCTCTGAATTGTCTGTATCCAGATGCTCCATGTGTAAACTTGTTTAGAAGTGGTAGTTGTTGTGCAGTAATGATGGATGTGTTTCTGTAATACTTTACTGTATCATCTGGTTTACCCAGTGTATACTGTATTGTATCATAGTAGTCTCTGAAATCAGAATAAATTTTCATAATTATTAGTAGACAGAATTTTGATAATCCTATTACTATAAATATTCCAATCGAGATTGCTTAGCTTACTCATCCTATTACCGGCAAAATTGACAATAGCTGGTTTATGCTCTTGGATATAAGCAATGGCTTCTTCTACTGAAGGATTCTCTAAACAAGGCTTTTGACATTGCTTACACAACGTAATAGTTTGTTTACTGCCAGGAGAGTTTAAATTACCAAACACAATAGTTAGATCACTATGTTGGATATTTAGCTTAGTTCTAATTGGATAAGATGAAGACTCACACTCTACTAAACCATATGTAGTTCTAAGTAGAAAGTTAGGCCCACGCTCTGTCTTAAAATCTTTAGGAGCATACCCACCTGTAGTATACCCAAGTTGATGAGCTATATTTAAAGCAGCTTCATCAATACCTGTCTGACCTCCAGAGATCACCTTCTGAACAATATCACTAACTTTCATTGCTTGTTAAGTTTAGAAATACAAAACAAAAAGCCAGCACCTCACTTGATGCTAGCAATAATCAAACTTGGTTATTATCTTTGTTGAGTTATTGGTGAGCGACTTTAAGAACTCATATATAGGGCTATGATTGTCAGTGAGTTAGGCCGGGGGTTCGAATCCCTCTCTCTCTGCTGAAGTAACGATAAAACCCTGTAAACTAACCACTTACAGGGTTTTTTGTTTTTCAAGAGTGCCAAAAACTGAGAATGTTAGTGAACTATCTGTGAGTTAAAAATAAAATCTGTGAGTTACTCACCAGTGGCATAACTTTTTAACACTCAGTTTCCTATGGTTCCTTTTTCTTACAGTTTCCTGGTGAGGAAATCTCCCAAAGCAGCAGCTGGATTTGCCACTCTGTATTTACGCATCCAAGTACAGACACAAAAGATTGAAGTTTCCCTTAAGAGGGATGTGTTACAGCACAGATGGGATATTAAAACCCAACGGCTAAAAGGTAATTCTCCAGATAATAAAGAAATTAATAGTTATCTGGACCAAGTAGGTACTACCCTTCATCAGCACTACAAAGAACTAGTGCTAAAAAACAAAGAAATTAGTGCAACTAGCCTTAAAAAAGCTTTTCTGGGTGAGACTGACAATGAAAAAATGCTGGTCAGTCTGTTCAAAGACCACAATGAGCAAATCCACAAACGGATTGGAGTAGATTACAAATGGGGTACTTATGAAAGGTATCGGTCTTGTCAGATTCATGTAGAACACTTTCTTAAACTAAAAAAGAAAGTCACAGATATAGCCCTCAAAGACCTGAATCTTCAATTTGTTACAGACTTTGAGTTATACCTGAAAATTGACAAGAAAAATCAGCACAATACTGCTCATAAGTACTTAATGGTGCTGAAAAAAGTAATTAGGCTTGCTCTTCTTAATGGTTGGACCAATGTTGATCCTTTTGCCCATTTTAAAATTACTACCAGAGAGGTTAACAGAGATTTCTTAACCAAGACTGAACTAGCTACTTTAGAACAGAAAGAAATGCCTAATATCAGGCTAAATCAAGTGAAAGATTGCTTTATCTTCAGTTGTTACACTGGGTTAGCATATGCTGATTTGAAGAAGCTCACCTTGAGTCATATTAAAACTGATGATGAGGGTAGGCAGTGGATCATTATTGCCAGAACCAAAACAGAAAGCCAATCAAAAATCCCCCTTTTGCCTAAAGTTAAAGAGCTGATTAACAAATATGTGCTGGGAAGTAGAAAGGGTTCTGAATATTTATTACCTGTATTGACCAACCAGAAAATGAACAGCTATTTAAAGGAAATAGCTGACATTTGCAACATCCATAAAAAACTAACTACACACGTAGCTAGGCATACTTTTGCTACTACTGTCACCTTAACCAATAATGTTCCCTTGGAAACTGTGAGTAAACTGTTGGGCCACCGGAGTATTCTAATGACCCAACATTATGCTAAGGTGGTAGATGATAAGGTAGCAAAAGATATGGATGATTTACTAACTAAGCTACAGTAACAGAATCAAAGACTGGAACCTCAAACTGAAATGTACCTGATTCAACTAAAGCCTGGGCTGTGTCTTTTGTAACATACATATAGACACCAGGAACAGAAACATGGTATACTGTAATTTTAGGTTCCAGCTTTTCTAATTGCTCTGTAACCATACTGGCAATAATCTTCAATGTTTTTGCCTTATTTTGGGTATTAAGAAGCAATTGCTCTGCATGTTTGACTTTCTCCTCCTGAGCCTCCTGAAAATCTACTACCTGATCTAATATAGCATGAGCATTATTTGGCCCCTCCTCCCAAGTTAAAGCATCCATATCAATGGTTACTTCATTGATGATGTATACTCTTGGATTTACTGTCTCAATGTGAATTGGTTTTGCCATAATATATTGGTAGAAATAAAAAGGGCTAGTCAAGTAATTAGCTCAACTAGCCCTAAGGTTAAACAATAGATTCTGATTATTATACCCAAGCGTCTGCTACTGGAATTTCAGTAAGCACTTCTTTATTGTAGGTCCGGTACAATTCATTCAGGAAGGCTGTATAGTCAGCTGTTTTCCGGTTTTTGAAACCATCATGAATGGTCTTAGTTCCATCAAAACCTTCAACCCACTGGTCTTTAAGAGGAGTGGGTTTAGCTTGAGATTTTGGCAAATCAGCTACACTAGTAGCCTTTACTAAATCAACAAACCGAAATTTTAATTTTCGGCCAGTATACAACATAATTCTGTTGTTACTTGGACTACTAATAGGTTCAACAATTACATCACCTGTCTGACTGTTAATACCTCTTCCTGGCCGCAATTGTTCTTCATATACTTCAATGAGGTCATAGATAAACTCTTCACCCGCATCATTGTAATGACCTAAGGTATTGATGTCCAGGCCAACTTCTAATTTAATTGCTTCTACAGATTGTTTGGTCATATTTAACCAAACCAATAAACTTTTTGACTCTCTAGTATTGATTCTAGGATCACCCTGTCGAATAAAAGCCAAATTGTCAAAGTGCATGCCCTGAGGATTGGCTACTTCTTTTCTGAAACCTACACTGACTTCATTGGGATTGTTAGAATTTTCCCGAATGTCTGAAATAACTACTACTGGTTTTTTGGCTGTTGCTACTGGGGTTGTGTTTTGAGATTCCATGATTTTTGGAAATGTTTTTGTGATTGTTTTTTAATTGTTTTCAAATGCTTAGTTGTCATATAGCTTTAATATATTATAGAAACACTATATGACAAGGAACCCATGCAGTATGGGACAGTAGAGCTATCGCTAGAAATTATTTGTGTTTAGGACACTTGGTTTGACTGCCCTTAGGAGAATAAGCATCAGCATATCTGGCAGTAACACAGGTTGGTGTACAAGCAGTACTAAGTAGTAGCACTGACAGGAACAGGAGCATTTTCATAAAAAAAAATAACCCTGCCAGTAAGTACCAGCAGGGTTGATTGACTTTACTTATAACTTTTAAACAGGCCAACTTCAGGCTTTGCCCAGGGAAAAGGAATCGAACCTCTATACAAACTGATTCAGTTAATGAAAGCCTATTATTGGCTTTTATAAAACCTCAGTTTTGCTCTACCAGTTGAGCTATCCCCGGAACTTATTCTATCTAATTTAATCTACTACAACTTCTTTGTGCTTGGTCTTACGTGTGTACCTAGGCTTTTTACAAAGAAAACAGCTACAAGGTCTAGTCTGGTGTTTATAACAGTAATAATTACCATCTCTTAGGTTTAACCTCCTCAGTCTTTGGATGTGTTTTCTCTTGGTTATTTCTGTTCTTAAGCCTTTGTCCATATTACTAATTTAGCTAAAAAGGAAAAGAAAACCCACCCTTAAAAAGAATGGGCTTATCTGATATATCCACACCATTTAAATAGAGTAACAGCCATAACTATTACCTCTACAATTTTACTATTTAAGGTATAATATATCAAATAAAGATTAAGATTCATTTTACAAAAGCATGTTTTTTTACTAATTGAATCGCTTCTTCAAAAGAATAATGCCTACCTCCTAAGTTTAATTTCCTATTAATAGAAGTTTGATTAATAAAAAACCACCAATAAACAGGTTTATCTGGATAGTTAAGCAACTCAACCCAATTGAGCCTAATGCAAGGAAGTTGAAGTTTAGTTTTTACCTGAGTTTGATTTAACTCCATTGTTACAGAGTTAAACCATGTAAATCCTAATGCATACAATTCATCAATAAATTCTTCTTTAGTCATAGCCGTCTTTTAATAAAAGCGTACTTTTTGACTAGATTCAGTACCTCCTCATACTTAAGATAATCCCGAAAACTTATGCTATTACCAGCAAAAAAATCATTAGAATATCCCCACCAATATACATGACTATCATATACATGAAGCCTAATACAGGGCTGTCTACAGGCACACTTCATATTATTTTCGAGTAATAGTAATGCTGAATTACCAGAGTTATCAGTAAGAAACCCCTCATTATTAAAACCTAACTCCTTTAATTGAGTTATCAATTCCTGTTTAGTCATTTGGTATGTGCTGGTTTTAGGATATGTTCCTTTACTACTTCTAAGAAATCTAGGTAGCTATATGTTTGGCCAGATATATTATTTATAAAAAGATATTGATCAGAAATTGTCATACTCAAATAAATTCTTAGGTCAGTATCCACTAGAATAGTTGACTTACGGCATTTGAACTTTACATTTTCTGGGTCAAGTCTAAATATATTTAGAGAGCCAGAATTTATAAACCCTAACTTCCTTAACTCCTCATATATACTATCGCGTGTCATGATTGTATAGCTAAAGCCTTTTCCAATGCGGCTTTAAGAGTATCTAGCGTATAGACTTTACCCTCAAACTCTCTGTAAGCATAGGTATTATCATTAACTACATACGGCCACCAATAGATACAATTAGGAGTCATTAGAGCTACTTCTAATTGGATAGTATGATACAAATTATACTTAACAAGCTTAGTATAAAGAACATACCTTGTAAGGCTTTGTTTAATAAAACCCAAGCTCTCGAAATATTCTTTAAATTCCTTAGGTATCATGGTTATCACGTTTTGATTAGTATGTACTTCTTTACTACCTCTAAAAAACCTGAATAGTCATACCAACTACCAGAAATATTTGTTCTAAACAAATAGCCATCAGACCAATCTGCATGTAGGTATATTCTAATTTCTGGAGTGATTAAGATCGTTGTTTTAAGGCATTTGAATTTAACCTTTCTTGGGTTCAGTTTCAATACATCATATTTTTCAGCAGTAACATGCTGTACAAATCCCAACTTGCTTAGCTCTGCATATAAAGCTTCCTTTGTCATAACACTTCTTTTACTCTTCCAAAGACTTGCTTAGTCCAGCCATTGACGTATCCATGATTATTAGCAATTAATAATCCCTTGGTTGGATCAACAGCTTTTACCAAATGAGTAAACAGGTTACCCTTCACTTTGCAAAAAACAACATCACCTACTTTGACATCTTTCAATTCTACTGGTTCCAGTATGTGTTTCTGTCCAGATTTGATCAAAGGAGTCATAGAGTTCCCTTTCTCTGAGGTTTCAAAAGTCTCCCCCTTTGCTAACCGCTCAATCTTATAGTTCATTATTCACATTCAATAATGAATGCAGTTTCCTGCTGACCATCTATGGTTACTCGGTGAGTTCTAAGTGTCTCAAAATATTGACCTCCTTTAGTTAAAGGGGCAACCACTCCTTGATTATTAAACCACTCTTCACAGTTTTGTTCTCCTTCTCCAGAAAACCATTGGAGTAATACTTGAGCCTGTCTGTCTGATAGGTTTGTAAAAATTGCAACTGCCATAAGCTTGCTAACGATTAAGGATATACGTTAATAAAAAAGTGGTTTAATTGAAAGTGTGTTGTTACACCAAAAGCTATCTGGCCTTTGTTAAGCTCTTACCCTAAATACTTCTGAATCAGGCTCAACTTTTTCCATTTATCTTCAATATTTTTTGGAAGAGTTGGTAAATTCTGAATTTCCTGTTCTAGTGGTGAAATGTCTTCTGTATCAAAGGCCATTGTAGTAGTTCCAGCCACCTTTGGATTTACTAATAAATAATGTCTGTGATTAGTGGCATCACTGATAATACTTCCACTTAAGTAGTACATAATAGTCGAGGATTTGTTAGTGGGTACACTAGGAGTCGAACCTAGACAAGTTTTAAACTACCAGATTTACAGTCTGGCCCCATTGACCAATATGAGACTGTACCCAAAAAACTGCCTATCTTCAATTTGTGCTAGGCAGTAGGCATTCTAAGTAAACAACAAAATAGTAGCTTTATTTTTTAACTGAGCTATGTTTAGGATCAACAATAGCACTCGCAGCAATAGTCATCACTTTATTAGGCTTGTTTGGATCAACCCACTCATATTTATTTATCTTCCGAGTGCCTGCAATAGCTAATACCAATAAGTCTAAATTGTTCTTACTAGCAGCAAAACTGGAATGAAAATTATTCAGAATTTGATAAGTTGTGTCCAAAAAATAGATTGTCAACATGATAATAAAAGGTAAGTTTTCTGTAAAAACAATTGCCACTTATATAACCTTTAGTACAAAGATCAATACTTTCAGGTATAGCTTAAAAATTCTAACAAAAGTTAGTTATTAGAGAAAGGAGTTGAATTTTGCTTGTGGGCTACTCTAAATTTATTTGCCAATACATTAATAGCCTCTGTAAATAAAGGTCTATTATAGTCTAACTTTTCAACCAATTCCTCATTTTGAGCTATTTTGTCAAGAAACTCTTCCCGCTTTTCTTCATATTGCTCTGGAGCTTGAACAGCCATAGCCCCTAAACTATAGGTAAATAATATCATAGTAAGCTGTAGAGCTTGATCTGTTAGAATACCAGCTCCATTTTTAAATAGATTCCCTTCTTTATCCATAAAGGAAAAACTTTGACTCTCTAGATCAATCATTAGATCGTACATTGCTGCTGAAGGCATAAGAGCATTTGGGCTGGGGGCAAAAACAATCAAATTGAGCATTAATTCACTTATATTAGTGAATGCATTGTATTGAAGGGAGCTATTAGTATCTGATTTTTCTATTTCTTGGAGTGCAAATGCAAGAAAGCCATTTACTTTTTCTTCAAGAGATATTTTACCATTTCCACTAGCTAATAGTGTTTCAAAAGCTTCCTGCAAATACTCTTTGTTCAGATTCAAATTTAATAATGGCATACAATTAGTTGGAATTTCATAAGGAGTCTAGCCCTATGTAATAGAGAGCCAGACTCCAGGTTTAATTGTGATTGCTTTTTGCATTTCGTGTTATAGTAAGAAGGTTACCAACTTGTTCAGCTTCTTTAAACATCTGCTGGACACCTCCTTTTTTTGTAGCAGCTACCTGTTTGGTAATGAACATGAAACAGTATGTCTCTACTGCTTTTAGATTAAAATCAGTAGGTTCAGCTTCATAATTCTGAATTGCCTTTTTAATCAGGTTAACAACTGCCGGTACTGGCAAACTTTCAGCCAGTGTTCCAAGCATTTCCGTAATGGGGTTTTGATTATGCATAGACTGGTGCAATGGTTCTATGATAGGTCATCATACAGAATTCATAGTTATTAGGGTCTTCTGTATTGATGTGACCTTTTTGAGATGGATCTTTAATCCGGTATGGTAATTTTGCAACTAGTACCACACTTTTATCATCTAATTGGGTCATGTTCCTATTCACTGTTACGCGCTTTCCTGTTAGTTTAGAAATCATATTAGCTACAGCATCATAGCCAACTGAAGAGCTAACTTCTTCTGCATCTTGCAGAATCATTTTGAATGTATCTTGATCAATTGTTGTTCTCATAAAGATACCATCCTGAGGCATCATTGCTGAGTTCATTACATATACTTTGGACATACTCTTATGTAAATAAAACACTGAACGTTAATTTCTTTCAGTTCTGGAATTTATTTACATAGTTTGTAGCACTGCTCTTGACCAACTCCCTCTCTAATTCTTTTTGTTCTACAACCATGAACATCGCAGCTAATCCCTGTTTGCCATAGCAAAACATTGTACCCTTCCTTTTTAAGGTTGGAATAATTTTAGTAACAATCTCGTATACACTATTGCCTTGACTAACTTCTTCAATGTTTCCAGTTGTTTTATCAATAGCTATGAGAATAAACTTGTCTAACTCTTCACACTTTTTTACCACCTTGTCGATGTTTAATTCTAGCAGTACTTTAATACCAGCAGGAATATCATCTTCTTCCTCTTCATTCATTGTTTAAAGTTGTTAAATGAAAAATAGAGCAGAGAATACTATCTCTGCTCCAGTGTAAGACTGTTAATCAGCTTTTACACTAAATTCCTGATAAGAACCACCAGATCGAATACAAAACTTCTGCATTCCTTCATGATCACCTTCCAGGATAAATCCATGGGTTACCACTTTAGGATACCAGCCTTCTTTAATATGGTCTTGGCCATCATTGATAATACAAATCTGTGGTCTATCCCCATTAAAGCTAACCTCACCTTCTTTTGTAGGTACACTACCTTTTTTAATAAATTCAATAGTGTTCTCAATTGCTCGTTGCATGTCAGTACCTCCTCTACCAAATTGGAAATACTTATTAAACTTTTCCCATACATGCAGACATTCTTCTCTAGTCTTGATAACTAACCAATGAGGGTCTAGGCGGCTTTCAAATGTGCAAATGTAGAGTTCAGCATTTCCCTGACTTACCTGTTCACACCGATTTAGTAGTAAGGCTTTTACCCACCCAATTTTATCTGAATCATGCATGGAACCAGAGTCATCAATAAGCAGAATAAGTACTTGCTTATTGAAGCTAATTCTAACCCCCTTTTTGATCTCCAGTTGCTTGGTAGCCACTTTATAATTAAAGGTGGGCATAGCTAATTGAATAGCTCCAACTTTTTGTACTTCAGAGTATTGCTGTATACGCAACATCCGTGTCTTCCTGGCACTAGGATCATCTTCTTTGGATTTTGATCTATATGCTTTGATATTTCCTTTCCTGTTTAAAATGGAAAGCTTTTTCAATACATCCAGATTTTCAGCACCTAGTTGGCCAGCTCGAACACCATTGAATACAGAGGGATCTTGATCCCCTAGTAAAGCTTTCTCAGTGAAACTGTCAGCTGGCATAATTTTACCAACCATCTCAGCATTCTCTTTTAGCTTTTTAGCAATATTGGCTCCTGATTGGTTTCCCTGGAATATAGGAAGTTCTTCTTCTTCAGTAGCTCCTCCTTTACCTTTACGGCCACCTGCTCCCTGATTAGAAAGAGAATGGGCAATGTTTAAGGCTTGTTCCAGCGGAGTATCCCCATTGAAAACTGATACATCAATGTTCTTTAAGAATTCCTGAGCTTTCTTATTGAACTCAAACACACGTTCCTCTGCCTTTTCCTGAGTCTCCCCTTCTTTAGGTTCTACATTATCATAGTTCCAGGTAGAAGGTTTGGTAAAAGCTTTAGCACGTTCATCTTCAGGAAATGAAGTTAGATTGGCAATATCCTGTACTAATTGTACTGAATATGTACCCTGTAAATTCATTTTCTTCACTACATGCTCAATCTCTTTTTTGGATGGAGTGATGTAGTTTTTGTGGGGTACAGTTCGTTGGATCATTGATTAGGCTAGTGCTCCTAAGAAGTTCAAATCAGTATCAGCATTGGTTTTTTCCAAGGCATTATCCAGACAGGTTTTCTGGTATGTTTTCCAGATTTCCCGAAGTTTTTTGTATTGTGGCTGAAACTCATCTCTGAAGGATTGATCATCCAGAAACTTAATAACTCTCTCAGCTGCTTTACTGTACTGGATGTACCGGATAGGGGTATTCTTATCCACTGGAGGCAAATCAGAAAGCTGTTTGTGCATAGCATTAAACTTCTCTCTTTCCTGCCGAATAGCTTCAAATTCTTCCATTTGAGACTCAATCTCATTTACATGGTGAGGATCAAAGCCAGCTACATACTTCAGCCCAGACAAGCCAGCTGTGTTGTACACAATAGCTGCCTTAACAGCTGTTCTTGGAGAAATGAAATTGTTTCTACTTACTTCAGCCACAATTTGGGCAAACGTATGCATGGGTTTTTTGAGCACTTTATCAAACAGGAGTGCATAATCTTCCTGATTGTAAGTTTCCCATTCTACCCGGTGCTCTAAAGGAAAACGCTCCATCAAGGCTTTGATAGAATCATCCTCAGCAATTTCTTCCCGGCTTCTGTTGGTACAAACTACAATACACTTGGTTTTGATGGGTACTTGCTGATTTCCATTTCTGAACTGTTTTGAAGTTAGAATATCCTTGAGCTGTTCTAATACGGCTGTAGGAGCATCCAAACCTTCTTCCAGTATAACATACTCATGGCTCATGAAACTCCGTTCAATATTATATTCAATGGCACCATGGTCTTGAAATTCTTTCATTTTCAATCCCCCTAACAAGGATTCTATTGTTGAGCCCTGGCCAAGTGATTGAATAAACGGCTTTTCATCAATAGCCTTAAAGAATGCTTCACTCATTTCACTTTTCTAATTGTTATTAACCACAGGCTTTTTATCCTGTGCTCTGGAAGTTTCCCTCATTTTCATCAGTTGGTCATTTCCAACTCAGTATAGCATATATTTTCACCTCCAACTCAATGGTAAGGTGGGGAACACTCGTGGTAGTATTATAGTCTGTTTTACAGGATCAACTACTATGCGTTACACTACCAATAAATCTTTAAGTTATTGGTTAGCTCGGTATTAGCACTTCACTTTGAGCCTTCACCGATTTTGCTCCCTCATAATCCAAGATATTTCTATCCTGGACGGCAAATCCAAAATTCTTGAAAAGTTGGTATCTGTTGTACTTTCTATCTAAATGCAAAGAACTAGTTTCATATAGCTTTTTTAAAATATCAATACTGTCTGGACAACTATAAGAAGTCTCAAAAACAAAGTGGCTTGCTGTTTCTTCAGAGTTAGCCAATAAGTAATTTCTTTCCCTATAGTTTAAGACCTTGTTAATACCTTGTAAAACATCTTTAGTGCCTAAAAATTTAACAATTGGTTTGTATCCACTTGTGGTATGTGTAAATGTAAAGCAACCATCACCATCAAAGTAACCTCTTACAAAAGCTAGTTGATGTTTATTAGGTAGTTGATTTTCAGACGGAAATAGTAAAGTTTCAGATTTTTTAGGAGTACATCCTAAACTAATTAGATCTAATCTCATTTGTTTACTATAAAAACAATATCGAGCAGCTTTCCCATCTTTAGTTAGATAGATTTTATTATCTGCCTTTATAAATTGCTTAAATTTTAACAAATGGTTCATATCACTAATTTTTAATCCTAGTTCAATAGCATTTGTAGTCGAATGGATTGCACCATCTGCATACAAAAACCCAAGCCAGTAAGCTTTTTCATCAGTATCAATAGTTGAAAAGAGATTATGTTGAGTTCCTCTTTCATTTTGTCTATTGATAATCTGTATTCCATTAGCTTTGAGTATTTTAGATATTCTTTCTGGTCTTGTTTTGAACATTTTACCTATTTTTTCCAAACTGTAACCTTGCTTATAATACTGTATGTATTCTTCAGCTGTACCTAATGTTTGATTTTGTTGATTTAATACACATACCCCCTTACTTCTTAGATACTTATTAATAATGTAAGGTGAATTCCCAAATTGTTTTACAAGAGAAGCTATACTTCTTTGATTTACAACATACTCATACTCAATTAATTTACCTAACTCCTCTTCCATATCTACACATATTTAACTATATGTAAATATACGAATTTTAGATGTGTTTACCATGTCCACCTTTCCCAAACAAGACTACATTTTCATTTGTTATGTACCCTAGGTGTAGAATTTCAGCAACTTGATCTACATAAATGAAGTTTTTGTTAAGAGCTTCTTTAACAGCTTCTAATGAAATAGAGGTTCCTTTAGATTTCATGAAATTTTTAATAAACAGTAACTAATTGCCTACCTTTTTAGTACAGTTGTCGGCTGTTCTGTAGAAAGAGAAGAAATTGAGAAAGCTTGTATAATTCTATTCACAAAGATCAAGGGTCTTTGCTTTCAAATAAGCTTTCTCTAACAACTTCTGGTTATTGTTATTCTATTGTGATAATAGCCACTTAAAACCAATCATGAGGATCATAGAGCTGTAGTCTGACAAAAGCATGATGCATGTCTTCTTGATCCTGATAATGGTGAATTTCAGTAACTTGAGTAAGTCTCTCTCGTACACTACCTACATAACTAGCTCCCTGATACACATCCAATTCCAGAAAAGGCAATTGTTCAGTAGTAAAGCCAGGATACTTTCTGTCCAGAGGAAACTGATAGACTTCCTCATTACACTCATTGAGCACACTGATCTTATCAGCATGTTTTACACATCTTAACATAAGGGTATGATTTATAGGGTTATTAATGAGGAATTCAGTTTCTTGGGATAAAAAACTTATCTTTAATTTAAAGTCAGGTATCCCTTGATGCAAGTGTTTTTGGTCTTGTCAAAAAGCTTTCCAAATACATGGTCATTAACTTTCTCAATGACCCGAAATGTAAAACCATCTACAGTTACACCTGAGTTTCCTTTAAGAATCTCTTCTTTTTTGGTTAGTAACTGCTTAGCAATTGTGGGTAAAAATGGAAAGAATTTAGTGCCGTTGTGATGCATAAGTCAATAACGGTTATTGATATACGTTTAACAAAGTGTAGAGCTACCCTAAGTGTTTGGCTTAAGATAGCTCTAGTTCATTTAGGCAGCTACTTTATACAATGTACCCTGAATCTTGAGTGTTTTGATAGTCTGAAGATTCACCTGCCGAATACAATCATGAGGTGTTGTTTTCTTCTTACTTAACTCAACCACTTTCACATACCCTAACACATTTGGGTCCTGACCAGACAAGTATTGACCATTAAGCACCCTTTCTTCCCCTTTCTTTTTCTTAAAGGTTACAGTAAAGAAACGGCCACCAGCATTGCTCATCAGCTCAAAAGCCTTTTTCTTGCCAATTTTTATGACTTTAGAAGGTTGTTGAACTGGCAGAGCAGGAGTAGCTACAGCATTAGCTGCAATAGCTTGACCAAAAGCAGCTTGTACATCAGGAGTTTGCAAATTTGTCATGGTAATGTTTGGGTCTGAATAAATTCTGAATACACCTGTATCCTCAAAGGTAAATAGGCCTTGAGCAGTAAATCCTTGCATAAGCTTACTTACCAGTTCCTGAGTCCAATTGTATTCTGGGTGATCTTCCCTGAGCTTTAATTTTATCTCCAGGGTGGTTACTCGATTGGTAGCTTTGAGCAGTTGTAAGGCTGCATCTAAACAAAGTTGATCTCTTTTACTCATGATTTGAGCCAAATCACTTTTTTTATATGGCACTGTGACTCATTATAGGCTATGATTTCTGAATTCAATAGCCCATTACCAGCACTAACAAAGGTGCTGTCAAATCCACGTTCCTTTAGGTTTTTATAGGTAAGAGCAAATTCATTCCCTCTAAACCATCCCTCATACTTAAAAGGATTTCCCACATGTACTTCATACACCAGGATTACCTTGTCTGAGTCATATCCAGTATAACCCAATGATTTAGCCATTGTCTCACTGAAATAATTCCCATCACCATACGCTTTACCACTGAACTGAAAATTCCCTGTTGGTCTGATCTTTAAACCCTGTTCCAGAATTGGAAGTACTGAAGTACATCTTGTACCATGAATGAGTGTTCTGGTCTGTCTGTTCTCTTGGGAACTCATCCACTGGTTAAATGCTTCATCTTCCCTGGTTTTCTTCACAGAAAATACAGCATGTACTTTTCCAGATCGTCCATGATAGCCTGAACTGAAATTTTGATCCAGCAAATACTGAATATCAGCATAATCCTCTGTTTCTTCCATTTCAATTCCCAACATATCCAGTAAGGATTGTTGTAACGTGACCTCTGCTTGGGTTGCTGGCTTTTTGCTAAGCAGTGCAACCTGTGAGGCAATTGCATCCAGATTATCTTGTTCCTGTTCAAAGACTTTGTCTAGGTTAATATTGGGTAGTAAGTAATCTCCTACTCTGCCCATGTATCTAGGGATCACTGTGTAGATTTCAATCAGCTTTTTGTTAATTGTCAGGGTATCCAGCCGATTTAAAACACTCAACTCATTGATTAGCTTTTGAGCAGCTTCTAACTGATGTTGAGTTACCTGAGTAGCTTTAACTGAGTAGGTTTTTCTAACCAAATTATCCCGATAACTCTGCATGAGCTTTAAAAACTCAGCTACCTTTCTACTAACAGTGTCACCAATAATTGGCTGAGTATCTGTAACAGGATCATCTACTACAGTTGTAGCTACTAATTCAGTTACATCTTTGTAACCTTTAGCAATCTTTTCCCTTTTCAGGCTATTCCACTTGCTATAAGGATAAGACTTACTAGTGGATGTGCTTTCTACCCTGCCATAATTGACAGTAAAATTAGCTCCACCAGTATAGACCATCTCGTAGAATTTATTATTGTTACCACTGGTTACCATTAGTAACTTACAATAATCTTGTTGCATATAGTAATTGAAGTTTCTTTTAGAAATTAGAAGAAAAAGTACCCAGCCAGCTTAGCCAGCTGGATAACCCGACTCATAACCTAAATACTCTTGTCTTAATCAGCCAGGAGTTGAGTCACTCCAGCTACATCTTTAGCCCAGTCCAGATCATAGACTTCATTGGCCTCAGCTGGCTCACTGATAATAGTAAGCCCTTGAGCTAAGGCTTTTATTACTAGTAACTTCTGAATACTGAATTTGGCAGATAGCTTATTGAGCATAGCCTTTACATTGTCCATACCACTTTTACCTGCATTACCTGTTTGGGGCATTTCTAGCCAGACAATTTGTTCAGCCTGAAGATCCAGGTAACCAAAAATCAACCCTTGACCTAATTCTGATTTAACAGAAATCATCTGCTCTACACAGGAAGGATCAAAAGCAACTCCAGATGCAGTTACTTTCATAGGATTTGTAGAAGCCATCCAACCTACTCTCAGATTCATTTCCAGAGCACTCTTATTATAAGCTCTGCAATGGAAGATCACACCAGAGGCCCCATTAGCTTGTAGCTTTTCTACATCCAGGTTAATAAATTCAGCTGTACCAATCTTATTAGGAATGTGTTGAATATCCCCTGAATGAGTGGCCCCTGTAATGTTAAGGTGACCGAAGTAGCAGATGTCTGTATGATTTGGATAGACCACATCAGCATACAAATCCATATCTAGGTGTTGAGCTGGTAATCCTTCTCCCCAATTCATAAACAGTCTGACTTGTTTAGATTGTAGTGGGAATCGTTGTCCTTGCAAGAAATGAGCTAAGTCCTGTACAGTTTCTGATCTGTCTCCAATGCTAAATGGAATGTACTCAAGATCAGGATGAATGTACATGGTTTTGTTTTCATTAGGAGTAGCAGCAAATCTCTGGAAGATAGCTTCATCTACTAAGGACTCAACTAGTTCCATGTATTGCTTTCTTTCTGTAGCTGACATAACTGCTACCAATGGATGTGGGTCAATAGTTTTAGTTAATCCAGCTCCTAATGGTTTTACCACTCTAGTTTGACCAGAAAAGTAAACTTTAGCAGCCTGAGTTAATGTAACAATGAGCCTCATAGGTAGCTTAGTAAGCACTTCTTTAAACGCATCCATAACTAGGGCAGCATCATACTTCAGCAACAAACTAAATAGCATTCTAGAAAATACTCCTGGACGTTGTTTTAGTAAGTGCAATCCTAGAGTAAGACTGTGCTCTTTCATGGCCTTGTTGACCAAATGAGCCCAACCTAAACCAGTACCTTGATTTTGGAAGATATACAGCAGATCCTTTAGTCGCTCAAAACCAGCTTGCTTGGCAAACTCATTCAATCTAGCTGCTCTGATGAACCTAACCCACATTTCTCTGTGAGGATTCATAGAGTCTAATACTGGCCTGATGCCATCAAATTCATTCATCCACTCAGCAATCTTCCTGGCTTCTGGTCTAGAATACTTTAGTTTCAGTTGCTCCTTTTTATTGGCAACCTCACTAGTATTCACAGAACTCCGGTATCTACTGTAGCCTCTTCTACTATCTCTTGCTGTTTTGTTGAGAATAGTCTTAGGCTTAACAATCTGAAGATTACCCGTATGTTTATACCACAGATATCTTAACACATCAGAAGGCAGCTTAAAAAGCTTACTAGCTTCTTTACGTTTACCCAAGGCTACCAATTGATCCACCAGGAACATTTTGGTTTCAATCATGCCTACTTCTACCTCTGGTACTGGGTAGATTTCTAGCAAGGTTAACACAGCTTCTTTCTGTGTACCATCTAAAGGAGTCTTAGACTTCAACAGATTATCAAAGTAGTTCAGTAACTCCCGGTCTCCCCATAGCTTGAGTATTTTCAGCTTAGAACCCTGGCCTACTGGAATCTCCATATCAGCCTCAAAAGGAGTACCACAAAAAGGGCAACCATTGTACTTTTCCAGCTCAAACACATTGGCCGGGATAGTGTGTCCACAAACTAAAGTAGTTCCTGATCCACCAACTAACTGGTTAAACCAGGTAAGCACATGAGCAAACTCACTGTCTTTAGGTGGCACATCCCACTGTTTGATCAGAGGAGTCCAATTTAATTTGCTGCCTGTAACAGTCCTTACAAAATCCACATACAAATCCTGAAATTCTTCTGTGGTTGTTTTCCAGATAGACAGGGCTTTTGAGTCCAATGTATAGCCTAGTTCCTTCAATTTAGCTAGGTTTACAAAGGTGGAGACCCAGTTCTGAACACTGGTAATCTCTTGGGCAGGCACATAGATAGCACCTTGCCGAATGGCAATTTTGTTGTGTTTTTCCATAAAAGAGAAGGTAATTACAGAGCTATAGGAGCTTTTTTAGTGAGAAGTAAGCTCTGTTTGACCTTATTTATTTTTGATGATTTTAATGGCTTTAATTACCAACTGGATGGTTTCTTTTCTGGCTTCCAAATAACCAGTTCTTATGAATGGTGTAATGAGTGTGTGTTTGGGGCTACAATACTGTTCTAACTCAACACTTTCAGGGGCATGTACATGGCCCACTAAAGTACCAACAGTAAAAGAACTACAGATATAGACACTCAAGCTAAATTCATGCAAAGCCCACATTACAATCTGATCAAATGTAGGAGCTCTAAACATAACGTTAGAGTCTATACGTGGATTGAATGGAGGTAAGAGGTCTTCATTACCTAAGTAAATTTCTTTATCCTTCCCAGTATAATAACCCAAAGTAGGCCAGTCAAAACCTAATTTTTTAAACTCCAGTGATTCTTCATAAGAAAGAAAGGTCTCTCCCAAAGTTGGAATTGGCTCAAAGGTTTCATTAGCTTCTAAATAAGCCATGATTGTTTCATCACTTGGGCTTTCAGGCAGTTCTTTATGATAAATCAAGCTATCAATTAGGTTTGCACCATGTTTGACTTTGCTTTCCTTTACTTCTGCAATAATCTGCTCTTGACTTCCATAGTATTTCCTTACCATGTCCAGCATTTTGAATTGTCTGATCTTCATATGGATTTAAGCAAATTCTGTTTGACCTTTGTTTAAGAATTTTGAAACTATTTCTGTGTATAAATCAGGCTTTTTTTGTCCAGTAAATCTACCCCATTGTGTTTGACAATGTGGACATTCCCAAACCAATACTCCATCATAAAAACCTTCATATTCAATTCCAATTAAATCAGAAAAATAAGTAGGGTTTTCTGGAGTATAGCCATACATTCCAGCTACTTCAATAATTTGCTCATCAGTCTTATCTTTATAGTGAGCATGATTAGGATTAGTTGGGTCTTCTTTAACTTCTCTAAAGAATTGTAAAACATCTTTTCTATTAAAGCTGCCTCCACATTCAGGACAATTATCTAGGTTTAAAATGTTCATTATGCAGGTACATCAGGTGAGAAAATACGGTTTTCAGGCTTACTCCAATCAATCCACTCCATGTCACAATATGGACGATTAGAACCATTAAGTTGTACAGGAATGTACATTCCCCAACTGGGTGTAGGTTGTAAGCAAAGTGCATCATTGGCCAGCATGCCTACAATCAAATCATGACAGGTGTCATCTTCATACTTCTGTTTACCAGCTTCTGTAAAACAAACCCAGATGCCTTCATTAGGCCCAACAGGTACCAGTAACTGAACTTTACCCAGGTGTCGCTGGTCATAACTAAAAGGGCTGAATGTTAAACTCCGGCCATCTTTTAGGGTTAGTGTAGCTGTTTCTTGAATGGTCATTTTAGTTCTTGTTTATGTAAAAACTCAAGAATTTCCTGGTCAGTTGGATTCGGTTTTAATAGGCCACTTTTAATGCACAAAAACATAAGTGGGCTATTATGGTATTTGTCTTGTTTGAACTGGGCAACTAGATCTCCTTCTAAATACTCTCTGATTGAGAATAAGATTTTGAATCTTCTAGTCATACAATAATCAATTGGTTATTAGCACCCTCTTCTCACTATCCTTTTCTGTCAAGCAGTAAGTGTAGGGTCACGTAGTTATTATATCTCGTTGTAGTAAGGACTGGGAATCCTCTGAGGTGATCGTTCCTCCATAATTAACTACTTGCTGAGAACTCATTAATGTGGAGTTGGAGTGATTCAGGAGTGTATAGCATTACCTTGTCACCAACTTTGCAAATTTCCCTTTACAGGTACTTTCCTGACATTCTATGCTCTTTCTCAAGGAGCCCACATTTCTAGGATTTCTCTTTCTGATAGCTACGGGTTTAAATTCTCTAATGTCTTAATATGAAGAGACCTAAGCATTATTAAGTAGACTGCTACTACTCAGAAACTCATTAACTAGAGCTAGTATCTTTATTGAAATTAGATTAGTATAATTTCAACCAGGATCAATGTTTAGCCTATTAGCACCCCTTAGTCACTGTTACCTTCCATAGAGGAGGTGGTTTACCAGTCGGGTCAAGCTGAGAACTCATTTGTGTTGTATAACGAATGTCTAAACGATACTCATGTTATATTTACATCATTCCTTTCTCAAGGGAACAACACATCCATCATTACTGAAGCTAATCCTCCTTCTCTTCTATTGGCGAAGATTTGTTGGGTTGTCTTTAGCTAGTTTGTCAATTCAAACTTGGTATCTTTTATCAAGGCTAGATTAGTATAGCCTGACCAGGAATCAATGTTTAGCCTGTTATTTTCCATGCTATCTGGACTCGAACCAGAATCAATCAGAGGACTTACACCTCAACTTCAGTCCTGTTTAGGTGCTGCTTGGATTTACCCAAGCCCCGTATCTCTACAGGGGGATCTGCCATTCTCCCATGGACATGGAAAAACTCTTAATTGACTTTAAATGAAATGTAGTAATGATTATTGTTAACAATTTCAACTCCTGGCACATTATAAATAGACGTTAAGTTATCTACACCAGCTTGAAATACATCATGCAATTCCTTGTAAGGTTCCGCATCATAATCTACCATTGTTGTGTAATATTTACTAAACTTTTCATGTCCCCAGGACTCATTCAAGAGAAATCTGCATAATTGATTCTCAGGCTTTATAAAAGCCTGCTCTAAGAAGTAAGTACAAGTTGGGCCAAGAGTGTAAGGCAATGAATACTCAGGCTTAAACCGAAGATCAAAATTAATAACTGCCTTAGCTGTCACAATAGCTGGTTTTACACAATCCACTAAAGTAACCTGAGCACAATCAGAAAAATACTGTACATTATTTACTTTACTAGTTGCAGGATAAGCCTGTTCTAATTCTGCTAAAGCAGCCTCAAAAGCCTCAACAGAAGTACTATAATAAGTTTCTCCTGTTAAACAGAAAAAGGCTTTTACACTGCTTAAAGGCCCAACAAAGCCTTGTAAAGGCTGTTTGTATAACTGCTTATCTTTGTTAACAAATGAAGCAGCTAACCGATAGCCACCACCCATAAGCTTTTCAGTTGGTAACCAGATGACTGGTCTAAACTTGTTTTGTTCAGGGCTAAAATTTACTGTTATATTTCCAAGTAAACTATCCATGGCTTATGCTTCAAAAATAGATAAATACAGTTTTTCAATCTTCTTGTAAATCCACTCATACACATCCCATAACAGCTCACCAAACATCCAGTTGAAGGCTGAAAAGGGCTAGAAAAACCACCATCTAAATACATGATCTTTTAGTATAAAATACTTCTTTTCATCTGGCTTTTTCTTTAATTCTTGGCCTTTGAAGTATGTCCTAACTAAAGAGAAAATGAAGCCTATACTTAAATAATACAGGATATTTTCCACTGTCAAATAACTGAAAATCGGAAAATTACTCCAGTAATAACAGCAAATCACAAAAGCAATCAGAATACCAAATGCAGTAGCTAAACTGTTGTGCTTATCAGCTACTGCCAATAGCAATACTATAGCTACCACTAAGCCAAAAAAGGCAAAAGCACTACCAAACAGGCTAAAAGCCATCCAGGTTTGAAACCAAGTCTCCATTAATTGAAAAGGTTTATTAAAAGTTGCAGAAAATCAATGTGTAAATGATACCTGTTCAGTACAATTAGTAATAGAAGTACTACAGATATATATCCATCAATACTAACAGCAAATCCTTCTTTTTTAATTTTAAAGATATTCCAAAACAAAATTGACCAGCAGAAAAACACAACAAATAAAAACCATTGACTAGTAAAGAAGCCAATAAACATCCAACACCAATATAAAAATATTAGTCCGGCTATATTTTTATTGGCATTTTGAGCCTTTGTTTTAAGTCGTTCGAGCATAGCTACATGTTTTGCTGGCTCTATTACTGCATGAAACTCAAATACTAGAGCTAGACTAGTCCAACCATAAAATAAAAAACTAAGCATGCATGTAAAGGTTAATGACTCCCCAGATAAATTCACTAAAGGCTGTATTCAAATGCCAATTAAAAAATATAGCATTAACAGAAATAATACCTTGAAGTAGTATAATACCAAGTGTATTAAATCCTTGCCAATCATTGGTTAACCACCTGCTATTAAATTGTCTGGCAGTAATAATATTCGAGATGATGAGTACACCTATATTGCTGTGAAACACAACAAGCAACCCTACTAAATTGAAGTAACGATAGATAGTATCTATACTAGGCAATATCCAAGCTAACCCAAATTCAGTATCATCTAGCAGATTAACAATTCTTTCTGGTAGTAATTTATGTCTTATCAAATACGATAAATCATAATAAACCATCACACTGTAAGAAGGGTTAATCAGTAAATAGTAGTACCAAATGACAAATAGTAGGCCTACACTACCATAAATAATCTGAAGAGCCCTCCAGAATAGCATAAAGGATTCAAACATAATAATGCATGGTTTTTAAGTGAACAATAGAAAAAAAATGGCCAGGTAATCGTGATTGTATTTCAGTCTTTTGCTCTACCAACTGAGCTATACCAGCGTTAGCTGATACCAGGAATTGAACCTGGGACCCAAAGTTTTTAGAAGTAACATTCACTTGACCTGACCAATAAGGAAGTCTGGTAATCAATAATGTAATTACCTGTTTCAAAAAGTTTTTAGAAGTAACATTATTTTGACCAGACTCAGTTACCCAGGGAAGATTCGAACTCCCACCAAGAGGACCAAAACCTCTTGTGCTACCATTACACCACCGGGTAGGGTTAATAAAGCAATCATTCAACTATTTTCGTAGTCATCATAGAGTTGTAGAAGTAAGTTGAATTTGGCCTTATTAATAAGAAAATCAGGTAATCCATACACTAATTTCAGTTTACCAATCTGTTTTTAGAAGTAAGTGTGTGTTGACCTGATCTTGTGAGACCTACAGGATTTGAACCTGTAACCTTCTCATTAAAAGTGAGAAGCTCTACCAATTGAGCTAAGGCCTCAGGAAACTCATCTAATTCAAAGAAAAAGATGAGTAAGCATCTTGTATGAGAAAAAAAACTAATCGGGTTTACCAGTTAAATGGTAGTAGGAATACCTGGACTTGAACCAGGGGCCTCAACATTATCAGTGTTGTACTCTAACCAACTGAGCTATATTCCTAGATTTTGTGCATAAATATTCCCCAATACCTATGCACATGTCCTTTTAGTTAACGTCCATTATAATGGGTAGTGGGTGAGAGGCTCGAACTCCCAACTTCCTGCTTAGAAGGCAGGATTTCTATCCAATTGAATTAACCCACCAGAAAAAAAACTCTTATAATTCAAGGTGTATATAAGAGTCTTGTTCACCGTAACTTGAGTTTAATCAGGCAATCTACCTGCTAAGTCAAATCCCTATTTTGATGCCTATGCAGGCTAGAAGTAAGCTAGGTATTGGCCTGATTAATTCATTGAATAACAACTAATTGGGAGTAATTAGCTGTTTAACTATACTATCGTATCACACGCTCACCATGCAATACAAAGATAACCTAGTCTGGTTAGGGTTGATGCTCCTAATAACAAGAGTTGGTTAGTCTATTTTTCACCAAACCAGCTAACAATAACTGTACCTACTAATAGTATAAACATCCAGGCTGCCATACCTTCTCTAAATTCAGTTGGCCATTGAGCTAATGTAAATGAACCCACATGAACGCATCCAATCAATAGGAGGCAAAGCATTACTAGGATGCCAGCAATAAGGTGTCTTAGCTTGAATATCAAGGTTTTCATTCTACTTCTACAATTTTATAGTTTGTAAACCAAGCCTTATATGGCTTATCTTCAGCTAATCTGTCCCAACCCTCTACATAGGGCTTTTTAGGTTCTGCACACAGCTTATCCCATAAAGTTTTATGGGCCACCCCATGAGGTTCAAATGGCTGGGCTTCTGGTGGAAGATCCTCTACAAATTGAAAGGGATGAAATAGATCAGTAAATGTGTGTCTCCATTGACTTCCTTCAACTAGTAGCAAACCATCATCAAAGGTGAGTGTAACATTCTCAATGAGCCCTATATGAAAACTCCATTCAATCTCTGTATTTGAGACTGTTATGGTGTTACCTACTACAGTAGCCCACTTATAGTGCTTAGCTATCTTTGTTGCCATACAATAGGTAGAGAATTAAAACACCTAACAAGACAGCTACAAATAAGGAGCTTAGGCTGAGTAAAGCAGGAAGAGTTTTCAAAGAGACTCCAATAGTAAAACTAGCTAGGATAAAGACGCATCCAATACCAAACAGAGTTACAGCTATCCATTCAACGAACGCCTGTTTAAATTCCACTACTGATGGATGCGTCCTATATGACAACAGCTTTTTTAAGCTCATTAGCCAATAGAGATTAAAATTTGATTAAAATTTACTTAATTGGGAACTAAGACAACCAAATCAGGAATCAATTAGGAACTTTTTGTGTTTACTCTGAAAGAGTATACTTCTCCTGTATTAGAAAACTGTATAAACTAGGTTGTACTTGGTTAGCTTGTAGGTAGTTAGGTTTTGTCCATACTCTGTCCAATAGAAATAGTAATTAAAATATCAGATTCTCAATCAGGAATCAGCTATCCTACCTAATCCACTTTTTTCTACCTATTCGTGTTTTTAATAAGCTGTTTCTAGCCTATCCTTAAATTCTTCTGGAGATAGCATTGTAGGCATTAAAGCCAACTCTGCCTTGTAGGTTCTGTCAGCCCAGGCAGCATCAAAAGCTTTCTGACCAAACTCTTTAGCTTCCTGAATACCAGGAGCATATACAAATGTTGTTACCATCTTGGTAGTGGTCAGAAAAGGCTTCCATACTGTTGTACAGATGTATTTTGTTGTTTTAAGACTATGCTCTGTACATTTTCTGGCCATTACCTGATCACCAAATAGCTCTACTTTAAATAAGTAAGCTGTTTTGTTGTAGGTGTATGTTTCAACTTGAATTGGTGTATTAAACCATGTAATAAGGTCATAATACTTCTCAATTGAGCCATTACTAGCCACTGGCGGAACACCTTCTGCTGTACTTAGTGTGATATGAGGATACAAAATTAATCCTTCATAATCCTCATGACCAACTAACAATACATCTACCTTATCAGTGGTTAACCTTCCCACTGCATACAAGTAGTGAGGAATAAATGGCAGTATTGAATGCTCTGGCCCAAACGCAATAGTACAATGAGAATAATACTCATTACTATGCACTACAGGAAACAACGCCTTTAATTTAGCTGTTTCTGCATCAGTCAATTTATAGCAGCTATATACTGCCTTCTCTAAAGGAAACATGGTTAGAAGTGTTTAGAGTATCTGAATATTACTTGAGCCAGCTGTTTGGCATGAGGCCTGTTCCTGGCAAATACTATAAGCTCTTTCTTGTGTTTGTATAGAATAGCTCTAAAGGGGTCCTCAAATCTCTTATTGGTAAAGACTTTTAGGATTTCCCCTGCATTGCTAATCTCAACTACATAGAGCTTCTCACCCTCCTTGTTTTGGATACAAGTGAGGGCTTGAATAGCAGCTTTCATTAACTAACGGACATTAATATACGTAGTCTTATTCCTCTTCTCCTTCAATGTAAAGAGTTTTGACTACTACCACTCTTTTGTACTGCTCCTCGCCTAGAGCTGGCACCATGATAGTGTCACCTTCAGCTAGGTATTCTGCTGTTCTTAGTGGTACAATTTCCACTGTGTTGTCAGCATTCATTACTTTGACATTGTTATGGGCTGGTCTGCTTTCTTCAGCAGCAGTCATACTAGCCAGTCCTACAATAGCAATAATAACCAGTACTACTATCCCTATAAAGAGTAGTATATCTTTTTGTGATTTAGACATGATTTTGTGAGTCTTAAAAAGTGAATAAAAAGGGGATACAGGTAAGTTTCCCCCTTTTAAGTAAAGATTACGTATACTAGATAGCGTTAGACATACTAGCTTGATAGTATATTCTTAATATACCATTCACAATTTCCATTTTTGAAATGGGCAAGGTTAATACAGATGTAGGAGCTTCTTTAATTTGCACCTGTTGTTCTGTAGTTTGTACACTTGTTTCTACTTCAGCTACTATATTTACTTTTTTTTTTAATAGACTATTAAATAGCCTACTGTTATGTTTATAAGTTTGAGTTGCTCGCTCTTGGCATGCTTTTTCAGATCTTTCTAGTAATGAGGCCGCTTTACTGAAAAATTCTTTTCTATCTCTAATGCAAAAGTTAAATTTTTCATGTGTCTCATTATTAGGGTTAATAATACCCATAAGCACTTGATCTTCCACTATATCCCAATAGTAAGATCGTCTAGTAGATTTCATAATCTGTTTGTTTTTAGGGTTATTCAAAAATTAGTAAGCAAAGAAAAAGGGGTTTTAGGCCCCATCATTGTACTGTTGTTGAGATGATTCTGAAGCCAATGAACTCATCTGGTTCATTTTCCCAGATACACATCTTTTGGCCACACTCATTTCTGTTCAACCAGGTATATTCTTCTCTATCCTTGGTTAATTCATTAACTGCTTCTGTTGCTTTAAGTATGCTAGGAAAAACACCAGGTACTAGAATAGGATCAACTTTGACTGGAGTATATTCTTCAATTTGATACACTTCTGATCCTTCTATTCCCAAATGCTTGTCGACAGTTGCTAGAACAAGCTCTAACTGTTTCTCATAGGCAGCTGGGTCTGCTTGAGCCATACCAGCAAGAGATTTGATTAAGAGTAGTACAACCCCTTTTATGTCCTTTGACATGTACTCAATTACAGCTGGACCTTTAGTTTTCTGCTTCATCTGCTTCAAGTATTACCAGATATAGCCTAAGGTCTTCATTGTCATCACTAGTGTTGGAGTAATAGTTAGGCCAGCTTCAATAATTGAGCTGTGTTTAACTTTAAGATCTCCACTAGTTGTGTAGCAGATTGAGCAATCATTAGCATTAATAACTGATTGCTTTCGGAACATGGTGTTTCTCAACAGCTTGGCTGGGCCAGCTTTTTTGTGAATGAATCTCATAATTAGTCTCCCATATCTACACAGTAATACATTCTGTGCTCGTGATTAGCCATGATGGTTGTGCTGCCATTGCGAGTTTTGTAGACCCTTGTAAAAGGTAGTTCTGGCACTTCAATACCATTGTTTACCCAGCCAAGGAACTCATAGCCATCCTTGTTTAGGGCTTCTTTAACCTCAGATGAGTGGTAAATTTCAGGGTCAATAGGTTGACCTGACAGGATCACATCAATAGTGATCTCAGCAAAGTAATTTGTGAGCATTGTTAGAAAAGTTAAAAAGTGAATTAATAGGCAAAGTTTTATTGCAGAACAATTGCTATCAGGAGTTTAGCAGGATCACCTCATCTACATGCCTGTAGTATATATGTCTCCAATGCCCACTATTTCTAGTGATTCTAGTTCATGCAATAAAAGCTTTGCTTTACTACCCCTCTGTACTCAGTTGTTGTATCTGGTCTAAGTTACCTAGTAGCATTAAGCTGGAGAATTGTAACTCCACTAGAACTCTTGTAATCAGCTCCTACAACAACTGCCAGTCCTTGGGAAACTGGAATGGTACATTACTAGTGCTAAGTGAGATAAAGAACTGCATCAACATCTAGGTCAATGCAGTTACTTATAATACTTGGAATAAATGATCGTATATTATTTTAATTTCCACGAGATATTACTAATGGGTAAACCTTTAATATTACCTTGTAGTCTTAATACAATGTTATCTTCAGCATATTCTATAATACGTGTGTCAGTATGAGTTATCATTTTAACAAACACTTTTATCTTCAGGCGGTCTTCCAATGATAATTCTGTGTACTCTCCCAACAAACGGTGAATATCTTCTACCATTTGTTGATACATATTACCACTTTTATACTTTTGTTTGCACTCTTCTTCATAAAGGTGTTTAAATTCTTCAATACTCATTGTTATGTATTTAAAGTGAAACAATAACCTTTTAACCTACATGATTTTCTCAATGTAGAACTTATATTAGAGAATCGAACTCTAAGTTAACTATTGCTAGTATCACCTGATCTTCCTTCACATTTGAGTGTGAACTTCTAACAACCAGATATATAAGAGGTTTCAACTTTTATTTAAAGTGGTTTAAGTCATCATCAGATTGTTTTCCACTGCATTGAATTACCTATGCTATTTTATTTTCCCAACCAATGGATGTGTACTAAAGAAAGCCTAATACACATCCACTAGTAGCTTAAGCCATTACATCAAAATACCAAGGCTTAAAGTTTGTATAAAGCTCAATAACCCTATTATTAAAAGCTGCTTGCTCTTCAGAATCCCAAGCCCATTTACCAGGATGCCAATCAAACTCTATAATAGCTTGTTTCTTAGCATTAGTATCAGCTATTTGAGAACAGAACTCTAGATATTGTTCTAGAGTACCCTTAAGAGCAAAGATCTCAAAAGAATTAGGATGGATTGTTGGATGGACAAACACACCTTCTAATGCAATTACTTCATCTAGAGTCATTGTAGTAGCATCAAAGGCAACTGCATGCATTCCACAGCTACTGGCACTTATACCAAAGTCTTTGTATTTAATCAGTGTCTCCATTGAATTACGGTTGTTTAAACATTGGTTGTAAATACCAGCACCCATCTACAACTAGATTGCCACAAGGAGTATAGCCTTGTTTAACAAGCTTATTTACTTCGTCTGTAAGTTCTACAACCCTTTCAGCTCTAGCTACTGTGTACATATCAATGGTTTTTAAAAGTGAATTGGTTTGCTTTGAGCATCTCTAAGGACCTAAACCTATCAATTGATAGACCCAACAGCATGATCTGTTGTGCAGCAAATGGCTATAACTATATGTATTACAGTTGTTTTTGGAGTAGATTGAATTGAGTTGAAATAGCATTGAGTTATATAGTCGCTGATCCTCAAGCACTTACATAATTTAATCTTATATTATTCAATCCAAATAATATTCTGTATTTCCAAGGTTAATCAAAATCTCATTTAACAAAGTCAAACAAAATCCCAGCATTATACTTAAGTCTTAATTGCATCATTCTGTATTCTTGATTAAATGCAGAATATTATTTGGATTAGTATCGGAAGCTGAGCTGCCACTAAGTTGTTATCAAAGTAGCAGCCCAGCAAAACCCCCGAAGGGTAAGAGAGACTAAGCAGCCTCTCTCATCTTCCTTCTGAGTTTCACAGCTTCCTTAGGTAGGAGTTGTTTGTAGAACTGGCCAGGATTTGTCTTGCTCTCTATATCCACTATGACCTGCTGAGCAAGCCAAACTTCCAAGCCTTCCAGCTCTACATCCTCATCAGATTCTAAAGCTTCCTGAGGCATTGTGAATGGTAAGTCATCCAGGTTGATTGTTAATGTCTCTCTATTGAACTTGACCTTAACTGAGTTGTATTCCTTGTTAAAGCTCATGCCCTTTAGAATAGCACGAGATATCTTGTCTTCTAGAGTTACTGTGAATTTTTTCATGTCTGTATGTAGTTATAAGTTCAAACCTAGGGGGTTACCCCAGACCTCTGGTCGCAGGGAGGGCAGGTTTACTGGGAGTATCTTCTACTCACAGCCATATAAACCAATTCCCAAACAGAAGTGTAATACAGCTACATAGTCTTATAAATCAGATGGTAATGAAACCAACTTATAAGCAAGAAATAAAAAGAAAAACGTAAGGTTTTTATAAGTCCATGAAACAAAGAAAGTTAGGGTATGCCTTTTGCAAATAAATACAGATTAGTACTTACAGTGCAAAATAGACATAATGAGAAGAGTAAAATAGCAACCAGAATACTCTTTTTTATATCAGATAGATACTTCATGATTCTAGAAGTAATTTCTGATTACAAACATAATATAGCCATTCCAATAAAAATATCTGCAATAACAAGAATCGTTTATGGAAAAGTGTGTAAATTTGTAACCATAAGTACTTATAAAAATAAGATCTAAATAAGTATCTTCTTAATACTAGTAAGTCTACAGACTTGTAGACTAATAATAAATGCAGCATGTTACCTTTGAAGAGGTAGCACATAAATACTATAATTTACAAGGGGAAGAGTATATATCAGCTACTTCCTTAGTGTCCCTCTTCAAACAACCGTTTTACCAGGAATACTGGAGTTTATATAAAGCATTACAACGATTTGTAGAAAAGAATCAGAGTATTTCAGCTTGGCACAAGTTTAAAAAGGAACATAAAGTTCTAGCAATCAAAGAAGAAGTTTACCTCTGGAAGATCATAGATAACCATCTGCCTACCTATAGATGGCATATCCAGTTCATTCAGAATCAAATCCTGGAAGAGTGGAATATAGAGAAGAATATAGCCTGTAGTAAAGGCACTATCTTCCACTTGGATAGAGAAAAGGAGGCTTATGAAAAAGGAGAACAGCGGTATGGTGATACAGATATCATCCAGAAAACAGCTACCTCCTATTCACTAAGCCTAGACAACCTTGTGGATGGATATCATCCTGAACTCTTGTTATACAACCATAAATACAAAATAGCTGGTCAGGCTGACAGAGTTTGGATAACCACAGAGAATTCTGTTAGATATGTAGATTTAGACGATTGGAAAGGGTTTTCATTAGATACTCCAATTCCTACAAAAAATGGATATAAACTAATGAAAGACATTATGATAGGTGATCTCATTTTTGATGGTAATGGTGAGTTAACTAAAGTAGCTCATGTGTCTCAAATACATTATAATCCGTGCTATAAGATTACATTTGATACAAATGAACAATTGATTTGTGATCATGAGCATAAATGGGAAATAGTAAAAAAGCACAAAGGCTCTAAAAAAGCAATTGAAGTTGAGTTAACAACTGAAGAGCTTTATAATGAGCATACTAAGAAAGATTCGATTCTTAGTATACCTTGTATAGCACTTACTTTAACTCAAACTAATCTACCTATTGACCCTTATGTATTAGGTGTTTGGTTAGCCGATGGTAACCGGACTGTTAATACTATTACTAACACGACTAGGGGTGTGTGGGAAGAAATTAAAAAGAGAGGATATAAAATAAGTGAAAACTTAAACAGGATAACAGGTAGAGCCGAAAGCAGAACTATTTATGGAATAAGAAAGCATCTGGTGTCTTTAAATTTACTAAGTAACAAGCATATACCTGAAAGCTATCTCAGAGCTTCTCATGAGCAACGATTAGATTTGTTAAGAGGTCTTATGGATGGTGACGGGTATTTACACAGAAAAAGAAAAAGATGCTCATTACAGACAACCAAAAAATGGCAAGCAGATTCTCTATTTCAACTAGTTACTTCTTTAGGGTTTAAGGCTACTATTTTTATAAGTCATTCAGGTACAGGCTTTGGTAAAACCAATATCACAGTCTATGATGTTTGTTTTACTCCAACAGAAAATCCTTTTCTTTCTAGAAATCAGGATTACTTTGATGTAATTAAACAACCTGGTAAATACTCAAAAGCTAGGTACATTAAAAGTATTGAGGTAGTTGCTACGGTACCAACTAAGTGTATTGGGGTTGAAAGTAATACGCATACTTACTTGGCTGGTTATGGTGGAATCAAAACACACAATACCAATAAGAAGATCAAAACTGACAATAGCTATGATAACATGAAGTACCCGGTAGAACATCTACCTGATTGCAATTACAACCATTACAGATTACAGCTTTCCCTTTATGCCTGGATGCTAGAACAACAGGGCTATGTAGTTCGTAATCTGCAATTTACCCACTGTATCGATTTACAGACCAGAGTGCCTTACAAGTTTACATATTTAAAAGAAGAAGTAGAAGCGTTAATCTATCACTACACATGGGAGCAGTTTTAGTAACCAAGACCTTCAATAATCCAGTACAAGCAGCTAAGAAAGCTGTAGAGGTTTATGTGATCCTGAACAACATTAAATACAGTCAGCGATTACTTTTCCTGATGGCTTATTATTGTCTTTATGGTGTCAGTAGAAAAGCTGAAGAACTGTTTAAAGATGAATTCTTAGTCAAAACCTCAGAGAACATGACCAAGCAGATTATCAATAACTTACGCCATGCCCTGTATAAGAAAGGCTTGATTATCAGATCAATCTATACAACTACTGAATATACAGTGAATCCCCACTTGAGAGATCAGTTAACTGACTTGGATAAGTTTACCTATGTGATTAAGTTTTCTGTCAATGAAGAGACCAGAGCAAGTATATAAGGAAGTGGCCACTGAACTCAACCTACCAATGGATGTGGTTAAAGAGGTCAGTGAAACTTTTTGGAGATATGGTAGGGAACAGTTGAATAACCCCCAGCAACAGGGGGTTTACTTTCCCTACCTTGGGGAGTTCTATACCAATCCAGCTATTCTATTTACCCGGCTAACCCATTACATCTATAAGCTACGCTTAGCCAAGCATACCAATACATTTGGCCCTAAAACAGACATTGTGATCAAAGAATGCACAGTAAATATTAGAAAGATGTGGAAAGTTAAAAATGAGATGGGTTGGCGATTTACAGGCAAAAAGCCACACACTAAAATAAAAAAGGTAAACCAGTAAATAAATGCAATATAAATCTTTGATTACTTATTTATTGAATTGTACTTTTACATATAAAATAATCAAAGAGTGATTGTTCTAATACTTGAACAATGAAACACCTTACACAATCAACATTAATTTGTAATATTAATCCATCAGTTGAAGTAGGGTATTATGAAGTTGATCAGCAACCATTATTGTGGATTAATGACAAAGTTACCAAAACAATCGTCCAATTGCCTTTAAATTTATCTGACCTATTACAGTTACAATTTATACTGCAAGAATTACTTAGAAGTAAGATAAGTCAGTTACAAGACAAAGAGATAATAGTTGAAACAAATAGTAAATGGTATGAATATGATTAAACGTTCTTTTTTTCAGGAGCATCTTGAAGTAGCTTTACATGGTATACAAAATATTGATAAAGTAGTTGAATCCAGATTCAACAGTGCCAAAGACTTCTTTAACAAACTGGAGCCAGATAAAAAGGAAGAATCGGAAAGAAGGCTGGAAATATGTTTGACCTGCCCTTTTAATTCGGTAAATGCTAAATCTTCCTTAGAATACAAAAACCTTATGGGTAAGTCCTATGAGACGACCAGATCAAACCATGATCTGCATTGTAGTTTCTGTGGCTGCCCTATTGACAAGAAGGTATTGGCTATGACTGATATGTGTGGTGTGTATTATTTCAATGTGGAAAATCCAGCCAAAGCTCTGCCACTTAAATGGGAAAGGTATCCCTAATTACCTCTAGTAAAGACTAGTTTTTATAAGACGTATATAGATAATCGTTAGTAATATAGTATGGAATTAACAGAAGAAATGTTGCAAGCCCTTGGGTTTGAGAAGAAAGACAATGCCTATGTAGATGAATGGGGTGTAATGATCTATGCGGATAAACTGCCAACTACACTACTTGGGTTGAAGCGAGTCCTGACTGGTACAGCCTATATCCGAGCAGAAGAGAAGTTCAAAGCAGATTTACAAGCCTTCATTACAAGCAGAGGTAAAAAGAAATCAAAATAACCCATGGCAAAGAAAGCAAACTTATATACCCAGGCTGAATTAGAGTTCCTGGAAGATCAAGTAAAAGAAAGTATTCAATTTTTAAAAAATAGACCCTTCTCATCTTTACAGGATAGGATGTCTAGAAAACAGACAAGAGGTGGCGGTTATGTGGATACCTGTATTGCCAGTATTGAAGAGCAAGCTAAAGCAAACATATTAATGATGGAAAAACTATTGAATATGCTACCTGCTTTGGAAACTATGAGAGAACGTTTAGCTGAAGGCCCATCTGTTAAAGGAAATTATGAATTGCCTGAAAGTCTGAGGGGATATATGTCCTAAAGATGTTTAATACCACTAGTAAAGAATTATATAGCAATTTAAAACCAAATGAAATACCTCCCAGAGACCATCCTGACCGGCCAGCTTTTGTGCAGTGGGAGAAAGACAAATCCCTCAATGGGGTAACCATTAATGGTCAGTTTATTCCAGGTGGTTTTTATTATCACTTTAATCATCATGCCATTGCCAGGGATGTCCTGGATCATACAGGCAGGAATCACCGGATCATTGGCAAACCCCTGGTCAGGGATAATGACTGGCTTATCTTTTCAGAGTATGATAAAGCAGCCTTAGCCAGAGAGGTATTCTGCATGGGTGGGGCCAGACAGTTAGGTAAAGACTTACTAAACACATCCAAACTTTACACTGAAACAGGTGAAATAGAAATTGGCAGTGCTCAGGTTGGTCAGCAGATTTATGGAGCTGATGGTAAGTTAACCACTATAACTGGAGTGTATCCACAAGGAATCAAACCAGTATATGAAGTAAGCTTAGCAGATGGTAGAAAAGTATATTGTGGCTTAGACCATAACTGGTATGTTTGGAATTATAGGAAGTTTAACGGGTATAAAGAACATTCTAAAAAGAATGGTACAAACACATTAGGTGGTTATGAAATAAAAACAACCAGACAGTTATTAGAAGGCTATAGAAAGGAACGTATACACACTACAGGTAGAAACAATTCTTATGAATCCAGGTATGCAATTCCTGTTTGTCAACCAGTACAGTATCCTGAAAAAGAGTTATTAATTGACCCTTATATTTTTGGATTATGGCTTGGAGATGGAGATAAAATAAGAGGAGGATTAACTACACTTGATCCAGAAATACAAGAAGCTTGGTGTGATTATGCTATTCAACTTGGCCTTAAATGTCATGTATATGATGTTGCTAAATCTGACCAGGATTTAAAGCATATTCTTATCTCTAGTTATACAGGTTGTCAGGGATGTAACACATTTCAAGAAAGATTAAAAGAATTAAATGTCCTGAGTAATAAGCACATTCCAGCCATATATTTAAGAGCTTCAGAGTCTCAAAGACTTGAATTACTTAAAGGGTTAATGGATACAGATGGTAGCTGTAGTAAAAATGGCTCTATTGAGTTCAATACAGTTATACCTGAATTAGCTGATAATGTTGAAGTACTTTGTAGAAGCTTGGGAATCTCTGTTAGACGGACAACTAAACAGGGGAGTTATAAAGACTCAGAAGGCAACAAAGTAATTTGCAAGCTAGTACACAGAATAAGACTATATACAACTAAACAGGTATTTAAACTACAAAGAAAGTTAAATAACATAGGTTTAAGTAGTAAAAGAGACTATGAGTTTAGATCAAGTATTGTAGGTATAAACTATGTGTATGATGCTGAAACTACTTGCATTACAGTTGATAATGAAGATCATTTATTCCTGACAGATGGGTTTACTGTAACGCATAACTCTGAGGCCTTGTGCAGCATGGTGGCCAGGGAGGTGCAGCTGATTCAAAATACAGAAGCCCTCTTACTGTTCACTTCTCAGCCTGATAAGGAAACGTTTGCCAAGAAGATGGAGATAGCTGTCACCCATTGTACAGAGTTCTTCAGAATGCCTAGAATTGATAAGGACTGGAGAAAGACCGATATCCGATTTGGCTTTACTCAGAAAGATAATACCTCTTTTGTGTTCAGTCGACTGTTTATGTATCTGACTCAAGGGGGTAATGAAACAGAAGTTGGTGCCGGTAAAACAGTTACTTTTTTTGCCTATGATGAGATTGCAAAAGCACTTAGACATGGTTCTAGTATATATTATGAAGATCGTATAGGCAAAATTGAAGAAGTTAAAGTTGGAGACAGGATTTATGGTAAAGATGGAAAATTAACAACTGTAATAGGTGTATACCCACAGGGCAAAAAACAGTTGTATAGGTTCACATTTAGAGATGGTAGAACTGTAGACTGTTGTGGAGAGCATTTATGGCATGTGTATGATGATGGCCAAAAAAAATGGAGAACAGTAAATACAACTTATTTGCTGAAATACTATAAAGGACATCAAAAAGATAAGCGTACTGGTAAGACTCAAACTAAATGTAGATTTCAAATACCTCATAACGAACCAGTAACTTATCCTGAAAAAGAATTACCAATTGACCCTTACTATCTAGGTGTCTGGCTTGGAGATGGCCACTCTCATGCTTGTGGTGCAATTACAGGTATTGACCAGGAAATCAAAGATTTTGTTGCTGATTATGGTAATAAGTTGGGTCTTTTTTATAGTGAACTTGGAGAAAAAGATTTTAAGATCAGTACAGGATGCTCTGGTAAAGTCTCAGAACTTGCTAAAGTTTTTAAAAAGTATAACCTATTATACAATAAGCATATACCATCTGATTACTTATATAGTTCTTTTGATCAACGACTTGCACTCTTACAAGGGTTAATGGATACAGATGGAACTTGTTATAAAACAGGTATTATAGAATTTAGTAATACTAATGCTTTCCTAATAAAGCAAGTAGAACAATTAGCAAGAAGTTTAGGTATTGCTTTAAAAACAAGTAAACATAAAGGGAGCTATAAAACAACTGAAGGTGTAGAAGTTATTTGCAAAGACTCTTATAAAGTTAGAATGTTTACCTCTTTGCCTATTTTTAGACTAGAAAGAAAACTAGCTAACTACAATACTAATAAAAAAACTAGAGGTAGGGCTTTTGAAACTAAAACAGCTATTGTTGATATACAAGCAATTGGAGAAGATTATGCTACCTGTATTAGAGTAGACAATGAGAACCATTTATTCTTAACTAATGATTTTTTAGTTACACATAACTCAGATTTTCTAGAAGCTTATGAAGCAGTAGTACCTGCTATCCGTTCTCAGTTTGGATTCAGGTGCTCCCCTTTTATGTGTTTCACTGGAGGTAATGTAGATAAATCAGCTGATGCTGAGAAGTTCTGGCTTTCCCCTACTGCTAATAACATCAGACCTTACCAGACTGATAATCGACCAACTGGTTTCTTTATGGGAGGTTGGTACCGGCAGGATTTCAAGAAGCCCATGCGGTTTTCTGATTACCTGGGGCTAACGACTCCTTCTGAACTGGATGATCTGGAAATTCTGGTAACTGATTTTGATCTGGCCAATAAAACACTGGATGAGGAATTAGATCAGGCCAGACAAGGGAAAGACCCCGGTCCTTCTGTGGCCAAGAAAAGAATGTATGATCCCCGCTCTATTGAAGACATGTTTCTTAGGGCTGGAGGCAATCCATTTTCACAATGGAGGGATGAACTTAAACGGCATCAAACCATGCTGTTGGACACAAAACCAGGCATTGCTGGCAAGCTAGTAAAAGTGAATGGAATTGTAGAGTTCCAGCCAGTAGCCAAGATACCTATTACCCGGTTTCCAGCAGAAGTGTATGATGATCTGGATGCTCCCATTGTAATTTATGATTTGCCCAGAAAAGAACATAAGAATGCATTCTATTTACACATAGGAGGCTTTGACCCTTACAATACAGCTAAGACAGATACTTCCAGTTCACTGGGAGCTTTTTATCTGATTAGAAGAATGTATTCAACTGAGGATGCCTATCAAGATACGATGGTAGCTTCTTATGTAGGTCGACCAGACAGACTACAGACTTACCTGGATAACATCATTATGTTGCTGGAATTTTATGATGCTACTATGCTTCATGAGGCCAGTAATGATCTGGTGCTAAATCACTTTGATTTGAAAGGAAAGGCCCATCTAATTGCTGATACACTTTCTCTACAAAGAGAAATAAATCCTCAGACCAGAAGCAAAGTAGTTAAAGGATTACCTCCTACCCCTAAGAATCAGAATTATTGGATTGGATGCATTCAGGAGTACTTGGGAGATATAGTAGATTATGAGATCAATCAGTATGGAGAATCAGTTCCAATTTATGGCTATACTAGAATTCTTGATCCTCTGCTTTTAGAGGAATTAATGCAATTCAATATAGATGGAAACTTTGATAGGATTGTAGCATTTGGCCATGCTTTAGCCTATAACAAATCATTAGGAAAATACCACATCCCTCAATTGAGAGAGAATTATGATCCTAATCAGAAAAAGGAAGAAGTAAAACGGAAAAATCCTTGGAGTATGTTTAATAGCACTACAAATAATTTACAAACTAAAAAATCACCTTTTGTATTTTCAAAACATGGATAAAGCCATTATATTTACAGATACAATTAACACGGATAATGTCAAAAAGTGTATTGATACCATTCAAGAATGGCTGATAGCTTCAAAAGACAATACAGTAACTCTATATTTTGAAAGTACAGGTGGTTATTTACCTAGTGGAGCATTACTCAGTAATTTCCTAGAAGCCCATAAAGAAAGAATTAAATTAATTGGTTTTGGAGATTTATTCTCTACTGCTTTTTTAGTATTATATAATTTCTCAGGTAGAAAGAAAGTATTAGCAGATGCTATGGGTATGGTCCATCATACTGATTCTGATGTTTCTTATCGTAACATTACTAAACACCCAAAAGGAATGGGTAACATTATTATTGGTGATGTTAAGTACATGAACAATGCTATGCTGGAAGAGTTTTCTAAATTTCTCTCCCCAGATGAAATTGCCAGATTTACTGAAGGTGAAGAGGTGTATATTAGTTACCCAACTATGGAAAAGCTAATTAACCAAGGACAAGTATGGGCCAACAAGAATTGGTTTTGGGAGCAAGTTCTTACCTAACCCAATTAAGTACTATGACACAAGAAACAATTGATAAAGCCACTGATGATTTTTTTGCTCATCAGGAAAACATTCCTATTTATTTTACTTCTGTTCAGGAATTGGATGAGTTTCTCTTTAGCATGAAGTATTTTAGCCCACTAAATGCTGCGCCTATCAAGAAAGAAATCGATAGTATTCAGACAGGGGAAATTGCTAAAGTGTTTGTGCTAAATAGAGAACTCTATGTGATGAATAAATTAAGCACATTTACTCAATATTACCGGGTAGATGAGGACTCTTTTCATATATGGTTTAAACGCAAGATCACAGATCCAGTTAATAAAAAGGATGTATTTGGTATTATTCCTACTATGGGAATGTACATGACACATGAAGAATTTGAAATTTACAAACAAGTGTATGATAGACGATACAAACATTTAGTGTTTACCAATGAAAATAACAATAACCCACAAGGAAACTAGTCTGGTATTGGAAGAGTGCACAGTCATTACTGCTGCAACTGCCAGCCTAATTGATTTATTCTTACAGAAAACTATCCCTTCAACACAGGAACCTCTTTTACCTGATTTTGAGTCACCTGTCAAGAAGGATGATACTAATGATAAAAGCATAGAAGATATGCTGAAAAAACTAGAGCTAGAAAAAGCTTATAAAAAAGCTAATCCTTATCCTCCCAAAGAAGTCTTGACACCTTGGACAGTAACTCCAACAATAAAATAAAAGATAACTATTTAATAATCAAAGAAATGAAAGATACAGAATTTGAACAAGACACACTTAAAAGTAGTGTTAAAACAGAGCTTACAGAGACCCAACTTAGTGACTTGATTAAACAAAATGGATTTGAAGTATATGTGGATGGCCAGTGGGAACAAGGTTATCTACGGAAAGATTTAGTCAGCTTTGGTAATTTTCTTCTCTCTAAAGCTAGGTATGAATCTATTACAGCTATGGTTAAAACAGACCCCAAGTTTACTGCTGAACTTATTCAAGAACATGCCAGCCAGGTATATCATGCTGATGTAGAAAATTGGATTACACAAAATGAAAGTATTACTGCCTAAAGAAATATTTATGGAAACTGTTATAGATCAAGCAAATACAGCTAGTACCCTTACAACTCCTCCTTACCAAGTTGGTGATCCCATACCATCACCTTATACTACTCCAGGTATTACTATTCCCTATGTGTCTCCTGGTACAACTCCTCCTTGGATTACTCAGCAAGTTACTTATCCTCATGTTAGTCCTAGTGATAGCATTGAAGATGAGCTAGATGTGGATGCGTACTTGGGAGAACTACAAGTGTTAGGTGATCTCTATACCAAATTTGGAGATAGTGCCACTACTAGAAAGTTGATAGTAAACCGGGTAAATAAACTACTGAGAGCCCAAAGTAAAAGCTAATGAAAGAGCAAGAAGAAATTCCAGAAGTCCATGTGGATTTAAAGCCTGATAGTAGTCTTATGAAATTTTTCCTCACTGCTTCTAAACGGTCTGGCCTAAGAGTAAAACCTAAGAAAGGTAGATACGCATCCACTGTTCCGATAGCCATTGGTAAACCTAAGAAGAAATAGTTATGGAGCAAGAATTGAAAGAACTATTGAAAACAAATCTTAAAGTACAGCTCAAAGTAACCATGGATTGCCTCTTGTGTGATAACAATGACTCACAACGTATAAAGGCTATCGTTAGCTGGAATGATGAGGTGATTACAGAAAGTGAAGAAGAGTTTATTTGGATACCTAGTTATTAAAACAGTTATGAAATGCCTTGAAAAACCTAGAGAGTATGAAGTATACAAAGTTCCTAATCTACCAGACTTTTCAATAACAGATGGTGAAGGCAAAGTGTATACAAGCTTTATTTTTAAAAAAGATTCAGCAAAACAGTTAGTTATTACATTGGAATCTTATAGAGGAGCTGATACTTGGTATGTCAATAGAAATCTTATTGCATATTGGCCTACTGAACTAAAAGAAGCTTTAGAAAATAAAGAAATAATAGCAGTAAAGCCCGGTAATTATTTAATACATCTGAATGTCTCAGATGTGGCCTCTTTAGCTGAAGAAGAATTTATAGCACATTTTAAGCTAGTTGAAGACTAACAAATTTTATGAAATTCAAAAGAAAAGAACACAAAGAATATGAGGGCATTCAACTAACTAGTATTAATTATGCTGAGGTAAAAGCCTTTATGAATGTGAAGCCAGATGCCCCTATTGAGCATTATAACAATGAGTCTGATTACCTAAACAAAAGAAACCCAGTTGGTGTATTTGTTAAAACACCACAAGGTATGGCATTAGCCAAAGAAGGAGATTATATTCTAGTAGACAATGGGGATTATTTCTCTTTTGGTAAAACCTTCTTTGAAAACTCATTTGATGAAATCCCAGCTGTAGAAATAAATTCAACTCTTTAGTTCACTTAGGTTACCATTATTATAGCCCATAATTACAATCACTAATCAATTGTAGTTATGGGTTTACTTTTTTATAAAAATTATCTATAATATTTGCACAACGTTATGAAAAAATAATATGTGGAGTGAACACCCTTTTTTAAACTCAGGGTACTCTACTTCATTAGGCAATAATTTTCCACCTCAGATGCTTCCTCTCTCCAAAAAAGATGATGATTGGAGAAAGAGAAATATGGATTGTCTGGAGGCAATTGCCCGGATTCAATACTGGGAGAATTTGCCCATGATGGAAAATTATAAAATGCTTCATGGAGAATTTCTATCTTATCAATATGAAGATGTAGATGAAAATAAATATATTGATTTACTACAGTATGTTAGAGAGAAATTTGAAGTACCTAAACGAGTTAGACATTTTGATTTTATATCTCAGGTAGTTAATGCCCTGGTTGGGGAACTGGATGGAAATCCTGATATATTTAGAGTTGTAGCTAAAGGTGAAGCTATTGAGGAGGCTAGAGAACGGGAAAGAACCAGACTCCTCAATGAATATATTACCCAAAAAATTAACCAGGAAATTGAAGGCCAATTAGTTAAACAGGGCCTTGATCCCAATAAACAGGATTTTAACTCTCCAGAAGAACAACAGCAATACCAACAGCAAATAGAGCAGGCAAAGCAAACACTTACTCCTACAGAGATCCAACGATATATGGATACTGAGTGGAGACATATTGCTGAGATATGGGCCAATGCTCAGTTAGAAGTCAATAAGGAACGGTATAGACTGGATGAGAAAGAGCGAATAGAGTTTATTGACATGCTTACTGTTGACAGATGCTTTAGGCATTTTAGGTTAACAGGAAGAGGGTATGAAGAAGAAACCTGGAATACTAAACAGGTATTTTTTCATAAATCCCCTGATGTCTATGAAGTAGAACGGGGCAATTATGCTGGCCGATTATTCTTTGCTTCTCTGGCTGATGTTATTGATCGATATGGTCACCTACTTACTGGTGATGAATTAGAAGAACTACATGGTGACTATCCTAAAGGTAGTTCTGGGGATATACCCTTAAAAGACTGGTTTGGAAACAGTATTAGTTACCTAGACCCTTATGGCCTTCCCTACAGACACCGGATTCCTACTGAGAATGCCTGGTTAATGAATGCCTTCCCTCAAGTTAGCCAGAGTTCAGCTTTACATGGAACTAATGTACCCATGATGACAGAATTACTGGAAAACAACTATAGAACCTACATTAATCACATGTTCCAGATCACAGAAGGATACTGGAAATCTCAACGAAAAGTAGGTAAACTGTTTTGGCTTAATCCAGCTACAGGTATAGAAGAAAAGATTATTGTTGATGAAAACTTTGTAGTACCTCCTTACATTAAAGTAATAGAAGGTAACCTATATCCTAATACTGATCGTGATGAACTGAATACCATTCAGTGGACCTGGATTAATGAGGTGTGGGGTGGTATTAAACTTACTCCATTAGGGGGTTTACACCGAATTAAAAAGCCTTTATACTTGAATGTTAATCCACTGGATTTTCAGGGTAGATCAGATGGTTTTCAATATGATCCGCTGTTACCTGTTGTAGGTCAGATATTCAACAACCGAAATGCTATTAGTCAGAGTTTAGTGGATGTGTTAAAGCCTTATCAGATTGCTTTTAACATGTTTATTAATCAGGCTTACCTGATGGCTCAGGAAGAGATTCTTCCCTTTATGTTAATGGATAGTAACAACATTCCACAAGGTAAAGACTGGGGCGGTCCAGATGGGTTTGAGAAGTGGGCTACAGCTATTAGGGAAGGGCTTCGGATTGCTCCAGCTGAGACAAGACCTGTAGTAACTGGCGGAGCTAATGCAGGTGGGCAAATGCCTATGGTAGTAGATATGGATATTACCAGTAGAATGCTTTCCCGGTTTGAATTGGCTCTTAGAGTTAAGCAGCTAGGATTAGAACAAGTTGGTGTTACTCCTCAGCGACTAGGAGATATTAAAGCTACTGAAACGGCTACTGGTGTTACTTCAGCTCAGGAAAAATCGTATACACAGACTTCTTCATACTTTACAAAATTCTATCAGTACAAGCGAAGATGCCTTCAAATGTCCTTGAACTTTGCTCAGTTTGTGCAGAGTAAAGAAAAAGATGGTACTATTTCCTTGACTCATTCTGATCATACAAACACCTTTATTAAGATCAATGGGACTGATTTATTATTAGCTGATCTACACATTTATGCCACATCCTCTCAAGAAGAAAAAAGGAAGTTGGATTTGATTAAACAACTAGGGCTGGAAAATAATACTATGCTTACCAGTATGTCAGATCGAATTACCATGATGACTACTAATTCTGTGGCAGAAATTCAGTCTATTATCCGGCAATCTGAAACTAAAATGGAACAACAAAAACAGCAAGAGTTCCAACAGCAACAACAACAGATTGAACAGCAATTACAATTGCAACGAGAGCAACAAGCTTTTGAAGCAGAACAGAATCAATTGGACCGGGAGAACAAGTTGGAAGAGGCTTATATTAAAACTTTTGGTTACAGAGAAGATAATAATATGGCTGATAATACAGGTGATGGTTCCCCTGATATTATGGAGTATGCCAAGCTTAAACAAAAGACAGATGCTGATTCAGCTAAGCAACACCTAGCTGAACAAAAAAGACTGGATGATCAATTAAAACTTCTGGTCAATCAACAACAACATACCGACAAATTAAATCTGGCAAAAGAAGAGATGAATTTGAAACGGGAACAGATGAAAAATGACATCAAACAAGCTAAGATATTAGGGGATAAATCCAGGTAATTAGCTATACAAAAAAAGAGAAAACAATAGACAAATATTGATTAAAACACAAATAGATACTTAAATTTGATTAGCGTTATGGAAGAAAAAATTGAAGTTCAAGTAATTGACCAGCCAGATACTGATTTTTGGGCTACCTTATTGGGAACTTCTCCAGCAGTACAAACAACAACTACTAAAAAAGAAGAACCTAAACCAGAGGAGTCAGTTAGATCAGAACGCTTACTTTCTGCCAATGAGGTATTAGATATTGCCTTGGGCATTACCCCACTGGAGGAGCCTAAAAGAGAAGAAACACAAACTCCTCCTGTAACACAAACTGGTGCTCAGCAAGAAGAAAGTACAACAGAAGAAACTACACCACTAACCAATACGACTACCAACTCAGTCAGTGATGAAGAGATGGATGCGTATACCAGTCAGGTTTTCAAGCACCATGCTAAAAAACTGATTCAAAAGGGAATATGGGCTGATATTGAAGGATTTGAAGAAATGCAACTGGATGATAAAGGGTTTGAGGAGCTAATGACTGCTCAGTTCCAACACAAGGTCAACCAGGAGATTGAGGGCTATAAAAGCCAAAATGATATTCTAAAAACAATTATGGACTATGTAGAAGAAGGAGGCAATCCTGATTTAGTCCTGGATCTGTTCAAAGAACGTCAGGCAGTTCAGCAAATTAACACTAGTACGCTTGATGGTAAAAAAGAATTAATTAAACAATATTATCAGGATGTACTGGATTACCCAGCTTCAGAAATTGCTCGTAGAATGAAGAAACTGGATATTGAAGGTGAGTCAGAAGTAGATGCTGAATTTGCCATTGCAGAACAGAAGTATACCAGCTATTTTAAACAAAAAGAAGGAGCTTTATTAGAAGAACAAAAACAAGCTAAACTTCAAGAAGAAAGACAACGAAAAGCTAAACTGGATAGTACTGTTGATATTTTAAAAACCTTAGGTTACCAAGAAAGAACAGCCAAAGCATTTTCTGATAAACTTTATACTTATAAGTACAAAACAAAAGACGGAGACTTGCTTACTGAATTTGATGTAAAACTGCTTGAATTGCAAAGAGATCCTAAAAAATACATTGATTTAGCTGAGTTTGTTTTAGACCCAAAAGCCTATATCCAACGGCAAACTCAAAAAGCAAAAAACGAAGTAACAGAAAAGAATTTTGAAGTACTGAAGTGGAAACCCACTACGCCAACCAATATAACTACTGTTAACAAACCAGCGCAAACAACACCTAATTCAGAAATCGATAACTCATATAAAAACTTAATTAAACAATTATAATAATCATACTTAAAATATGTTACAATATGGTTCTCCTGTAAATGGAATGAATAGAGGAGTGGCCATCCAGCATACCATGATGGATTTTGCTGGTAAACACTCTGAAATGCAAACAGTCAACAATTTCCTTGATCAAAATATACAGTATAAGGGATTGATGAAATTGTGGAATCAGTTTTCCATGATTAATACCCCACTAATCAGTGCTACTGAACTAGCTGGTAATGTGGAAGAAACAAATGGTTTTGGGTCTACAATTACTTATTCTGTACCCTTCAAAAAAGGCCTTCCTTTTATTAAAGAAGATTTGACTGGTGAAAATGAACGAGTTGGCTGGAATAGAGAAAAATTCCCTCTAGTACTTAATACCAATAAGTATACAAAAACAGATATTCTTACTTACGATAGGCGGAATGGTATTCAGGTTATTGTAGCCAATGATGAAGAGGTAGAGCCACTGGGTCCAGATAGCTGGAAGTACATGGTTTATATTAAAACAGATAATCCTAACACCTTTGTCCCAAAACGCTTCCTACAACCTGGAATTAACTGGTTTAAAATCTCTAACGCCAGAGGTGTAGAATGGGCTACTGAAAACTCTAGCATCACTTATGATTCTGATGGTATTCAGACACTAGCTTTCCAAACTGGGGAAACTCTCCAATCACTGGAACACTGGATTACTATGGGAGCTGACATTCTGGAATTGAAAAGATTACCAGAAGGAATGGATCAATCTGTACTAGGATCATACTGCAACCCTCATGCTGTATCAGTCATATATATGTTTGATACGCTGGGTGATGTAAATGATCCAATGAATCCTGACCGGCAGAAAAACCCTGTTAAAAAATCAGGAAGATGGATGCCTACTATTGTAGAAATGCTTTACCGGGAACAGGCTAAAATGCAGGAAAATCATTTGACCTGGAACAATGGAGGTATTATCTGGGATGGTAGAGGTGTCACCCACCGGGTAGGTATGGGTCTGTATCCTCAGCTTAAAATGGGTTGGTATGAAACCTATTCCAGAACCTCTGAAATCCTGACTGTACTCAAGAAAGTGACTGGTCAGTTGTTCTTTGGCCGAAGTGATTTGCCTATGCACATGAGAAGAGTGGTCTTTGAAATGGGTATGGGGGCCTTTATTGAGTGTCAGAAAGCATTCAATCAGGAATTTAAAACCAATATGCCATTCATGATGATGGCTGACCACCCTTCTTTGAAAGGATTAGTTACTGGAGATAACATGAATCTTCGGTATGGTGGTTATCGGTTTATGGCTTATAACTTCCCTGAGGCTGGTAATGTAGAAATTGTTCACAACCCTGCGCTAGACTTTGAAGGTACGCTGTCAGAAACCACTCCTTATGGTCGATACCCAATGCCTTCTTATTCAATCCTGGTTAAGGATTTGACTGATCCAGGCTTCTCAAATGCTATTCCTAAAGGTAATGCTCAGTATAATGTTCGGGAAGGTTTCAACAATGGGTCAAACATTGTCATGCTTAAACCTAAGAACTATGCTGATACTTATGTGAGCTACCAGATTGGTGATTACTGTCCAGAAGTACTGCGTAAGTTCGTAACTGCTGGTAACAATGCCCACATTAGTTCAGGAGATTTCATGGGCTTCAAAATGAAGATGTTCTGGGCTGGTGAAATCTGGGTGAAAGATCCTTCAAGAATTATCTTAATTGAACGGAATGACCCACTCTGGTCATAACGTATACAGGTAAGGGTTAGCAATTGTTAGCCCTTACTCTTTTTATTTTCTGAAATTAAATTGAAATGATTTTTTATGAATACACGCGTTATCATTAAACAACGACCCACTGAAGCATCCACTTATTTTGGACTTGATAAATTAGATCTAGCTGTTCACCCTGCTGCCAGTCATACTAGAAGGGTACGTGTAGAGATGGATGGAGTTACTTATGTAACAGGTCTAAATGAAAATTCTCCTAGAGTATTAGCTATTAAAGACACCACACTCCGCGAGAAGAAGCAAAATGAACTTAAGAAAGAACGGAAAAGACTGGAAGAACGGACTGGTCTGAACCTGGATGCCCACAATGATGACTTTTGGGCTGGTTTTGAAATTGAGTTAATTACTCCCTACAAATCAGAGATTATTCTGGACAAGTCTAATCCCCTACACTTGATTAAGTATTATGCCATGCTTGAAAACAGATTTGTAGCCCCTTCTCTGGAAGATTTAGAGTCAGGTGAATATCAGGAATGTTATCTATATGTCCATGATCCTGAAGTTAATAAAAGCCGAAGAGCTGTTCTTCAGGAGTATAAGGATGATGTGGCAGCTGCTATTTCTAGTTTTAAAAACAACAAAGACAAGCTCTTCTACATATGCAGTGCTTTGGAACTGAGTGTCAATAAATACCTTAGCCGGGATGACTTATACCTGATGCTTTCTGAGTATAGAGATAGACTTAAAAAGGCAGAAGATTTTGAGAAGATGCTGTATGTACTCAAAATGTCTAATGAACAATTAATGGTCAAATTCATTGTTAGACAGGCCTTTAACAAACGTATTCTGCGTAAGTCTGGAATGGTATTTGAATTTGCAGGTACAGAACTTGGTATCTCAAAAGAAGATGTAGAAGACTTCCTATTGCTTCCTGAAAATGCAGGCACCTTGAGCTTGCTTAAAGCACAAGTAGAAAAATAATGACTACACCTGAATTGTATTTTGAATGTCAATTACTGCTTAATAAAGGTGGTACAGGCCTCTACTCAGATGTGCCTGTAGCCACTTTTGTTACTATTTTCAATAGAGAACAAGAAAAGTGGTTAAAGCTGAATTTGCCTAAAGCTGCTGATACAGATGATATTCAAAATTTTCAGCAGTTATTAGTACCTGAATATCCATTGGTTAAACAGGATGTGACCTCGAAGTATGTCAGCTTTCTATTACCAGAGGATTGGTTTTCTATTGATCAGATTCACCCAGCAAAAGCTACTCAGCAGAAGGTCACTCGAAATCTATATGTCCGGTTTATTAAAAATAAGAACATTAATGAACTCTTACAAGACCCTTTAAATAATCCTTCTTTTGATTGGGAGGAAACATTTGCTTTTGTGGGGAATGAGCAGCTTCATGTGTATTACACTGATTTTTCTATTGATTCTATTAGCATATCCTATTACAAAAAACCCAATAAAATTGATCTGATTGGCTATACAAATTTTGACAAACTTCCTAGCAAGACCGTTAACTCCAACCTTGATGATGTATATTTAAGGGAGATATTAGATATGACTGTCAGGGAATTACAACGAATTTTTGAGAATCCACAAGGTTTCCAATTAGCCCAAGAAAGAATAGCGACAGAAACAGATCACACAACTTAAAACCTATTTTATATTATCTATATTATTATTTATGAGTGGTAAATTAAATCAATCACAACGAATTGCCCTTGTTTCCAATAACCCAAGTTTGTTTACTGGGACTACAATCGATCAATTGGCTCCTGGTCAATTTGGTCTATTTTACAGAGATAAGGAAGGCTATCAATTTTTAGGTACTAAATCTCCTACCCATGCTCGTGACCGGAAGTTCAAACTGGCTCTGGGTATGAAGAATCATTTCAATCCTCTTACTCAACGTGCTCAATTACCTACCTGGAACCATGAATCAGTAGAATTCAAGGCTAGTGAAATTGTCAGTTGGAGAGGCATCAAAGCCCACAAAGCCACTAAAGAGCCTAGAGTTGCCCTTGGTTTTGATGGGGTAGATTTGAGCAAGTCTCTTAAAGTAAAAGTAGGTCAAAGCTTCAAACTGTATATGTACTTATCTGGGTTTCCCATCAACCAATTGACTGGTTTTAACCGGAGACTGGTAAGAGAGTATATTATTGACCCAGAATGGCCAGCGGTCTGTCAGGATGGTTGTGATACGCCACAGTGTCAGGAACAAGCCTGTCAGGTAGTTCAGCAAAAGATTGTTGAAGCTGTTGAGCGAGACATGTATAACAATGGTATTCCAATTACCAATTTTGTCAAAGTCTCTACAGTTACTTCTTGTGATCCAGCCCTGCCTGAGATTGAAGATTTAGTGGAGTTTGATTACTACCAGCTGACCATCTATGATGATGGTTCCAGAAATGCATTGGGTGAGGTAGCTGATCAGTACCCAAGTTTCCATGTTGAGCAAGTTGCCAGACATGGTAATCAGTCGACTTATCAGTTGACTCAATTAGCCAGTGCGCAAGCTCCAGCTGCTTATACCAGCAAATCCCTGGCTATCCTGCCTGACTGTACAGATTGTCCTAGTGGTTTCACCTTGGAAGCTGCTAATAAGGCTTTTGAGATTATAGTACCTAAAGCTACTTCTGTTACTACGTCCTTTGTATCAGGCATTACAGCAGTTAAGGAACTAGGCAGTACAATCACTCAGAAAACCATTCAGGTAACTTTTGCTGCTACAGTAGATGAAGATGCTAAAGCTGCGGCTTTACGTCAGGCTGGTGCAGTTGAAGTTCACTACATGGGTGAAAAACAAGCTCTTTGCAAGCAATCACAAGCTGTAACTGTTTCTTGGACCCAAACCAGTAGCTGCTTCAAAGCTTCTAAATCATACCATATTACCTTGGGTGATAAAGTATGTGGGGGTAATAGATTAGCTGAATTACAAGCTGCTTATCCAAGTTATACGATTAGTGTAGCTGCCACTGGTGAATGTGTTCATCAATATCAAACAACTGTCTATTCAAACTGTGTAACTCCTGGCTGTTCAGTTGATCTCTATAAATGGCAAGCACCTGCTTCGTATGATGGTAATCAATGGGAAGCTGACCCTCCAACCAGTTCAGTAAATACTACTTGTAACTGTGGGGTAATCTTTGAAGGGGCCAGATTTGAACAACCTGTGGATGACTGTACATTGCCTTACTTTGGGTATGATAACCGGATGGATGATCCTGTTAAAATTGAGCTGTCTACACACACCCATGATTACCTGGAACACCCACTGGAAACCAAAGACATGCCAGTGACCTATTTGCAAACAGCTGATTACAACCAAGGCTGGGGTAGAGATGTCATTATTGAAGAGCAAGATTCTATGGGTTACTTCATGAAGAAGTACCATCACTATCCAGTACTAAGACAAGTATTTGATGCAAACTATCAGGCTAAGCCAAATATCTTCTATGATGAATATCAATTGAAGGTAAAAATTAGAAGCATTGATGGTGGTTGGTTTGATGATACAGGCTTCCAGATTCTATATCGGTTCTTTGTTCCGACAGGTGAAGGTAAAGAATTAGAAGGGGCTATTAATCAGCTAATTGTTTCAGCAGGATTGAACCTTGATCTTGTTTATTTATAATCAATCAATAATTTAACTTGAATGAGCAGGGTGGGTGGGATGTAAGAAGCTCACCCTGTTTTTTATTATGTATGATACCCACATTAGAAATAGTAGATACAGATGATCCATTTACAATAACGATCATAGACACATCCAACTATACAGAAGAGCCTGGTTTTACTTCCTTATCTGTAACACTTCCTGGTTTTAGTTGTGACGTGGATGTGGATATAAATGTAGGGTGTACTACTGTGCTGACTGCTGAAGATTTAGGATTTGAAGAAGGATTAAAGTTACCAGATGGATTATATAAACTGGAATATATTGTTGACGATAATGCACCAACCATTACTTATATTCTTAAAACAGTACAGCTCAATGAAGCAGTAGCTAACATACTGCTTAATGTTGATCTGGAAGATAAAGCATTAGCCAGTGATCTGGAGAAAACATTAAGCAGGGTATTTCTGCTGAAAGAAGCAGCTAAACAACGAGCTACCTGTGAACTCATTCAAGATGCTCAAAAGATTTACAATACTGCTTTACGACTATTACACCCTTTTCAGCATGGCAAAAAATAAAAAAGCTAAACCCTGTCAAATCAGTATTCATCAGCTAAACAGTTATATCAACCAGTTGTCGGGTTGTAGAAAACATCCTGCTTGTGATCACCAATTAGTGGATGAATACATTGATTTGATTGGAAAGGCCATTGATGACAATCCCTGTTATTATCTAATTGAGTTAAAACAAATTCAAAAATTTTTAAAGAGTCATGTGCGGGTGTAATCAGGCAAAGCCAATATCTATGGTGGGTATAGTTAGATCAACAGCTGGTATCGGTATCACCGAGGGCAGAGTTAGCTGCCAGGATGTAGTTAAGCTTTATCAGGCTTTACTCTGTGCTAAGAAGAGTGGTTGGTATAGACAGACTAGCTTAACAGAGAAACAGATGAATAAATACCTTGGAGAATTACTTTCTAGTATTAGTCTTCAAAACTCAGAAGGATGTCTGGATATGCCTAGTATTCCCTATATAATCAACATAACCAATGAATGGAAATCAATTTCAGGATTTGTATGCTAACTGGACTTGTAATCTAAGTGATACTATTCAGCAAGCCAGCCAATATGGGAACCAATACAAAACAAATACAATCTGGTGGTACTGGACTGGAGTCATCCAACATGAATGCTTAAGTGTACGACAACAAGAGAAGCTTAAAAAATTAATATATAGATTCAATGTGTAAAAATTGTAATTGTAGTACTAAATCAATTCAAAGTACAGATACTGTATTTTATCCAAAAACGGACTTAACACAGGTTTCTACCAATTGTGAAACGCCTTTATCAGCTACAGTACTCTTTAGACAAATTGATTTGTTGCTTACAGAATTAAGCCAGAAAACTGGCCCTGTGGCTGGTTATAGTAGCTTACAGGCAGCAATTGAAGGATTAAAAACGGCTTATACTACACAACAAGCTTTACTTACTAGTCTTCAAGAAGCCAGTACCAATCTCAGTGTTGGAGACCAGCCAGTTCAGGTTAGTATGGGATGTTTAAGTGGGGGTTGTGGTGATTGTACTCAGGTGAGTTTACAATGGGTACTAGAAGCTCTGGTATCTGAAGTATGTTCCCTGAGAAGTAGACTAGATGCTGTAGAGAGTGGAACTACCAATCAATTGTATGTACCTTAAATGGTAACGATTACAGGAAATAAAAAGCCTATAGTAGGCAGCAAATCAAACTATACGTATACTGGTCAGGAAACTAATCTGAAGTGGTCTGTTATTGGAGGTACTATCACCAGTAAGGGCAACAAGTTTATTGAGATCAGATGGGATAGAATTGGCCCTTCAAGAGTGGATGTGGTAGCAGGTTCTGCTAAGGTTTGCTTAGCTGTTCAGGTCAGTTATGACATTATAGCAGTCAACCCTAGCTGTGATTGCACACTGACTCTAGGGACTTTAATCAAAGTCAGTGATACGACCTATCAGATCCCTGTGACTAGCCATCCTAATCAACAACAAGTAAAGTGGGCAGTAGCTAGTAGTACCACACAAACTACTGGAATTGCTCAAGTAATTGGTGGACGTATATCTATACCCGTTAGTGGATTAGCAGTAGGCAATTACACGCTCACTGTTCAGGCTATTAGTTGTAGTTGTCAAGCAGTAGCTAGTGATCGGTTAGTTATAACAGGAGGTACTACAACACCAACTACCTGTAACAGTATTGTTGAACTAGCTGTGAATGGCACAGAAATTATTTTCTGGTCTTGTGCAGAAACAGCTACTATTAGTTTTCCAATTGAGGAGGAAGAAGGAGGTGGTACAGCTAGTCAATTTAAAGCGAATAGCCTTACAGGTAATTCCCAGTACATTAACCCAGCTTTAGGGCTGGTAGGAGATAAGGTAAAAGTAAGTTCTACAATTCCAGCTCCTAACAGCTTTTTCTGGATCAATGGGCATGGCCCCTATAGCACTATTCCTGATGATGTGTTACTGGCTAAAGGGGAAGAAGTAGTAATTTATAAGGCTACTACTGATGACCCTAATCCTTATACCGGAATATTTACAAATAGAGGATTTACTCAAGTAATTATCGAAAATGTTACATAGTAGACCTACCTGGTTATCTGATGACTTATGGATGGAGGTGGGTAGTATTCAAGCTCCCCAATTCACACTACCTGATGATAAGATTCATGTAGCCATTAAAAAAAGATATAATATAACAGCTGACTCTATTGTTGGAAGAGCTGGCGTACAAGCTATTAAAGATCAGGATGCCAGCGATGCTCATAAGTTTCTCTGGAGTAGATCTTCCATGTTCTCAGCTACAGGAATTCCTCCCAGTTATGTCTATAGTCATTTAGCAGCTGGCCTAACGAAACAAGCAGTAGAAAGTATTGCTGCTCAGAAGCCCCTAGTTTTTCTGGAAGGGAATGATTTTCAGGAGGGCTCTTATGCAATGCCTGAAGAGTCTGAACAATTTCTCTGGTGGATGGCCAAGCGAAAAGCCATGTATCAAGAAGCTGGTAAAGTCAGAAGAGATCAGGGAGGTCATGGTAGCAATATCTCTTACCAAGGGGGAATTGGTGGTCAGTGGAGATACCCTGGTGGTTCTGATATTGAACCTACCCATGATTTTTACAAAAACATGTACAAGTCTGTACAAGCAGCCAGAGCTACCTGTACCTACTTTAATGTGCTGGAAAATCTATGTGGCACTAATATCAAGTTCTATGCTGATTTACCTGATTATGGAAAACGCTATTACCTGGAGAAACATGCTGCTGAGATTATGGGTAAGGGTATGGGAAAAGTGGGAGGTTTAGGTCCAGGCTTTATGACGTATACTCCTTGGGGGAAAATGGAAGGATTGGGAGATGCCAGAGAAATCCATGAAGGTATTGTAGTTAGAAGACGGGTTGAAAATCCAGCAGGTTGGGTAGAAACAATTGTACACCCTCCTGTAAGTTATTCATTTCAAGTGGGTTGTATTTTTAGTATTGGTTTTTGTATGACCAATGGCTATGTCCCATTTGACAATGATGAACTCTATGGAGCTGATCCTACCAAGATGACCCCCTTGAATATCAATCCTACTCCAGAAAGAGACAGATATGTGAACTGGATTCCTGATGTTCCTGGTACACCTGCTCCTGTAGTACAGCAAGGAGGTTTTTATGAAGAGCCTTGCAGATGGTTGGATGCTGGATATGAAGCAGCTTACTACTACAGTAAAATGAACAGAACAGCTGGAAAGCCTTGGCTGTATATGAGGTATCGGGAAGGAGATGATCCCTGGATTGAAACACAGCCAGATGGGTCTGACATTTTATACCATGCTGCTGCTAATAATGGGCCTAATGCTCCTTTCTTTTCAAGTACTAGACGAGGAAGAGGTGATTCCATGTATCGATTTAATGAAACCAATCAGGCTCTGGACTTCTGGTACTTTGATCCATCCAGACCAGTTTGGGACAAGAAAGTGATCACGTTTAATTATAATAATTTCAATATGACTGCTCCTACTAAAGGTAATACCTTATATGTCTGGTCAGTAACGCTATAAATATGGGTACACAAACAGTTACTGCTCAAAAAACAGGGCAAACTAGAATTAGAAATGGAATTATAGAAAATCAATTTAAATATGTAATGCCCACTGTACTAGCTGGTTCTTATTTAATCCAAGCTTGTATTAATGGGTCGACTGTCTGTGTAGATTTTCCTGTCAATCCCGTTGATCCTCCCAGTGTTACTACAACAATAGGTGGAGGTTTTGGAGAGGGTACTTTTACTGATTTAGTAGCTAAAGCTCCTTTTGTTCCTACTGATGATGAGAATCAGATTAGTCAATGGCCAGCCAATACTACCCAGTTAATTAGTAATGGATTGGTTAAAGTGGGTGTACTTAACTCTATTGGTGGGGTGTGTAATCTGATAGCTGAGGATGCGTCTTCTGCTGCCAATCTGGTGAATACTTATAATCTGGGGGGTAATGATCCGAATGGCCCAGACACTGGCCGGAGTTTTTTCTTCTCCATGTATGGAACACCTAATACAGGGTATGATGGAGTTACATCTTCTGATCCAGGTAAAGACACAGGTTTTAATCCTAATCCAGGGGGAGATTATTACTTAAACAGGCCAGCTGTTGTTCACTTCCAGAAGAAGAATGTTTCCAGTTATGGGGATGTGTTATACACAAGAACAAGAGGGTATATCTGGTTTCCTAGTGCAACACATAGTAGTGGAAAAGCTGTCAATACTACCTTTCATTTCTGGTTCTGGTTAGAAGGAAAAGCCATTAGGTATTTCATCATTGTAGAAAATAACCGGACAGATACCCAAATGAGATTTGAAGGTAGAGAACAGGAAGGTCCTGGTTGCTATTCCATTGCCAGCTTACACCAACATAGAATCTATTTGGGGGATGCTCCTAAGACAAATGGAACTACTACTAATGTAGAAAATTTTGAGAGTGGTCAGTCAGATACAGGAGGCTATTTAAACGCTGAATGCTGGATGGGAACTACTGATGCTGATGGAAGTGGGTTGTTTTTGTTTACTCCTTATAATAGTCGGTTTAGAGGTAAACAAGTTGGAGCAACCAGTGGAAACGCAGATAGTAATGAGACTGGCTATATGAGTGGGGCTATCATGGCAGATATGGATAACACATCCACAACTAGTTATTCTGGCTATGTCTATGTAGGAAATGAATCAGGATTTAGAAGCTGGTTCAACTCATTAACCATTGAGCTTAGACCTTTTAAATTCAACTTTGCTGGAGGTAAACATCAAGGCTTCTATTCCATTGATAGCCGGTGGAAAAGAGAAGATGGTAAAATGGTTTTCCATGTAGGAGATACTAAGATTGACCAAGGGAATGGCAGTACTGTCTATGGAGCTAAACTACACAGTCCTTTTGGTTCCTGGAAAGCCAGTGATATCAATACAATCTATATCAATGCAGCTGTTAGTGGAACAACAGAACTAATGCTTACCTGGAAAAAACCAGGTAAGGATGAAGAAAACCTAAGCTATGTCAAGCGATTTCCTGTAATCAATGATGGATTGGCTAGAACTTATACAATATCTATGCAAGGAGTTACTGGCTGGACAGGTACTGTTAATCAAGTAATTATTACCCATACTAAACACCAAAGTAATGGGGTGACTCCAGAAGCATCAGCTATTGTACTTCCTAACTGGATCAACACTGTAAACCAACAACCTTAACTATGAAACGAAGACTAAACCAGACTTGCTATGATGATCCTTATGAACCAGTAACCAACTGTGTACCCTGTTCCAAGCACTCAAAAACGGGGAACACACAACTGGATGCTAGTCAGGTTATCTATGGCCTAACCAATAAACAAGCCCCTAACCTCCCTAATTTGCAGGTAATTGGGGGAACTACTTCTGTTGAACGGTTCATGCAACAGGTTAATAACACGATCACCACTATTAACCAAGCTATTAGTAATCTTCAAGTGCATGCCAATGGAGCTGCTGAACAGGAGCAGAATACAAAAATCACGAACCTGCAAAGTCAGTTAGCTATCATTCAAAGTAGCCTAATCGCTATTCAGCAACAACTCTTACATGATAATCAGATTCCTATTTCCAGTCAGGATGGTAATATGTTGGAAAAGAAGACAGATGGTTATTTTGTACAGGAACCCTTGAGTGTATTACAGGCTAATAACTTTAAACGAAGTGTCAACTTACAGGTCGATGGAAATGTGATTTTTGGAGATGTTAGATTGGATTCTACCAGTGCATTACAAAAAACCAGTGGAGGTGAATTAACACTTAATTTACAGGCGTTGATGAGTCAATTAAATAGTTCTAGCTCAGGTTCAGAAGACCCAGGTAATATAGCTCAAACACTATCTAATCAAGTTAATTTTTAATTATGGCTACTTATAATGGGTGTGTTAGAACAGTATATACTGGATGCATTATTTATAATGGTCCTGCCTTGCAATGTGTCACCCTGAATAGTTATACGCCTTCTGTAACAGATGTGTTTATGGCTTTTCATGCAAAGATATGTACACAACAAGCCTCTTTCACGCTTCCAAATACCTGCTTTACAGATAGTACTGTAAAAAGTTATCCTCAGTTTATTCAACGATTAATTAATGTGCTGTGTCAATTAGTAGGAGGAGACCCCACTGCAACCATTGATACAGAAACACTATATAATTACTTTATTAGTTTAAATCAACCTACTATTTTAACCTGTTATCGGCAATTAACTGGAATCAGTGCTAATGCAGATTTACTAACTTTATTGCGTAATTTGCAAGAACAAATTTGCAATTTAAGCACAATAAGAGATATTTTTGTAAGAGTGTCTGAAACAGATAAATATAGTGGTTATTTAGAAGATAAATTAGTTTGTGGTGATTGTATTTCATTAATAGAAGTACAAGGAAGTAATGGATTAGCGTTGCAAGCCTCTGTAGATTTTAATTGTTTATTAAACCTAATTGGGTGTGATTTAGTAACAGCTTGTACTACTTAATATGTAGTACTAGTAAATAAGATATATTGTATTATTATAGTCTATAAAGTATATTATGTGTAATGATCCTTGCAGCACTCCTGTAGTAGTTCCTGGCTTTGAACGGTGTGATCCTATTGTCTATAGCAATTGTGTTATATGGAATGGACCATACTTGAATTGCTTAGAACTCCCATCGGGTAGTCCTCCTTCCTTAACCACTCTTATTCAGGCAATTGACAGATTATTGTGTTCCAATGGCACCATTGATTATACACAGTTTGATTATAAGTGTCTTGCCAGTTATAACATACGAACAGCTCAACAATTCATTGAAACTGTTAGTGCTATTATTTGTGACTTACTGGGTGAACAAAATCCTTCTGGGCCAGTCACCTCGATCACAACAATTTATAATTATTACCTTACCTTAAATAATCCTCAAATTTTATCTTGTTACCGGCTATTAACAGGTATTTCAGCCAATGCAAAATTACCTGAATTAGTAGTTAGTTTGCAGCAAGCTATTTGTAATATAGTTTCTAAAGATGAAAAGGTAAAAGTTAGTGCAAATGACACGCAAACTGGTTATTTAAATCAAAAACTCACTACAGGAGCTTATCTAAAGAAAACTATCCTAAATCCTGGCGGAAATGAAGTATTAAAAATAGAAATTGATTTACAGGCATTAATTCAGGCTATTAGTACCAGTCAAGATTTTTGTGATATTATTGATACCTGTAATTGTGTCAATACAACTTGGACAGCAACAGGACAAACTCGCTGTGTAAATTGTGTTAGTCAGGTTCAACAGATTTCAAATTGCAACCAAACTAGATGGGTAAATAGTGGTTCAGCTTGTACTACTTCAGCTACCTGGGTCAACACATCTACTGCAACCAGATGTAATGGCACTAATCTAGAGCAAGAACAACGAGATTCTAACCCATGTTCAGGTACGTATAATCAAACTAGATGGGTTGTGATTCAGACAAATAGCAATCAATGTGTATGCAATATTAATATTCAATTAGGTTCTCCAACTATTTAATCTATACTAATAAAAAATGGCAAGAATACCAATAAGTATTTCCCAAGGTACTGCTCCCTATTTAGTTAAAGTTACACAAACTGGTTTTACAACTGATTTATGTCAAGATGTAGATGGCCAGCCATGTAATGGGGTTAGTTCCAATGGCGCAAATAAACAAGTAAAATTTAGTGCACTTCAAAATAGCACCTTAACAAATTATACAGTTACTGTAACTGATGCTAATGGCTGTGCCAGAACAGGTACTTTTTCTCTGAAATGCGATCTTCCTTCTACGATGAATGTAGGCAAAAGCTGTGGTTCTGGAGCAGGTACTGGGACCATTTCTGTAGCTATCTCTTCTGGTAATTATGAAACTGGCCGGTATGTAATTCAGTTAGAACAACTTTCAGTTAATAACTTGTATGTACTGGTTAGTGGTTCACAAACAGCTATTACTGGATCAGGGTTGACAAAGAATTATACTTCCTTGGCAAATGGTACGTATCAGGTAGCAATAAAAGATACTGTGCTCAATACAACAGTTAGTGTAAGTACTTCTCAGGTTATCAATTGTATTACCCCCTCTGCTTTAACTGTTGGCGGAACTTGTCAGGATAATACCTTTTACTTTACTGTCACCGGGGCTACCCAAGGGCTTACTGTAGAATATAGAGCTATTGGGATCACTGATTGGACTACCTCAGCTGGCCCCCATACTATTGGGTTTGATATCAACAGCTCCCCCTATATCCTTCAGGCAAGATATGTAAATAATCCTTCTTCAGAAGTAACAGCCAGTTATGATGCTATTGAGCACTGTATCTCCTTTACTCCTACCATTACCGTAGGTAATTGTACAGGTGGTGCAGGTACAGGGGTTATCAGTGCAGTAGTGGCCTCAGGCTCGTTTGCTAATATCTATGCTTTGAAGCTGCTTAAGCTAAATGGCTCTGGAGAATATGTAGCTGTAAATGGTCAGGCTGATAAGAATATCAATCCTGGTACTGGGCTAACTGGCTCTGCTGCCAACTGGACTGGTCTAGCTGATGGTAGCTATAAAGTAGTACTATACAGACGGGCTATCCAGGGAAGTTCTATTCCTGGGGCAGATATTGAAGAATATGCAACAGTCACTGTAAACTGTGGATCTAGCTGTAACCTATCAATTTCTGTAGATGTATCAGGAACAAGTTGTTAATAATCAACACGATAATAAAGAATTTATAAGAAAAAAAGATGGCAAGTGTTAATTTAAATATTTCTGGTGGTTCAGGACCTTATACTATTGTTATTCGGGAAAATAGTGAATCAAGTGGTAATCGTTATATCAGTGGTACTAGTCCAGCTACCTTTACAGCTATCCCAGATAATGCCAATCACACCTATAAGGTAAGTGTTGACAATGGTACTTGTACAGGGGGTACTACCACATTTGGGCCTTTAAAATGTCCTTGTGTGGAGCCTATCTATACAGCTACGGCTGATTGTTCTAATGTATCAGCTCCTAAGCTAAATGTCACCAGTATTACCAACCCCAATGGTGGTAATTTAGTGGTATCTATTTACAATGGAGCTAGTCTAGTTACCAGTGAGACAGTAGCATCAGGTAGTAATAAATCCTATAGTGTAACCAATGGAAATACGTACACAGTAAAAGTTAAAGAT